GAGAAGAAACTGGATTATTCTGGGTTGAGGCTTTATAAGTCTCACCAGAAGCCTGCAATGCAGGTAATGTGTAGACACACTGAGTATTGTTACGCCACAGATTCCTACACATAATCCTATTCATTTACCAACTGTAAAGAGTTTTATAGAAGATTAGTTAGGTTGTGTACTGTTATTGCAAGATAACTACTACAACCTGGCTAAATCTTTTATTTTTGCAGTAAAAATCTTTTTTTAATGTGTGTGTCACGCTATAAAGTAGGCCTCAAACACCACATATTACCACTTATTACCACATCCAATAAAGTTACAGACAGTATAATATATACATAGCTACCATTAGCGTAATTGCACTAAACATAATAACACTAGTGACAATCACCATAGCTTATGTTGTATTGTCTTCTCTCTCTATAGGATAAGAGTAATAGTACCCGCAATATTGCACATCACTTAATATAATAGTTATGAAAACTATAGTCAATAAGATCACAGACCGCATAACAAGTAGTTATGTAATATCAGTATTAATAATCCTAGGATGGTTTGTATGTATAACTGCATTAGCCACCTTCTTAACATCTTAATCATGAATATCACTATCAATAACCAAGATGCTTTCGTAAGCTATAAAAATGAAATAGGTATATCGTTATATCCTAATGATAACTGTATCCACTTCTTTAATGAAGATGGAGATCACTTGCGTATAAAGCATGAAGAAGTATCACCTGTTAGAAAAGAGTTCCTAATGGATGAACTAAAAGAAAATATAGAGCTCAGAGAATTAGCACACCATCATAACCTCATCAACGTATGTAGCTTTGATCGTGTAAGCTATCTTAACTATACTCTTAAACACTGTTAGTTAATAACCTTTTAATAATTAAGAAAATGAAATCACTATTTAGACAAATAATAAAAATCACATACTGTATAGTATTACCGTTAGTAATGCTATTAGTATTAAGAACTGCAATCAAAGATTGGTCAGATGAACTACCAGTAGTAGCTTATGGTATACTCATTGTAGCAACAATAGCTACATTGCTAAACGCTGTATTCTATTTAATCTTTATGCAGAACACTAGAATAATACCCAAGAAATTAATACCTAAACTATCTGTAGAGAAGTGGAAAGGTGTTGGTCTAGGATTTGGGTTTGAGAAAAGGGGAACAGGAGTACTGCTTGTTCTACCATTAATAGTACTAGAACTGTCGTGGTAAACATAATACATGATATGGTTAGTGGTGCATGGGAGAGAATCGTTGAATGGTTCTCTCCTGCTGTACCTGCAAGAGAAGAGTTTAAGTCTAAAACTTTAATGAAGTTTGACAATCATAAACTATTTAAAGGCCATTCAGGTAGCATAGCAACATTCCAAGGTAATCTTTGTATATATAATCAGTACTATGAAGCGTCAAGCCATCAAAGAGTAGATGGTAATAAGGTTCATATAAAAATACAACAAGAGTTTACCAATCCTAAATGGCTTGAAAACAAGATATATAACTTACACAGACTGTTAATAACATTGCAATATGAGAATATGCCTGAAAACAGTAATGAGTTTGTAATGTATCATCAAGGCATGGAGTATCATATTAAGCCTCATTATAGTCATGTATGTAAGAAGTATGTGACTGATGTAGATAATATGCTAGGTCATTGGGATAGTATCCAGATCTTTAGAAAGATGAAAAGACTATACCCAATACTAAGACAGACATTTAAAGACATGACAATAGAAAACTTAGCAGAAATGGTAAGTGAACTACATCATGAGAGTAATAAGACATGGATAATACATCCAAATATTTTACATAGTGGTACCAATAATGGTACTACATAACAACACCAGTATCTAAAACCATATTATGTGCTAGCATTAAGGCTATGAAAAAATTTGTTTTGGTTAGGTAGTGGTAACCAGTTGATGGCAAAGGTATCAGTATGGGGTCAATTAGACGGGTAAACTATAGTTTACAACCTACTGATCCTTTGTCGTTGACTTTAACTTTTAAAACAAAAAAGAAAATGAGAAAATTTATTTATTTATTAATTGCTGTATTCCTATTAGGACCAATTGTAACATCATGCTCATCCTCAAGAGGCATGTGTAAGAGTAAAAAGAAGTATTATAAACAATCACAAAAGTGTTGGAATGCAAAGAAGCAACGCTATACAAGATGTTAAAATCAAAAAACTATGAGTAATAACGTATCAATATCAAGTACTACACTTAAAGAAATACTTAGAAATATTCTCAATCCAGATATAAATGCAACAAACCGTAATATAATTATAGATCATTTGTTGTGTGAGTTATCATCAGACTCTGTAGATATGTTAGTATACTTACAATATATCAAGCATGCATTTCAGACATTTGATATAGGTGATACTGTATTAGTACCTTCTAGTTATCTAGACAGGTCCTCTTACAATATAGATATGCTAGTAGATCTTGGTATATATCATAGTGATCAGTTCTACTATGGTATTGTAACCGGTGATTCTAGTTGGCGTAGTCAAGGACAGTACAATAAAGCATCATCAAAGCTAAAGATAGATGTGTATGTCCATGATGATGATGGTAATATTGCAAAGAAAAGTGTAGATGTATTACAAACACAACTTTTTAAATCTAATAAACCAATAAACACTGTTATAAATGCCACTGATTAGTATAGAATTATTAAATACCCATAGAGAAAGATGGGATGACCTATGTAAAATGTCACACTCTGACCTTGTAGCTCAAGGTTTTGGTGTTTATATGAATATGACTTATTGCTGGAAAGATGATAAGCTTGCATCAATTAAAGATACAGATAAAGCTTATGAGCACATCAAACAAAAACACGTCAAGAAAGAAGTATAGATTTGGTATAGTATCATATGATATTATATCTGATCCGGATACATCTCCTAAATGTAAAGCACTATATGCATTATTATCATGCTATGCTGACAAAGAAAGAGTATGTTTTCCAACTAAATCTAGACTAGCTGATGAACTAGGTGTATCAATTACTACATTAAAAAGATATTTAAAGGAGTTATATGCTAAAAATTATATCAAAAGAGATGGAGTAAAGATTAAACTTAAATAGTGTTAGCTATATATATGCAATAAAACTGGTGAGCTATTAGAAATTCAAGAGTATAAAACTTTCAGGCTGTATAAAATAATGATACATTTGTTTATCATGATTATACAACTAGCCAATGGAAGAATTATAGAATGTTCAGTAGAACAGTATCTTTCATTGACTGATCAAGAAGTCAAAGATCTTGAAGGCCTAAGCTCACATTATACAAAAGAGGTAGGTAATCCATATTATCACATGTTTCATAAAGGCCGCACAGCAGCTGAAAGAGATATGTTAGATGAAGAGGAGTATGAACCTCAACTTGATGAGATAACTGCAGTAGAAAAGATGGATGATCCATACTTTCGTGCTGATGATATCTAAACTAAACAATAACTTTTAAATTTTTTATTATGAGCAAGGTTCAAATTATGCCTGATGAATTAGGCAATGTCGTTAGACAATCAAAAAATAACTCTGAGTATGGTTATGTAAGACTACAACAAGATAGAGTTACTTATTCCAACGGAGGTTGGTTAAAGAGATCAAATGTAAGTACGTTACTACACGGTAAAGTAGAAGACTTTGATGCTATAGGTATTAAAGATCAAACAGAGCTTACAGGTAAGATCATTATTAAAGAACAAACAACACCATTTAGCAACAATGATCCAGATAGAGATCTAAAATATGCAGGTGATACTGGTATTATATGTTGTGCACATGGTGAACCTATTTATAGGAAAACATTCTTTGTAGCTGATTTAGAAGCTGAAGATGTATTTGTAGCACATACTAATGGTGATGCTATTAGAGAAGCTAACGGTACAACTACTAAGACAAGTGCTAATGAAGCTTTAGATAAAGTTATGGCAGATAAAGAAGAGTCTAACCCAAACCAGGTAGATCTTGAAGATGCTATAGCTGCAGAAGAGTCTGAAGAAGTAATGGAAGAAGTAGATGAAGTAGAAGCAGACTTTGAATTATAAGATATTAGCGTAAGCTAAGAGATAATAAGGGACAGTGTAAAAGCTGTCCCTTTTTTTATCACCATATTATTAACCACTTAAATCAAAACATTATGTTATCACTAAAACAACAAAAAATTCTAAAACAAGAACAAGATATACTAAAACTTAAATTAAGAGAAGAAAGATATGCATATATTGGGATATTATCTGAGTATCAGTTACACCCACCAAGTTTAATTCAACAATTGGATTACACTAAACTTAATCCTTATCAACATTTTTTGTTTAAACGTGTACTCCACGGTTTAAACATGTATGATAAGACTGAGATTGAGAAAATGCATTGGGATAAAAAGAGAAGAATAAAAAAAGTTTGGAGGAAAGGTCAAGAGACTATAAATGAGTTCAAACAATACATATGTTATAAGGATGCTAACAAAATTTTTAGTATCTTTAGCCATAGTCCTTTAGCTAAAGGTTTCCTGGATACACCTTTTGAATATGTACCAGGTATAAGAAACAAGATGACTCTCAAAGAAGTTAATCTTACCTATGAAGATGTTATCATTAAGTTTATGCAGAAGGGACTATTACCTAAAAACTTTTTATCAATAAAACCACATGGGAATCAGAAAAGTTTCACAAAAAATGGCCCAAAAAAACAGAGAGTACAGCAAGCTCAGGCGTAAGTACCTGACTGACAACTCTATATGTAGGGCAAAAATCAATAAATGCACTGTCGTAGCTACTGACGTGCATCACATGAGAGGCCGTGGAATCTATCATTTAGATGTAGATACATGGCTTCCCGTGTGTAGAAATTGTCACACTTGGATTGAGAACAACCCAGTAGATGCTAAGGAATTAGGATACTCTATTAGTAGAGCATAAAACCTGGTCCCATAGCTCAACTGGATAGAGCAACAGCCTTCTAAGCTGTAGGTTCTAGGTTCAAATCCTAGTGGGATCACAAAACCAATAAGATGAATAGAGAAGAAGTTCAAAAAAAAGCATTAAGTATATTAGAAGCAAATGATAGATGTGGTCTAAGTATATCTATGGGAGTTGGCAAAACTAGAATTGCAATAAAGCATATGCTTGGGCATTTATGTAGTATTGCTCAGTTCTTAGTAGTTGTACCAAAACATTCTGTGACCCAGTCATGGATAAATGAGTGTAATAAAATGGGCTGCACAGATTTATTAAATCATATAACGTTTGTTACATATAGATCTATAAATAAAAAGAATCCAGATGATTATGATTCTGTTTATCTAGATGAGTGTCATAGCTTATTAAATAGCCATAGACCTTTTTTATCTAGATTCAAAGGTATTATTGTAGGTTTAACAGGCACACCACCTGCAAGAACAGGGAGTGAAAAAGAGATGATGGTTGAACAATTTTGTCCTATTAAATATGAGTTCTCTGTTGATGATGCAACTGATAGTAATATATTAAATGACTATAGAATAATTGTACATAAATTATCTTTATCAGGGATCAGAGATCTACCAAAGAAAAAGAAAGATGGTACATACTGGTATAGTTCTGAAAAGAAAGACTATGAGTATGTTACTAAGAGATTCATAGAAGCTATAAAACCAAAAGATAAACAGTTTACTTCTATAATGAGGATGAGATCTGTTATGGAGTATAGAACTAAAGAATCTTATGTAAAGTCTTTGATACAAAATATGAAGAGTAAGTGTATTGTATTTGCTAATACACAAGCACAAGCTGATAGAATATGTACACACAGTTATCATTCTACTAATAATAATTCAGAACGTAATCTTGAATTATTTTCTGATGGTAGAATAGATAAGCTATCATGTGTGTTACAATTATCAGAAGGTGTTACAATACCTGGTCTTAAGTCTGGTATCATTATGCATTCATATGCTAATGAAAGAAAGACATCTCAAAGAATAGGAAGATTACTTAGACTCAACCCTGTAGAAACTGCTGTATGTCATATACTATGTTATAATGATACAGTAGATAAAAACTGGGTATCTCAAGCATTAAAGACATTTGATCAATCTAAGATTAAATATTACAACCCTTTAATAAAGCAATATGAAATGGATATATAAATTAAATAGATGGTTTGATCTTAACTATGGCTGGTTCTTTGTGAACGGCTATAAAAGAGAAGACTGGAATAAAGAACTAAAACAAAAGTATGGGAAAAATGAAAGAGATATTCATACAGATGCGTGAAGAAGAGTGGCAGGGAGATCCAAATGAATATTTAAAACAATATGTTAACAACCAAAAAAAGGATTATGAAATCCACATATCAGAGACGTTATGTCCAAACTGTTTTCGTACCAATCTACATCAAGTAGGTGAGCATGATTACCATTGTGAAGTTTGTGCATATGATTTTATAAAAGTAGAAAACTCAATTAGATTTAAATAATGGAAATAATAATTAGTGATCCTGGTGATGAACAACCAGGATATCACATCAAAGTTAAGATATGAAGTGCTGTATTTGTGAGAAACCAATTACAGACTATGGAAATAACCCACAACCTATAAAGAAAGAAGGTAGATGCTGTGATCAGTGTAATATGACAATAGTAATACCTTCTAGAATGAAATACTTACATGACTATGAAGGATAATTTTTTTGTAAACGCAAGTATAAAAGATGGTGAATTACATTTCCCTATAAAAGCACAGGAGACTAGATATAAGTCATTCTTAAAACAGTTTCCTGATGATACCAGGATTGAATTATTTGTTAGTGCAAATAATCAAAAAGGTACTGCTGCTCAGTTAGCTAGAATTCATGCTATGTGTAGAGAAATAGCTAATGAAATTGGTTATACTTTTGAAGAAGTAAAATTACAAGTAAAAAGAAAAGCAGGCTTATGCTTTACTAAGAATAATACAGAGTACTGTAAATCATTTGCTACTTGTGATAAAGAAGAATTAAATTTAGCTATTCAAGCAGCTATGGAAATAGGTGAATATGCAGGTATGCAATTAAGATGATTCATCTTTGAAGCCAAGCTTCTCATTGATGCCTTTTAACATCTCTTGAGCTTTTGTTCTATCACCTGTAGTTATTTCAGTGATCCAATTCTCAACTTCTCCTTGAGTTACATTTGTTTCTTCAACCTTTTCAAGACCTTGCTCTTTAGCTTTTTGTCTAAGAAGCATCATCATTGAATAGATTGTCCACATATGTGCCTCAATGGGATTTAATTCAACAGTACCAGCTTTTTCATCATGCATTGCTTTATAAACCTTTTCAAATTTTTCAAATAAAGGTTTGATTTCTACAGGATTATCAAGAACTTCAGTAATAAAATATAGAAAAGTTGATTCAAGTAGTCTTATATATGATGGATGAAGTTCAATATTCTTGATTGGTTTGGTTTGATCATAAACCGGTCTAGTTTTAAGTAATCCTTTGTCTGACATAATGATTATTTTAAATACAAATATATTAAAATTATGCCACAAGTTAAAATAAATATACAAGAAAAGAAAGATAGACTATCTCAAAAGCTAGAAGGATGGAAAGTTGTACAAGATTTTGTACAATCATCTGCTTTTGATTCTGTTATGCTTAACTTAATATCACAAGTTGAGAATGACAATAGATTTACACCTAAGTTTAAAGATATATTCAATGCATTTATACATTGTCCATATGATAAGCTTAAAGTTATTTTTGTAGGACAAGATCCTTATCCTCAGCTAGATGTTGCAGATGGTATATCTTTTAGTTGTTCTAAAACAATGAAAGAGCAGCCATCATTAAGATATATTTTTGATGAGATTGAACGTACTGTTTATTCACCAAAAATAGATAAAGATGAGTCAACTATACTTAGAGAAGGATATAATCCAGATCTAAAAAGATGGTCAAAACAAGGAGTTCTTATGCTTAATACAGCACTTACTGTAGCAATAGGTAAGATTGGTTCTCATTATGATATATGGAAACCTTTTGCTTCATACTTATTTACTGAGTTAAATAAAAGAGATGACTTAGTATTTGTATGCTTAGGTAAAAAAGCAGAACAATGGGAAAGTTATATGAATAATAATCATGTTATAAAAGTAACACACCCAGCATCTGCTGCATATAAAGGTGGTAAGTGGAACTCACAGGACCTATTTAATCAAGTCAATAATTACCTAGAATCTATAGACAAATCTTTGATAGTCTGGTAGATTTTTTGTATTTTTAAAGGCTCAAAAACCAATAAATATGTGGGAACTTTTTCAGAAAGTTTTGGCTCATGGTATATCACCAAATCAATGCTTTCTACTATTTAGTATACATAACAAAACTACTCCTAGTACATACATAAAAGAAGATTATGATGAACTTGTAGAGCAGGGATATATAAAAGATAAAGAGCTCACACCAGATGCTCTTAAGATCATTACCCAATTAGATAATTATTTTATTATAAACAAGAAGAAAACTACTAAGCAGTTGCTTGGTAAGTCTGGTACTTTAAATATAAAACAGTACCGTGAAATATTTCCACCTGGTAAATTACCATCAGGTGTGCCATCAAGAAACAATGTAAAGATACTTACAGAAAATTTTAGATGGTTCTTTAGTGAATATGATTATACATGGGAAGAAATTATAAAGGCTACTAAAATGTATGTAAATGAATATAGAGATAATCAATATATGTATATGCAGAATAGTCAGTATTTTGTTTCTAAACAAGATAAGCATAGAGTGAAAAGATCACAACTAGCAGACTACTGTGATATGATCCGTGATGGAGTTACAGTAGAAGAGAAACACTTTAAAGAAAAAGTTGTATGAGTAAAAAACCAGCCTGGAATGGACAACATGAGTCATTTAATGAGGCACTTAAATATATGTTTCAAAGACAATCCGGTGAGGAGAAGTCTATATATACACCGTGGCCTAAATTTAATGATGCAACAACTGATGGGCTAGAATGGAATACACTTACAGTTATAGGTGGTAGACCTGGTTCAGGTAAAACACTTATAAAGGATCAGATTATTAGAGAATCTTTTATATTGAATCCTGAAGATAAGTTTAGAGTTTTAGAGTTTCAGTTTGAAATGGTTGGTAGAACCTCAGCAATTAGAGAGTTTAGTTCTATAACAGGTAAGACGTATAAAGAATTATGTTCTGCTGGGAGTGTTGTACACTCTGATGTTTTAAATCAGTGTCATCAATATGCAAAAGAAAGAGTAAAGTATCCGGTTGATATTATTGGTACACCAATGACTGTTAACCAGATGCGTGATCAGATAGATATGTATATGAATGAACATAAGGGTATGAAAACTATCATTACTCTAGACCACACAATTCTTGTAAAGCGTGCACCTTATCAAAATAATAGATTAGATATGTTATTTGAACTAGGTGAGTTCTTTACACAAGTTAAACGTGAGTATCCAGTTATGTTTCTAGCCTTGTCACAACTCAATAGGAATATAGATAATCCTGATAGAGCTGTTGATGGTAAGTATGGTAACTATATTTTAGAGTCAGATATATTTGGTTCAGATGCAATGCTCCAACATGCTGATACCTTGATAGGTATTAACAGACCGGCAAAGCAAAAGATTAGATTCTATGGGCCAGATAGATATATAATAGCTGATGATAAGACATTAGTACTACACTTCTTAAAAGCAAGAAATGGTGATACAAGGATGAGTTTTTTCAAAGCTCAGTTTGAGAAGATGGAAATAATAGAAATGGAAACTCCTGAAACACAACAAAGAAGATGATAACAACAAGTACAATAGATAAGAGTATAAATAAAAAATTAAATATGACACCAGCTGAGCGTAAAGCAAAAATAAATAAGTTAATGGAGGAGCATAAGGAATTCTTTGATAAATTCCCAAAGCGTGCTCTATATATACCAAAGATGGCTTATAGACCACCCGGTAAAGATGACCTACATGTATCTTTCTTTCCAAGTGAGATGAAAAAAGGTCAAGGTAATACTATATATACAGAGTTTGTAAGTATAGATTATGATGCAGAAGATCCTAAAAGAACACTATATGCATTTAAAGTACCAAGTAACTGGGTAGATAAGTATGAGCTTGTAACATCTAATTCAGGTTTTGAGAGACATCTTATACCTGTCAGTGAATTGACAGCTGTTAGTGATGTAACTTCTAAGATTAAAAATCTTGAAGAAAAGATTAAAGATGTACCTGACTATAGTATCCCAAATCCAGAAACGGAAAGAGATATAGTTGATGTGCTAAAAGGAATAGAAAAAGCATTGTTAAGTATTAATTCAAAATTAAAGTAAAAAATGGCACAAAGTGTATTAGTAATTGCAGACTCCGGTTCAGGTAAGTCTACATCAATTAGGAATTTACTTCCTAAAGAAACATTTATTGTTAATATTGCAAACAAACCATTACCTTTCAAAGGATGGAAGAGTAAGTATACTCAGATATCTAAAGATAATCCTAAAGGTAATATGACTTCAGCATCTAGTGCTGCAGGAATTGTTAAAGCAATGAAGCATGTAAATGATAATATGCCACACGTAACTAACTTAGTTATAGATGACTGGCAGTATATGAGTTCATTTGAATATTTTGATAGAGCAAATGAAAAAGGATATGATAAGTTCACTCAAATAGCTTCTAACCTGGCACAGGTTGCAAAGATGCCAAAAGATTTGAGGGATGATTTATATGTATTTTTCTTAACTCATTCAGAAGAATCAACTGATATCAACGGTAACCGTAGGGTTAAAGCAAAGACTATAGGTAAAATGATAGACAATGCATTAACACTAGAAGGTTTATTTTCAATTGTATTATTTGGTAAAGTAAAGAAGACTGAAGATGATACACTAGAGTATGTATTTGAAACCAAAAATAATGGTGAGAATACATGCAAATCACCAATGGGTATGTTTGAAGATGATAACATTCCTAATGATCTTAGCTATGTAAGAGATTGTATAGTTAAATATGAAGAGTAAATTAATTAATAATCATTTAAAAAAAGAAAAGTATGTTAAGTACAAAAGACATGTCAGCCGGATCAGGTAAGGCAAAACCAGTAATTGGAGTTGGTAATCAAGTAATTAGAATTAATTCTATTAGTTTTGATGTTACTCCTTATGACAGTGAAGCACATAATATTGTGTTACACGTAGAAAGTGAGCCTGTTAAAGGTGAGTTTCAAGGTTTCTTGAAAGATGTAAATAAACCAGATGGCCCAAGATATGAAGGGCAGGTAGGTAGAATTAGATTTTCTCCTTACCCTTATAAAGATGCTACTTTACCTTCAGGTAGAGAGATTCAAAAAGATACTGAAGTATTAAAAGCTATGGTATATCTAAGTGAAGTTCTTAATAAAAGGAAAGAGCTAGATATGATTGAGGCTCAGACTATTGAAGATTTTATGGTTTCATGTAATGAGTTATTTAGTAACAGTGGATTCTTCAATGCATGTGTAGGCGGTAGAGAATGGGAAAATAAAGAAGGTTATGTTAACTATGATCTATATTTACCAAGGATGTCTAAAGATGGTATCCCTCTAGAAGCTTTAAATGCTGAGAGCTCTAGACTATTAGAGTTTAATAAGAAAGATCATGTTAGAGAGCTTCAGAAGAAGCAAGAGTCAAATCAAACTTTTGAACCTGTTAATGCAAGTGCAGGAGATGATTTTGATCTCTAATATAAACTAGTAGATTGGGGAGCTGCAACAGGGTGTTAGACCAGACGTGGCAACGAGTGCATAAGGATGTCAAATTACAATAGCTATTGTGCGCAATAGTGTGACCAGGGCTCCAGCTCCCAAACTACTTTAAATGTACAATATGATAAATACTAAAAAACTTGTAGTAAATATATCAGATGTACCAAGCTATTGGGTTTTCCAATACTATTTAAATCTTAGTGAGAAGTTAACTGGACAGGATGTAAAGATTAAATCAATCTTTAATCCATCAGAAAGAACACCAAGCATGTGTTTATATGTAGATAAGGCCGCTAATATAGATGGCTCAAAAGCAAAACAATATGTCTACAAGGATTTCTCAACAGGTAAATATGGTAATAAGATACATTTAGTTATGTATCTTTTTGATATACAGTTTGCTTATGCTGTGGATAAAATAGTGAATGATTACAATAAATTTATACAGAGTGAAAGCTTTGAAGATATTGTATTAAAACCACAAGCACGGTGGAAAGTAGATTATATAAAGAAAAGACAATGGACAAAAGCTGATGCAAACTTTTGGTTACCCTTCAATATAGGTGTTAGTATGCTAACATATTATAATGTCTATCCAATAGAATATTATAATTTAATTCTTGAGGAGGATGGTAATTCAAAGAGTAGTAAAATAAGCGGTCCAGGTATTTATGGATACTTTGATAAAGATGATAATGTATATAAGATTTATAAACCTTATAGTAAAAAGCATAAATTCTTCAAAGTTAAACCTCATCTGCAGGGATTAGATCAACTAAAGTATAACCAACCGTATCTAGTTATATGCTCATCTTTAAAAGATGCTATGTGTATAAAGAGTATGGGTTATAATATAGAAGTTCTTGCACCTGATAGTGAGAATACTGTTATTAAACCTTATGTGCTTGAGAATTTAAAGACAAAGTATAAGAAGATAATTACTTTGTTTGATAATGATGAAGCAGGTAAAGCAGCAGTAGATAAATACAATAAGTTATATAACATAACAGGGATAGTATCCCCTTTATGTAAGGATATATCAGATGCTATGAAAGAACATGGCTTTGACATCCTTCATAAAGGACTTAAACCTTTACTAAAAAATGTAATAAATGGCTAAAAGAAAATGGTTCATACCTTTTAATGTGCCTAGCAGTAAGAACGGTAGACGGTGGACTGGTAAGTATTTTATATCTAGTAAGACAGTAATGACTTATAGAAAGAATACAAAGTCTATTTATGCTAAGTATGCAAAGGCATTTAGAAAAGAGTTTGATAAATATGAAACACCGGTCAAGATTGGCTTTACTTTTATTAGAGGTACAAGACATAAGTTTGACTACATAAATCCAGCACAGACTGTACAAGATGATATGGTTAAGAATGGTTGGATAGAAGATGATAACGCTGAGTTTATAATACCTGTTTTTGAGCGTTATACATATGATAAAAATAAACCGGGTGTAATTATTGAAATTATTAAAGATGGAAATAAAAGACATGAAGATCCTAGCAATAGCAAATCAGTTTAGAGATGCAGGTGCTACATGGTTAAGAGTAGAATTTGATGGTAGTGGAGATGATGGTGATATAGGTGATATTATTATGACTGCGGATAAAGAAGATTGGAATGCAGAGATACCTGGTAATCCTTTAGATTCACAGGCTGATAATATTCTCAGAGACTTTCTTTACTATAAAGTTAGTGATGGTGTTGGGATGCACGGTGATTGGATAAATAATCAAGGTGGGTATGGTACTCTTTGGTGGGACTTATCAAGTAATAAATTCAGTATTGAATATTATCAAAGAACTACTGAAGACATTGAGATACCTGAGAAACCAATGTTTGCCTAATGGCTCATCCAAACATTCATTCAAAAAGTTCTGTAAGAAAATGGGGTGGTGTTTTAGAAGATTATCAAAAGATACATGAGTGGTTTGATGAAACTAAGCAGTGGCTTGGTCACTCAAATCATAGATTGTGGAGGCATCACTCAGAAGGAATATTTGAATGTGAAAGAATATTCGGTAAGAGTTTTACCAATTCAGATGGTAGAACAGTATACACAAGATATGTTGGTGAGCAACATGTAAAAGAAGATTGTAATAACTATATACCCTCAGCAAAGGAATGGATATTACATATAACAAATAAAAGTAGACCATTATGGATGCAAAAATCAGCAAAGATTCAAGATTAAAATCAAGATTAAATAATAAAGATTTCCATGCTTTGGCAACTATGATCAGATCACAGGAAGATGATTTAACAGTAGCTGTATCTAATATTAAAAATCTTAAATACAGTTTCTTGGATATAAAGCTATTGTGTAAAACAATAGCAGGTACTAAAAGATTAGTTATGAGAAATGCCTTAGCAGAGGCAGGATACCCTGACTTTTTTCAAGATGAAGATTTAAAATTTAAGAACCTTCATACAGAAATAAAAATGGAAGGAACTAAAGAGCAACAGTCAATATTTGAATTTTTAGTAAATAAGAATATTCAAATTAGCTATAGCCAAATAGAAAGCTTTTCTTTTATAGATAATATAAAAACTAAGATAAGATGGTAGATGTACAAAACCAGGTAGCTAAAGCTGCCAAAACTTTAATATTTGAGGAGCCCTTTTACGGGCTCTTTTTAGTAGGTCTTAATAAGACATATAGAAAAGATATACCTACTGCAGGTGTATCTAAGAATGGTATTGGAGTACAGCTAAGTGTGAACCCTGAATACTTTACTGGACTTACAGTAGAGCAAAGGATAGGTTTATTGAAACATGAGTTGTTACACATATCATTTGGACATTTAATAAGCAGGGATTTGTATTCAGATAAAAAGCTATTTAATGTAGCGGCAGATCTAGAAATAAATCAATACATAGATGCTAATGCATTACCTCCTGGAGGTTTAGTATTAGATATGTTTCCTGAATTAAATCTTCCAAAGAAAGTAGGTACTGATAAATACTATGAGCTATTAGAACAAGCTCAGCAGGATGGTACTTGCCCTTCACTTGATGATCTTATGGATAGGATGGATGGTTCTTCTCAATATGATCATATGACCTGGGATGAGTTCAATGAATTACCAGAAGCTGAAAAGAAACTGATACAAAAGCAAATTGAGCATCAGCTAAAAGAAACAGCAGAGCAGACTGAGAAGAGGCGTGGTAATATACCCGGTGAGCTTGCTGATTTAATTAGAAAGCTAAGGTATGTTGAACCTCCTAAGTTTGATTGGAAAGGATATCTTAAAAGATTTATAGGTAATTCTACTGTTGTATATACTAAGAAGCTTAGGCGTAAGTATAACAAGAGATACGTAGAGAACCCTGGTCTTAAGATAAAGTTCAAAAATAATATCTGTGTTGGTGTAGATACATCAGGTTCAGTATCTAATGATGAACTAAGAGAATTTATGGGTGAATTAGTACATATGCATAAGACTGGTCATAAGATCACTGTTGTGCAGTGTGATACACAAATAAATTCTGTAGAAGAATTCAATCCAAAAAAAGATTGGGAAATAAAAGGTAGAGGTGGTACATCATTTCAACCAGTTATAGATCATTATAATCAGAATGGGCGTTATACAGCTCTTATATACTTAACAGATGGTGAAGCTTATGCTCCAGAGAACTGTCCACATAATACTTTGTGGGTACACAGTAGTCGCTGTAACATAAATGAAGATTTACCAGGTAAAAAAATACAATTAAATTAAATAAAATGGCAGAAGTACAATTAAACATTGATGAGCTAAAAGGATTTGTAAACCACATAATCCAGAATAATAGATTCCTTCAAAAGCAAGGAAAGAACCCAGTATCTACAGAAGTTGTAGGTGAATCAGGGATTGGTAAAACATCTACTATTATTGAGCTAGCTAAAGATAACAATCTAAATTTTGTTAAGCTTAATCTAGCACAGATAGAGGAGTTAGGTGACCTAGTTGGTTTTCCTGTACGTCAGTTTCAGATGTATAAAGAAAAAAAGGTACAACCTAAACAAATAGATGACTTATCATATACAGCAGCCCAAAGAGCTGCAGCTGCTGCACAAGTTGGTAATGCAGCTGTTACTAAAAAAGTTGGCCAATGGGTTGATGAGCTTGCAGTGGAAGAATATATGAGACAAGGTTGGAAGGTTACCGGTAAGAATAGAATGTCTTACTGTGCACCAGAGTGGATTGCAGATAAAAAAGAAGGAGGTATATTGCTTCTTGATGACTGGAACCGTGCAGATGTAAGATTTATACAGGCTGTGATGGAATTAGTTGACAGACAAACTTATATCTCTTGGTCCCTTCCACAGGATTGGCATATTATATTAACGGCTAACCCGGATAATGGGGACTATATGGTAAACTCTGTTGATGCTGCACAAAAGACCAGATATATTACAGCAAACCTAAAGTTTGATGTAGAAGTATGGGCTCGTTGGGCAGAAGAGGCAGGAATAGATACAAGATGTATTAACTTTATGCTATTACATCCTGAACTTGTAACTCAAGAAACAAATGCTAGATCAATTACTACATTCTTCAATGCAATATCTAGCTTTGAAGACTTTGAAAAAAGTTTATCTATGATACAACTTATTGGTGAAGGATCAGTAGGTGATGAGTTTGCATCTATGTTTACCACATTTATTAATAATAAACTAGATAAGTTAGTTACACCTAAAGATCTATTGACTCATGATAATGAGCAGTATATCCTTGGTGAGTTGACCTCATGTGTTGGAAAAGGAGATGCATATCGTGCAGACATTGCTTCAACACTTGCAACAAGACTTGCTAACTTCTCTGTTGTGTATTCTAAGGAGAATACAATTTCTCAGAAAATAACTGAGAGACTAGAGACACTGTGTACTAAAGATTATTTTACTAATGATCTTAAGTATTTAGTTGTCAGAACTATATTCAATGGTAACAAGAGTAAGTTTAATAAACTTATGATGAAGCCGGAGATTATTAAAATGACTATGAAATAATGAGTAAAAAAGCGGTACATCAAAAATTTAATAATGATGCACTGAAACACTTTGGTTTGATTGATGAGCCCTTCTATGGGCTCGTCACATCACACCAGGTTGATGAGGTGCTTATAACACAAGATGAAAGTACATTTGAGAAGATTAGAAATATTATTACTAAATCTTCATATAACTTTACTAATACACCAGCTCCTGGAGTATTAAAAGGAATGAAGCGTGCATTTGTTTTACCAAGATGTGGGGTATCATTAGATAGAGTTAAGGCTGCATGTAAAGAGCATTCAATAACAGTCACTAATGATTATACAAAAGCAGACTTTATAATATCACATAATGATATATATGATAGATTTGAGAATGGTGAAAGAATCAAGACAACATCTATGATGTTTAGGCTTTGGAACTATGAAGCATATGATCAGGTTGGTCTTAGTTATGTTGATAGTTTTGTGCATCCTGTTATATGGGATGAGAAGCTTATTGATAAAGGTATACAGAGTTATAATCTTGATGATGGAGATTCTTTATATGATGAATGGGCTATAAGCGGTCTAGCTATGAACTTAGCTTATCTAGTAGACACTGGTGAGCTTACTGTTATAGATGTTAATGATGTACTAAGTGCATCTGCTAATATTACAGAGTTAACACCTGAGCTTATAAATGATATGAGTAAATGGTTAGACTCCTATGATGATGATAACATTGCTGTAGCAGGAAAGATACTTCCTACAATTGATTATACAAAGAAGAAACATCTTGTGTGGGAGTTAGCTCAAAGTCTATATCATAAGAGTCATAAGTTTAGTAGAGACAAAGATGTCAATTATTGGATAGAACAATCCCGTATAGAAGAGTTCTACCATATGACTGCTCAAGATATGATACTTCATCTTGAAAAAGTGGAAGAGCTAAGTAAAGAGAGCTTTAGATATTTAGAACCTATTGTCAGAAAAGAAATTAGAATTGATAATAGAGACTTATATGTATTTAAAGTAAGTGTTAAAAAAGAATATAAAAAATATTTACAATGAAAATAAAATATATAAAAATAGAATTTGCTGATCATAATGGTTTAGTTAAAACTGATATGATAATGGCAGCAGAATATGGTTTATTTATTGGCAAGTCAAAAGGTTATTATAGTCATGGTAGTAGTTATGTTAAAGATCTTATAGATCAAAGCATACTTAATAGACCAACTATGATGCAGATAAAAGACACAACTATATATAGATTTCCAAAACTTAGTTTACCAAGGCAGAAGGTTGATCATTTAAAAGAAACAGCTAATGTATCTGTAACTAGAAATAAAGATAGTGCAGACTATCATATTATTTCTGAGAAGCTGTTAGATAGTTTCTTTGAATCATCATGGAATAATTTTAGTACTAGTGATGAAGCAAAAGATTTCTTACAGTCATGTCAGAATTGTTTTACTAATGATGCATATATAATGCTTCGTGATATGATTGAGGATGATATGTTATATCACTATGAGATAAATGCAGATTGGAGAAATCAGAATCCTCATAAAGATAAACTATCAGAGGTTTATCATAAATTAAGTAGAAACAAGGAAGGTTATGATATATATGTTCCTAGTAAAAATGTTAATGATTATACGTCTATTACAAGTAATCCAAAACTAGTTCTTGATCAACATATCAAAGAACTATGTGATGAAGGGCTACATATTCTTACAGAAGAAGAGACTCTTAACATTGAAAAGATACTAGGTACTCATGATGTTGAGAATCTAACATTAGCTTTAGAGATGATGTCTAATTGTAATCTTGATAAGTCATTTGATTATGTTAGTTATCTATATTATTTTAACTTTGAGAATCTTAAGATGGCTAGTAATTGGAATAATATTAATGCAAAAACTCTAAGAAAAGCATTAGATAAGTTCACACCTTACTCTAATAACAGTGCTATATATTATGAGGCCTATCTCAAGAAGCTTATAGAAGCTGATAAACTTACAGAGTGGGCTTTTAAAGCCACAGCTAAAAGGCTATTTGATGGAGGTATGAAAAGCTTTGGTCTTAATAGAGATGTATTTAGTATTTCACTAGATGATATCAAATTGAATCCAAAGTATGCTGATGTCATGAAGAAAGCTGAGTCAGCTGAGGAGATTATTAAAGAACTAACAGGAGATCCTGCCTTTGATGATTTACCTTTCTAATGATCAAGGTTCAAAGAACAAGAACATTAGATACCAAAGACAATAACAATAGTGCCAACTGCATTGCACCAAATCTAGTCTACGGATGTTTTGGTAGATGCGTTGACACTTATTGTTATATGTCCAGGTACAATGGTCATAGAGTTTTTGTAAATGAAAACGTTGATGAGATATTTCAGTCTGTTGTTGAATGGGAAAAAAGTTTTACTAAAACACCAGATCAACAAGACCCTATATATACTATGGTAGATATAGCATGCAATACTGATTTAGTTCTGATGCAAAAACATTTACCAGAGAAACTTCATGATTATTTAAAGAGATATGATGAGCATCCTAGACTCAATACTACTATGGCTACTAAGTATCCTAGGTTATTGAAGCTGGATGTAAATCATTTTAAAAAATCACCAAGAGTTCGTGTTAGTCTTATGCCTCAAGTTTATTCTAATATATTAGAACCTAAGATGCAAAAGATTGAATCAAGAATTCATGATGTGAATAGATTGAAAGGTTTAGGATGGCAAGTTCATTTAAATTATAGTCCTTTAATATTTCATGAAGGATGGCCAGAACTATATGATGAGCTATTTACTATGGTAAAAAGCATAGCAGGTGAAAATAAATGTGAAGTTATAGCATTAACTAATCACCATAGGCAAATGATGAAGGCATCTCCAGAAGCAAGAGAGTTAATGAAACACTCTTATGAGATTAAAAATGGTACAGGTATTATGAGGTATCCTCTTAAGTATAAATCCATATGGATTAATAACTGGAAGAAGATATATTCAAAACACTTTAATACAGAAACAATTAGATATATATTTTAACTATGAAAGATATTCAAAAAGAAAAAGAATTTTATGACAAAGAGTTTAGCTTTAGCTACTCCTCTTTAAATAAATTATTATTTTCACCATCCCTGTTTTACAAGGATTATATATTACAAGAAAGAGAAATAAGAACAGATAGACACCTTATTGAAGGTAAGTTAATACACTGTTTATTATTTGAACCTGAGAACTTAAAAGAGAAGTTTAATGTTGTCCCTGGTAAAACGCCAAGTGATAATATTAGAAAAGTTCTTAAAGATATGACACTATACACTGATGAGAAGAATCTAGATAAGGTGGAAGACCATATTATATTAGACTCTCTTAAGCATATGAACCTTTATCAGTCATTAAAAGCTGATGAAGCAAGAATTGCAAAAGTCAGAACAGAAGATCATAAACCTTATTGGGAGTTCCTAAGCAACCCGGTTGTGGATGTAGTAGATAATGATACCTTAGTAAGATGTCAAGAACAAGTAGAAATAGTTAAATCTAATAAAGATGTTATGGAACTTCTACAAATTGTTGAGACAGACTTTGAATTAGATCCAGTATCATCTTATACAGAGCAGTACTTAGAAACTAAATTAAACAATTATAAGTTTGGCCTTAAAGGTTTCATTGACTATTATAAAATAGATACAGAGAGTAAGACCATTACTATTTGTGACCTAAAAACTACAAGCAAAAGCATTGCTGAGTTTGGAGAAACTGTAGAATTCTACAATTACTGGTTACAAGCTGCTATTTATAGTACTCTAGTTATCAATAATGTTGATGATGAGTACAAAGATTACCAAATTTTATTTAAATTTGTAGTAATAGATAAGTATGACCAAGTTTACGTATTTGATGTTCAAGACTCAACACTTGAACAATGGGGATTATCTCTCAAGGAAACACTAGATCAAGCAAATTATCATTATACTGAAAAGAACTACTCACTCCCTTATCAATTTCTAACCGGTCAGGTTATATTATAAGTATGAGATCAGTATATACACAGTATTTTCAAAAGAGTAAAGTGTTTCTTTACCCTTTGCTTAAGTTAAAAAGAGGAATATCACATGTTCCAGTAGAGACATATATCTGCTGGGACAATGTGTACTCTACAGATGACTTTAAATTTTTATGTGTATATCATTGTGAACGGGATGATAAATTTCAAAAATTTGAAAGTAAGTACCTGATAGATCATAAGATGCTAGAGAATATAATTGAGTTGTCAGAAGATAAACGTGTTTACATTTTTAATCTGTATGACTATAAATATGACTTCAAGCGTTTTATAGAAGGTAAGTATTCAAAGTTTTCTTTGGGTACTAAAAATTTAATTCTAAATTTCTTTGGTAGTATTGGTAATATATCAGAGTATATAAGTTCATTTTTAGATCCAGAACCATATCATGAAAAGTATGCTGAGGCATTGCAGGTTTCAGTAGAATCTATTCAAGATGTGTATGAGGTATGTAGTATACCTGACCTGGAAAAAGAAACATTAGTGACAGATATTCCTTTAGAAAGTGAACTATTAAAAAATAAATACATATATTTGTCTAATAATAAAAAATCAATACATGAGTGAGATAGGAAAAAATATGATGATAATCTCATCACCATTTAGAAATGCTGAGTCATTTGCACTTGTTCCAGTAACAAATGACACTCCATACGTAGAGGCTATGTTTGACCCAGCGTCAGGCATCTTAGCCGTTATCAGTAAAGTAAGTAAACAATCTTTTCATATGGTACCAAGATTGGATGACAATGGTCAACCACAAAGATTAAAGGTTCCTAATAAAGCTACAGGTAAGACTGTAAAAGAACAAAGAGTATCTATGGAAACATTCTCTGAATTTTATATTACTGATAAAAAAGAGATCAAAGATTTTATAAATATATTTGCTATTAATTCAGAGTCATTTGACTTTGATAAATATGTAGATGTAGATATTAAAAAGACCGAGAAAAAACCTCTCATAATTACATAATTATTTGAGTTAGTTTAGTTTAGTTTTTAAATTAGAGGGATATGTCTATTGATGTATCCCTTTTTTTAACCAAAAAAGAATATGAATCATTGGGTAATGGACTATGAAACATTATCTAATTGTTTTGTTGCAGTGTTTGAGCATTATAAAACATCTGAAAGGAAAGTTTTTGTGATACATGACAATCAAAATGATTTAGTAAGTTTTGTAGACTTTTTAAGACAAAATACAGAAAATAAAGAGTGGCATATATCATACAATGGTTTAGCATTTGATGCACAAGTAACCCATTTTGTAATTGAAAATCACAGTGAGTGGTTAGATCTTCACGGATCAGATGTGGCTAGCATAATATATAACTATGCTGCTGAATGCATCATAAAAAGTAATAAGAAAGAGTTCCAGCAGTATCCTTTATGGAGAATGTGTATTGGACAAATTGATTTATTTAAGTTACATCATTGGGATAACCCGGCTAAGAGATCTAGTTTAAAGTGGATTCAGTATAGTATGGATTGGGATAACATGTTAGATATGCCCATACACCATGAAACTATTATTAAAACACAAGAAGAAATAGATCTTATAATTGAGTATTGTATAAATGATGTAGAATCTACTAAAGAGATTTATAAAAAATCACAGTCCCAGATTGCTTTGAGGAAAGAGTTGACAAAGAAATATAATATAAATCTTTTCTCAGCTTCAGAGCCTAGGATTAGTAAAGAGCTTTTTGCATATTACTTATCTAAGATGCTTAATATATCTAAACCAGAGATCAAAAGGATGCGTACTTATAGAGATACTATAAAGGTTAAAGATATTCTATTACCGTATATAAGTTTTAAGTCATTAGAGTTTAAAAACTTATTGGACCGGTTTAAGATGCTTGAATTAAATCCTGATAGTTTAAAAGGTAGCTTTAAGTATTCAGTAAACTATAAAAATGTAAAGACTGACTTTGGTCTAGGTGGTGTACACGGTGCAATATCTAGTGGAGTATACAAATCTGATGATGATTATGTTATTATGTCTTCAGATGTTACTAGTTTTTATCCAAATCTTGTTATTAAGAACAAGTGGGCTCCTGGACATTTCCCAGAAGAAGAGTTTTGTAATCAGTATGAGTGGTTCTTTGAGGAGAGGAAGAAGATTCCAAAGAGTAATCCTATGAACTATGTGTATAAGATTATACTTAATTCAACATTTGGTCTTAGTAATGATATCAATAGTTTCTTTTATGATCCTGAACTGTGTATGCGTATTACAGTTAATGGACAGTTGACACTTATGATGTTGTATGAAATGATTATGGAAGAAATACCAGATGCTGTATCTCTTATGCAGAACACTGATGGTATTGAGATAAGAATACCTAGGGATCAAACTGATAAGTATATGGAAATATGTTCAAGATGGGAAGATATTACAAATCTAAATCTAGAACATGATACATATCAAAGGATCATAGTTGGAGATGTCAATAATTATATTGGTGTTAATGACTTTAAGCAGATTGATCTCAAGAGCTGGAGAGATATTAAACATGATAATCCTCATTATTTATTTAAAGTGAATAATGATAAATTTTATTATGCTCCTACCAAGATGAAGGGTAGATTTGATTTCCACAATTTAGCTCTGCACAAGAATAAGTCAAAGCTTATAATTAAGAAAGCTATATTTTATTATTTTGTACATGATATATTACCAGAGGATTATCTTGCTAAGAATAGAAACATCCTTGATTATTGTATAGGTGGTAAGTCTAAAGGCAACTGGAAACAGTTTGCAAGAGGTCTCAACAAGGGTGAGTTCTTTCAAGAAGAGTTACAAAAGATAAATAGATACTATATTAGTAAAAGCGGTGTTAAGATTGTCAAGATTAATAGTCAAGATGATAGAGAAATACAACTTGAATCAGGTCGTTGGTTACAAAGTGTCTTTAATAAGATGGAATTGAAACCAAGATGGGATGATTATGATATAGATAATGCTTATTATATGAAAGCAATTGAGTCTGAAATTGACAACATTCTTGAAGTCAGCATCAATCAATTAAAATTATTCTAATAGGGTCAAAAAATAGGCCCTATTAGTTTTACTTTATCAAATATTATATTATATTTGTTTAAACTTTAAATGTTTATATATTATGGGTTATAAAAAACCAACAGAAACAACAAAGGCATACTTAGAAAATGCCCCTCTTCCAAACCACGGTAAGAGTTATACAGTCATATCTCATAAGCAGGTAATTGACAATACTCTCCAGATGTTAAATCAGAGTGGATTTACAGTGGAGAAAGAATTATATAGAGCAAATAACAATGCACAAGTTGCTCAAGGTATATTCCATATTAAACCAAATAACACATCTGATACTCAGATACTTGAAGAAGAAGAGTTAGGGATGATGTTTGCTTGGACTAATAGTTATGACAAGTCAGTAAGGTTCCAATGTGCTATTGGAGGATATGTGCAAGTATGTTATAACGGTATGGTGTGTGGAGATATGATGACTTTTGCAAGAAAGCATACAGGATCTGCAGATCATGAAATCAAAATGCAAATCTCTAATCAAATTAAGAATGCTGAGAAGTATTTTAAAAGAATTCTAGATGATAGAGATGCACTTAGAGGCCTACCTTTAAATAAAAGACAACAGTCTGAACTATTAGGTAGATTATATTTTGATGAAAATGTATTAGAAGCTAGTCAACTTACTTGTATAAAGAGTGAGATGGAGGAGCCTTCTTATGATTACAAGTGTGATCAGGAGAATGCCTGGGCTTTTTATAATCATGTAACACATGGATTAAAAAAGGCACACCCTAGAAATTGGCTAAGTGATACTAAAAACTTCCATGATTTTATTGCTGCAGACTTATTGGGCAATATGGGTATTCATAAAACAGATAATATAGATCTCAGTAAGTATGAGACATCTAATGATTCTACTATGATAGAAGTAGATTTTGAAGATGCTCATGTTGAAACAGTAGATGAAGTTCTAACTAGTTCTATGGAACACCAGTTAAGTTATCTTGGAAGATCCTAATTTCATAAGACCGGCTATATTGTTAGTAGTAGGACTAGCAATAATATACCTGTGCTATGTAAGACAGGATGAAGATTAAATAAATTCTGTGATATAATTTGATTAAGAAGGAAAACCAGCCAGCAGGTTTTTAAGAATTTCCCTGCTGTTCCTTCTATTTAGCATCTGGAGGAGTATTACAGAATGCTATCATGTTTTCTCTGAATTTAGCATAGTCACTAGAATTATTTAATACAGTTACAAGATCTTCACATGAAATTGAGGGGCTTGTTTCTATTACATCACCACTTGAATCAACAGATAAATTGTATGCAGCTGTTCCTGTAAGATTGCCATCACCATATTGAGGTAATCTTACTTCACCGGTCTGACCAACTAACTCCATCACTCGTTGTAAATTGTTAGCACTATTAACTGCTTTAAAAGCTAATACTTGACCAGCTTGTGTAGCATTATAAAATGTATCTATACTTGCTGCATCTATATTATTTTGATTCTGAGCATTACCTTGAAACAAAATTCTAGCACTTCCTTGTGCTGAAGAACCAACAATAACAGGTCTTATAATTAAAGCATTGTTAGGTATACCAAAAAATCCATCTTTATAACCTACTGTTAGGCTGCTATTTGTAATGTCAACATTGTTATTTATAGTTACTGTAGTTGCTGCTGCATCTTGAGTAATTTTACTATCACCTAATATACCACTTGGTCCATCTGTCCAAATTGGTACAGTGTCTGTTGTACCAGTTCCAGCTCCACCACTATCACCAGCAGCTAAGTCTATTTCATTACCATCTTCTGATTCTGTTATAGTAACTGAACCATTATTTGATGTAAGAGTTCTAAAGTTTAATGTCTCTCCTGTCTTATCTTTAAAGATACCTTGACCAAGACCAACATTATCTGCTTGATTCTCTTCTGCTGTAGTATCAAATTCTACATAAGGTCCGTTTTCTACTATAGTAAGATTTAAATTAAGTGATTTAAGTCTTCTAAAAGCATAATAACATGATGACTCCTGAGTTGGGTCTTCTGCCGGTATAATCTCTTTACCAAGAAATACACCTGCTTCTAATCCTTCTAGAGGCCAATTAACACGCTCACATGGATCTCTAAGATCTTTTACAGTTATAAGCCTTGCATCTTTAGGGGGTATAGGAGAAGCAACACCTGTCATATCAGGTTTATCATGTACACCTATAACAAGTACATCATGATCTTTAGGTGCTGTCTCATACTTCTTCTTTTTGAAGAAGCCCATTATATCAGTAAGAATATTGCTCATTTATTTTTTTCTTTTCTTTTTCTTCTTACCTGAGTAAGTACTAGCCTGACCATATGAACCTCCACGGCCATAGTTATACTTTTCTCCTCCTGCTTCCATCATAGACTTCCCAGATCCTTGAATAAGCATATCCACCATATCAGCACCACCGCCAGCTCCACCATAAGTCATTGTAACTAGTGGTTTAGTTTCTAGACCAGCTTGAGCTTTAATTCCTTTTTTTGCTAAAGCTTGTACTAATGCTTTTGCGCCTGATAAGTTTTTTTCTCCGTTTCCTTTTCCTGCTTTAAAAGCACCTTTATATCCTGCATTTGTTGGCATAATTTCTAATTTTTAATTGTTTATATCTAATTCTAATGTTGCTATTAATAAATAAAGCTTATAAGTTGAATAGTCACAGTTATCATCTGGTCCTATGTACTCATAACCTAAAGCAAACCTATTATGAGGCCAGTGAAATGTTATTGTTAAATGCCACATTATCTTCCTTGTCCTCTATATTTCTTTTTAAATCCTTTCTGACCCTTGCTTGCATTTTTTGAATGCACACCTGGTCTTTTAGTATTCACTTTGAAGCTGTAATCAACCTTCTTTAGTCTCATCTTTTTTACTTCTAAAAACTTTACCAGCTTCCGCTATACCAAAACTTCCTAATGTAATGATAACAAAAGAATTATATATGTATTCTTGTATCTGGAGTTCTTTTCCCCATAAACCGGTAGCAATATCTACTACACCAAATATAACCATCATTGTAAATGCTGCAAATCCTACCACATTCTTTTCGTTAATGTCATTATCATCCTTAAATATATCACTAAACGCCATTATTTTTTCTTTTTCTTGCTTAATTTTCTTAGTGTTAATGCAAATCTTGCACGCTGTGCAGTTTTACTATCTCCACCCTTTGCTTTTTCACGCAACCAAGAAACTTTTATAGTACCATCCTTCTTTATAGCTCCTGCACGTTTAGCAGTTGCAGTTAAAGAGCCTGGTTTTTTAATGGCCTTCTTTATATTAAGCTTCTTTTTTGCCACTTTTCTTTGGTCTTCCTCTACGTTTTTTACCTTTAGCTGCTTCAACAACATCGTCTACCTGATTAACAACTTCTTTAGCTGCATCAGCAACATCTTTAAGTTCTTTTTTTACAGCTTTAACTCTTCTTTTAGTTTCTTCAACTACTTCTTTAACGTCTTCTACTACTTCTTCTACTTCATCAGGAATATAATCTCCATCACTATCATTGATTTTACCAGTTTTGTAAAAACCAAAATAGTAGACAGCAACTCCTACAACAGAGAGAACTACAATAAGACCTATAATTTGTAACATGATTTTTTTATTATTAATTGTTATAATAATAATATACAAAAAATATGTGAAGAATACAAAGAGATTTAATCTTTGTCAAAGACACCTGTGTTATCCCAGAACTCTTTAGTAGGTTTAAAGTTAAAGTTATAAGGGTTTACAGTATAAGGATTTGTTTTAGGTTTTCTACTGATAGGTTTTTGTTTTAATCTAACGTTGACATTAGTTCTTTGAGCAGGAGGTGTATAATAATAGTTTATACCGGCTCTATCATATCTAGCATTAAAACTATTTAGATCTGTATTTATTGGATAAGATATTACATATCTATTACCTACCCAGTCTGTACCTTGTACATAAACAGTTTGACCAAAGGCTGTACTGAAACCTAACAAGAAGACTATTACAATTATTAAGATAGTTAAAGCTTTAATTGAATGGCTTTCAACTTTTTCTTTTCTATTCATAGATGTAAATATAAGAAAATTATCTGAGTCTACCACACTTTACTAAAAACTTAAAGTAGTTCATACTTGTAAAGTAGTGCAGGTTTCTATATTTATTAGGATTGAAGTTCTGCAGTCTAGTCTGGGTATATGTATCTTCTTCTAAAACTCTTATGTTCAGATCTTTAGCTGTCATATTATTATTAATTAAATAATTTTTGAAGTCTTTTACAAAATCATCTGTCTTTACTCTACAAGAAAAGTATTGAGTGTTAGGTTTAGAAGGATAGAGGCTTGTTACATTTAGTAAGAAGAATAAAGAATTTAAAAGTTTATCTGTGGTTCTTGATTTATAATAAGACACCTCAGCTATAAGAACATCTAGAGGATCAATTCTAGATGATGTTACTTCTATAAATAAATGTTTGTATGTTTTGTCAACATTAGTGTAGTTGTCTAAGGAAATATTATTGGTTAAGTATAACTCTTTAAACTTGTATGCATGCATACCATATACATTAGAGTTGTCTATAGTTTTTATAGTATCTTTTATGATCCGGATGTTGGGGCGTAATCTTATCTTATTTATTAAATCCTGAATAAAAACATTAGAGCCTGTATTAATATGATAAATAGAATAGTCTGTATACTTTTTATTATCTAAAGTCTTTATGTGCTTTAGCGGGCCCTGCAGCTGATACTTTGCATCAACAAAAGAAAGATCTTTATTTATAGAGTCTATGTAGTTTTTATTGTTAACCCACTGCATGTGAACTCTAGCATCTGATACTTGCCAGGCACCACCTAAATTAGATTCTTTATCTATTATACAAAGTTGTAGATCTCTATATGAATTTATATAGCAGTCTAACAGAAAAGATATATTTGATGATAAGTATATCTTATCATACATTCTTTAATCTCTCATTTTCTTTTTCAAGGAATGCAACTTTAGTGCGCAGTTCACTAACTTCTTGTGTTAGAGATAAGATTTGACCTCTCATGACATCTTTTTCTTGTGAGCTGTCTGCTAAGAGGCTCTCAAGTCTTTTTACTCTACCTCTAAGGTCATCTCTATATAAGTTTTGATCATTTTTTTCAGCCATATTTTTTCTTGCGTTTAGTTTCATTCTATTCTCGTAGAATCTCCAAGCACCAGCTGAGAATAAAACAGTAATGAGAGTTATAATTATTGTTACTAAGCTTTCTTCAATCATAATAAATATATATATTTACAATACTTTATAAGATGTCTTACTATTATAATATACAAAGAAAATTTAACTACTAAAAATTTTAAACATAAAACCAACTGATATGGATCAAATAAATCAAAATACTTTTAATAACAGATTTAGTTTAGAACTCCTTCCTACAGAAATGTTACTAGGAATTAAAACTGTAAACTGTGAAGTCAAATGTGAAGATGAAATATATAGACAAGTAAACGGTGTTGAGCTTGGCTTTTTATTTTTTAAATTTACATATGCACATATGAAATGGGAAAATTAAGAAAATCCTTTTCTCTCTGATAATTTTTCAGTAAATTAAATAGTGACGGAGCTGCACCAAGGTGTGGCTTTATTTTTCTTAAACTTTTAAAATAACAATTATGAACGGAAACATCTTTAGTTCAAGGGTAAATATTATGCCTTATGAATATCCACAACTACTGAAATATAAAGACGCAATCAGACATTCCTACTGGATTGATACTGAATATAATTTTACAGAAGATATATCTGACTTTAGATCTAAGATAACTGATGAAGAAAAAGAAGTTATTAAAAGAACTATGCTAGCAATAGCCCAGATAGAAGTTAATGTTAAAACCTTTTGGGCAGACATGTACAAGAGAATGCCTATCACAGAAATAGGTGACGTAGGTATGACATTTGCTGAATCAGAAGTAAGACATAAAGATGCTTATGCAAGACTGTTGAGGATCCTTGGACTAGAAGATGAGTTTAAAACAGTTGTTGAACAACCTGCAATTAAGAATAGACTTAAGTATCTAAAGAAATACTTAGATGGTACAAGATCTAAAGACAATAAGATGTATACTAAATCTGTATTACTATTCTCTCTGTTTATAGAGCACGTAAGTTTATTTAGTCAATTCTTGATTATGATGAGTTTTAACAAAGACAGGAATGTACTTAAAGGTATATCTAATGTTGTTGAAGCTACATCAAAAGAAGAAGATATACACGGTAACTTTGGTGCTGAAATTATAAACATTATAAAAAAAGAAAACCCGGATTGGTTTGATGAAGAGTTTAATAAACTAGTATACTCTGCATGTGTTAAAGCATATGAAGCTGAGTGTGGTATTCTTGATTGGATTTTTGAGAAAGGTGAACTTTCCTTTATTCCCAAAGACACTATACAAGAGTTTATTAAAAATAGATTTAATAACTCTTTACAGAAGATTGGTATGAGTAATTTATTTGATATCAACCAGGATCTTCTAGAGTCAACTAAGTGGTTTGATGTAGAGATTACTTCTACTAAAGAAGGAGACTTCTTCTACAAAAAACAGATAGACTATAATAAGAAAAGTAAAAGTATAACCGCAGATGATATATTCTAAAAAAATGAAATACTCTAAATACTATTGGCTGAATGAAAATAGCCGCACCTTTTTATCAAGAGGATATATAACAGAAACACCAGAACAAAGAATAAAAGACATAGCAAACACTGCAGAGAAGAATCTTAACATTGAGGGATTTGCACAGAAGTTTGAGGAGTATATGGCTAGAGGCTATTACTCCTTCTCTACTCCTGTGTGGATTAACTATGGTAAAGAAAAGGGACTTCCTATTAGTTGCTATGGGTCCAACGTTGATGATAACATGGACAGTATTCTAAATGCTGGTAGAGAAATAGGTATGATGTCAAAGTACGGGGGAGGTACTAGTATTTATCTAGGTAACATACGTCCTAGAGGTAGTAGTATATCAACCGGAGGGACTGCAGATGGTCCAGTACATTACGCTAAGATTTATGACACTGTGGTAGATGTATGTAAGCAATCAGAGGCTAGGCGTGGAGCATGTGCTGTATGGCTGCCCATAGATCACACTGACATTGGTGAGTTCTTAGATATAGGTTCAGAAGGTAATCCAATACAAAACCTTCAATACGGTGTAACTGTTACTGATGAGTGGCTTAAAGATATGGAAGCAGGTGATCCTGACAAGCGTAAAGTTTGGGCCAAGATAATCCAGAGACGTAATGAGTTTGGATTTCCTTACATCATGTATAAAGATAACTCCAACAATAATTCACCTTATCAAGAATTGGGCTTGGAGATTACTGCATCTAATTTATGTTCTGAGATACAGCTGCCAACGGATAGCTTTAACTCGTTCGTATGTTGTCTAGGTTCAATCAACCTATTGCACTGGGATGAGTTAAAAGAAACGGACGCAATAGAAACATATGTATTGTTTCTCAATGCTGTTATGAATGAGTTCATTACAAAGTCTCGTAATCTAACCGGTCTTAAAAGGGCATACAGATTTGCAAAAGATCATAGAGCTATAGGTCTTGGTGTACTCGGATATCACTCTTTATTTCAATCTAAGCTTATTGAATTTGATTCGTTAGAAGCTAAACAGCTGAATCATGAAATATTCAAAACGTTAAATGAAAGAAGTAATGAAGCGTCTAAATGGCTTCATGATGCAAAAGGATATGAGTCTTTGAGAGATGGTTATGCAAATACTACACTACTTGCAGTAGCCCCTACAAAGTCTAGTTCTTTTATTCATGGTGCTGTATCTATGGGTATAGAGCCTATTAAATCTAATTACTTTATTAAAGACTTAGCAAAGTCTAAGACTGTATATAAAAATCCTTTTCTAGAGTGTGAACTAGAAAAGCATGGACTAAATACTCCTGAAGTATGGGAAGACATTCTTAAAAAAGATGGTTCCGTTCAACATCTTGACTTTCCTACAAAAGGAGTATTTAAGTCCTTTATAGAGATCTCACCAAAAGAGATCATTCTTCAAGCCGCACAAAGGCAAAAGTTTATTGATCAATCACAATCATTAAACTTAATGATTCATCCAAGTGTTCCTGCAAAAGATATAAATCAATTATATCTTTACGCTTGGAAAGAAGGAGTTAAGACTTTATACTATCAATTTAGTCAAAGCTCAGCCCAGGCTTTCTCAAGAAATATACTTGAGTGTTCTAGCTGTGAAGGTTAGAATTGTGAAGACTTTTGTGCTTGTTGGATTGCCTCATTTAATTCAGGCAATTCAACAGGACACAATAAGTCCAAACCTGCTTTAAATGTTTCTTCTTTTACTCCATCAACAAATATTATAATTGTAGGAGCCATTCTAATACGGAATTCTTTTTTAGATTTAGGTGACTTAGCTACATCACATCTATAATACTGTACACCCTGTAGTTTTTTCCAGTCTTTAAAAGCATTGTCTTTATTAAACTCAGCCCAGAATTCTATAACTACTACAGAATTACCATCATCAAACTGACTCTGACTACTTATCTTGCTATGTATATCTTTATCTGTAACCCAGCTTTGACTATATAATGTAGTTGAAAATAAAATAAGTATAAATAAGAAAAGTGTTTTCATCTTTGTTTTTGTATTTCATAGAGTCTCTCATCTATCTTATCAAGTTTATCCTTGATATCATCAACATCTTCTTGAGTATCCATGATAGTTTGTCTAATAAGCTCATCTTTTAGATCATATTCTGTTCTATCTATAACCGGTTTGGGAAGTTCTTTTGCTTCTTCTATATCAGACTGTAAAGCAAACCACATACCTACAATAGTTGCTACTCCTGCCAGAATCATACCTATTGTTTTTAAGTCTAGTGTTACTTTTGTTTCTTCTCCTATTTGCTTTGCCATCTTATTTAAATGTATAATTAATACCTACTGATGAGTTAAATAGTTTACTATCCCATAGTTTTGCATATTCACCTTCTAAAAACACACCAACGCTCTTGCCTATTTTCCAACCAAAGTTTACACCTGCTGAATAATCTGACCACTGTTCTGGTTTAGCATCTTCAGCAATACCACCTTGACCCCAGTTGTTTCTATTAAGATAACTAAAAGTCTCATCTCCGGCTATATACTTATGATACGGTAGTATCCAATTTGCATAAGCATGAACCCAAAAATTTCTTTTATAATGATAAAAATCAAAACCAACTATAGGAGCAATCTCTGCAAAAGGATCTAGCTCTGCCCATCTTTCTCTGTTATATCTGTTCATCAGCTGTGTAAATACTGTCTCTCTAAACTCTAGATCTGTATCAGCAATTCTATTACCTTGTGGATCTATCCAGTACCAGTCACTTACTTCATTGCCAAACTCATCTTGTTCTGTATAGTATATATCATCATACCCATATTCAAATCCTAGAGTATACCATGGATTTATTGGATACTCTACTACAGTACCATCTGGAGCTGTAAAGGTTTCTGTTTCATTTAACCATATCTCAATTGGATTATATCCATAAGCACGTTGATGAGTTCTTGCTATTGCACCGGCTGATATGCTAAACTTTTTACCTATTGGTAATCTTGCTCTTATTTCAGCTGATTGAAAGTTTAAGTTTATTCTACCAACTTCTCTAACCTCAGCTTTTACAATATGATATTTACCAGTATGTTTTAAAAAATATCTATGATTATCATAGTTCTCTCCTCTAAATCTTTCTTTCTCATAGTGAAACTGATACTCTAAACCTTTAAATGCTGATGTTGGTGCAGAGAATGCTAGTTGATTTTCTGTACCATCATAGTAGTTTCTTGGTTTTCTTTCATAATCAAATCTTGCTAGCTTACGTATACCAACGCCTATTCTATAGTCAAAAGGAAAGTCAGGTGTATTATCCTCTACTCTTGGTATGTCATAAATAGAACCGTTTGGATTAGTTCTCACAAAGTAAATGGGGTCTTTTGCTTCAATAGAATTACGTGCATCTCCTGCTGCATATACAGTACCATACTGTAAGAAGTCTTCATATATACCTTTAAAAAATCCTGGTTTTTCCTCTTGACCAAATGCAAATACACACATACATAAAGCTAGAACTAACAGGATATACTCTTTACTTAAAATTCTTTTCATAATTTTTTCTTTTTAATTCCTTTCTTTTTTTTTCTGTTAAATAAACTAATAGTAATATTAATACTCAAACCACCTAGAACAGTTGCTGCTAAATCTTTTTTATCAAATCTATTTTTAGGGTCTGTGCTATCTAAATATTCTTTTCCAACACCGGCTAGTACAGATGTTAATACACCACCTATAAAAGCTTTCTTCTTGTCACCAGTTTCATGTAAAATGATAGCATAACCAAGACCACCTGTTATAACTCCTGCACCATAATGCAGTTTTTTATCATCAGGAATTTGTTGACCTATCATAAGGCCAGAGCATAAGAACAACAGAATTTGTATTATCTTCATGATACACGGTTTTCCGTTGGCTTATACTATAATATAACCAATATTGTACAAATGTAAAAGTAATACAGGGAGAATTTTCTGTATATTCTACTTAGAGTTGGACCATTTATCATCTAGTCCATCCCAGTAAATATAAACTGAATCATCAGATGACTCTTCGGGATCTGTCATTACCACTGAAATATTTTGGGTGTATATTGTATTCCTATACCTATGTAGGGTCTTATTCTATCTGAGTACCCAATTCCAAGCTGTAGTCCAACACCAAACTCTTTTCTCTGTGATCTAGAAAAAGCTTTGAATTCATCATCTCTTTTGATTAATATTCCTTTGGCACTGTTAAACTGTAGACCAGGATAGTCAGTTTTTAAATTTACAAAAACTTCTTTAGATTTCAAATTTTGAGAAAGGCTTGCCTCTAACCATATGTCTTGTGTTAAGTTAAGACTACCAGCACCTGTTGTTATTAAAGTGTCTTTACTAAAAATAGGCATCTTAAAATCTATAACTCTTGAGCTCTTCCCAAACTTTATAGAATCAGTAAAACTTACAGGATGTATATATGTACCGTCTAGCTGTGCTATACTTGGGTCAACAACTGCCTGGAACACTATACTATCACGTACTTCAGTTATATATTCAACAACCGTTACAGGAGGTTTATTTTTTTCATACTCTACTTCATCTCCTAACTCACTAACTTTGAGATGTAACCCTCTTATCTCACCGTTAAGTATACCGTTCTCATCAACATAATTCTTGATTGTATCTGTTAAAGCAAGATTGTTATTAGTTATTCTTGTTACTTCCTCTTTTGCAACCCTTGTAGAATTACATTGACGCATCAATAACATAAATAATATTACAATACCTATCCCCATTACTAATTTTATATTCTTTAGTAATTGTTCTATCACTCCCATCATATCTTTATTTTATAAAGAAGTTGCTTTCATTGATATAATTATCCCACTTCTGAAGAGTATACAGAATTGGAATAGCATCCTTCCAGTTTTTATTAATCTTGAGCTCTCCTGCTCTTATCCCTCTTTGATACACATACTTAGAATCACTGTAAAACTCATCTTCACTTTTTGTAAGCATTGCTAAAGGTGTTCTTACAGTTAATGACATAGCTTCACCAAACTCTCCAAGAGTTCTTGTTGCTGCTATAGGTGACTTCATCATTTGATACATTTGTGTCCATGCATCTGGTGCTATTGGTACAAACAGTATAAGTTCTTTATAAGTTCTATCAGTTTGATATCTTAAATAGTTCTCTAATCTCTTTTCAAAATCTGAATCATCTTCATCATCTGCAAACAGTGCAGATAATATTTGTGATATTGCTATAGTTGAAAGTATAATTCCTATCTCACCTAAAGTTCTATATGTATTTAATAATTTATTCTCTGCTCTTTGATCATTTTGAGAACCATCACCTTTAAAACCATATGCTTCTTTAAAACCTTTACCATATTCAGTAAATGCTAACTCACCTTTTCTAATCTCACCAAGAGAATATTTAAGAAAACTCATAAAAGATTTATATCTACCTTCCATCCATCCTAAGTTCTCATCATAGTACTCTCTACGGAATCTAGCCTTTATAGCTGGTGCAACCCATTTATGGAACTGTGCAGCTAATCTACCAACAGCATGTGATTGCATTACCATTCTATCTTCTCTAGCATAGTTACCGTGTATCTGTTTATTTACTTCACGTATTTTGTTTCTAAGATCAAATCTAAAGTCATCATTATAATCTACTTCATTACCGTTCTTAAGAACAATTTTTGTAAAGCCTTTCTTTAAAACATTTGTTTGTGTTTCACCATCAAAATCAAATGCATCAAATAGAGATAGCTCTTCACCGGTTGTTGGATTCTTAATTATTGTATCCATTAACATAGCCATACCTACTTTAGTTTGTACGTTATATTCTGCAGCATCCTGGAGTATATAACCAAACTCTGTGGCTTTCTGGTACCAGGATGAATATGCTTTCTCTCCTTGTCTGCCTGATTCACGTATATCTGTTTTGTCATCCATCATTCTGAATAAGTCAACAAACGCTTCATATTTACTTAGTGGTCTCTGTGGATCATAAGCAGATCCTTTTGAAAAACTAAATGCATTTCCTGTAGCAATATCTGCTAGATTGTTTAGTGTATTGCTTTGTGCTGTTCTTTGTATTAGATCTGAAAGACCTCGTCTGTTAAACTCATATACTGCTCTATGGTATGCTTTCTTACTAAAGAACCTACCACCTAACATTTCTATATTATTGTTTAACTTACCTAGAACATAGTTATTAAAGTTACCAAACGGGTTAAATGCTACATATGATAAAGATGAATAACTAATAAGACCATCAGAAAGTTTTTCTAAAAATCCTCTTGTCATTTGTTCATTGTCATAGTATACCATACTCATCCACTTCTTAGCTCTCCTAACTATATTAGACTCAATATCTTTTTTCTGGCCTGTCTTAACCCTCTTTCCATTTATATACTTATATAGCTTTGTATCACCTGAAGGTTGATATTCTCTTTTTTCTAATACTTTAATCATAGCCTTCAAAGTATTTTCTACCTGACCCATAGTCTCATAGTGCTCTGCCATGGAATTAAACTTAATTAAGGCTGTTCCTAGATCTAGATTAAGTTCACCAAGTGTAGGTGCATTTTGTAATGAAGCCCTCCTACCTTTTAAAATCTTCATTTCTTCAGTATACCTTGTAAGATTTATCTGACCTTTCTTTTTCTTTTCATTTAAAGCATCTATCTGCGCTTGTACATCAGCTATATCTTTTTCTGTAATAGGTTTTCCTGTATAGAATATAGGTAACTGATCTACAAGGTTACCACGTTCATCAGTAAGTACAACTTTTTGTTGTGCAGTCTCAGTAAATAAATTTTCTACACTCCTTGACATTTTAGACCAAAGTCTTGTAACTAGATTAGGTTTTTCTTTTAAGTTTTGATATAACCTTGCCTTTATCAATGGGACTCTTCCAAGCATCTGACCTCTCTGACCCATAGGAAGTTTTGCTAGCAACTCTTTCTCATACAACCTTACAAATGTTTCATAAAAATCTTTTTGTGCTCTACCTAATTCATCAGTAGGATTCATTATAGCTTGGTATTTTTCACTAGTCAGAAGCTTACCATCACTACGTCTTGATTCTCTTGCAACTTTAAATTCTGGTTTTACTACAGATATTGTTTGTCCATATATGACCTGCCCTGTAGGTACACCATCTTTTCTTACAGCCTTTGTATATTCTCTTTTATCAAAGTACTTAGCCTGGTATTGTGCGTATGCTCTTGCAGATACACTAGATCTTTTCTTCCAATATCCGTGCTGGCCAGTTGGGACATAGTATTCAAACTTTTTTCTTTCCCTTTTAAATTCTTCTGTGTATTGATGATACTCACCACTTATAGGAGAGTTACCTAAACCTCTTGTTTCCGCTCTCCAAAAGTTAGCATAAGCAGCTTTATCCTCTGCAAGTTGTTTATTCCAAGCAATATCCTCTGCAGTTGCTGATGTGATATCTGTTACATCTCTATACTCTTTCCACTGTCCATTATCATCCATAAGCTTATCTCTAAGCATCTGCTCTTCATTACTATAAGCTTGACCTAATTTACTAACATATCTACCTGTAGGTTCACCATTCTCATCAAACTCCAACATAAAGTGATATAACTTCTGAGGATCGGTCTCAGGAGATAGTCTCTGTAACTTAGACGCTTTAGATCTGATTAAAGTATCTCTTTCTTCCAGCCTATCAAGAAGTTCTTGCTTTTTTGCTTTATAGATTTTATCCATAACAGCAAGTATAGTATCACCAGATGTTGCCAAATCACCGGTCAAGTATTCAGTCATACTAATATCTTGCCCCATAGTCATTAGGTCATCAAGATCTTCTTTTGTAAAATCTCTGCTTGATCTACTTTTTATAACTTCTCTTGTATAGTTTGTTATAGCTTCATCTACTAAACCTTCAGTAGCTTGATCACCAACCAACGTATTAAGTAATGTTTGAAATTCTAATACAAGAGATCTTTGAGTAGCATTTAAATCTTTTGATTGTTGTATAGTAAAAAGTCCACGGTATGTTTCTATAAATCTATTAAAGTTAAGAACATAACCAATATACTCTGGTTTACCAAAGTTTGCAGGATCTTGTATATACTCAGAAAACTTTCTTGTTTGTTTTAAACCATCTCGTAGTAGTCTAGTATATAATGTACTTCTAGCTTTAGGGCCTTCTTCTTTAGCAACAGCAATAGCTGCAAGTGTGTGTTGTATATTTTCTTTAGTTGCTTTAGCAGTCCTATCCATGAAAATGCTACTTTCTATTTTATCAATAGCATCCTCTTTTTTAATTAGTGCAATCTCATATGAATCTAATGCACCGCTTATTGTTGCATACTCTGTAAGACCGTTAGCATCTAATGTATCTTCTGACATCTGATCAACTGGATCTAGTATATCATCAGGTGTTATTCTTGCATCATCTGATAACTCATCTGCTGCATCTATTTGATCCTTGGCAACTGGGTCTACAAATGATGGTATTAACGTGTTTACCATGTTAATGTTTTGGCTGACAGGATGAGGCATCCAAGTGTCAAACTCAAAATCACCATTAAACTTTTGCTTCTTTCCTTTACCGGTTATATCAACCTTTATATGAAATGTAGAAGTAGAGAACTCACTCTGGTCAACTTCATAACCCATATTCTCTAGCATTCTTCTGTATAGATTTACTTGGAGATTATGTTGTTGTCTTGTAGATAGTCTGTCTACACCTTTTTGTTTTAAGAAACTATCATTCTTGAGATCCCAACCTTCATCATACTCTTCATTATTTCTAACAAAGTTTTTACTAGTCTTTAAATCTATAACTCTTAAAGCACCACTGCGTGTTACAATAACTAAATCAGCTGTACCAGCAATCCCGGTCTCTTTATCATAAAGAACAACTTGAGGTATTGCTATTGCACCATCTGTTGTAAGCATTCTTACATTAGCCTCCATAGTTTTGTAGGCTGCTTCTGCTTTAACAGGGTCTAAGAATTTAATATTATCTTTTATTTCGTCAAAAGTTTTGTCAGATACAATAGCATCTAATATCATATCAAACTCATTACCAATATCTAAGTTAAGCTGATTCTCTGCTTGTTGCTTTGGAGTCATCTTACCTTTGATAACTTGAGTGGCTGACAAATAATCTTTACCGTTAACTATATCTAGGTATGTATGGTCTTTCTCATTTAGAACTACAAGCGTATCTGCACCTTCTTTTGCACTGGCAGATAGTGTATCAACCTCTTGATCAGAAGTCTGTGCTAAGTTAAATAACCTCTTTATTACTTCTTCTTGTTTTGAGTTTACAGCTTGTCCTAAAGCATAATCTATAATGGATTGCTTCTCTGGAGTAAGATTATATCTAACCTTTGTATCAGCTACTCTTTCTAATTTAAACTCTATGTCTGAAGTATTAAGAAGTCTTGCAATATCAGATAGTTTGGCATTAGTAGTTAAAGATGATGCTTTAAATTGTAATGGACGCCCTGTTAAATACTGACTAAAGTTTTTAATTATCTCAGAAAACCACTGTAAAAATTGTTTTATAACATCTTTGAATGATCTTGTTGGATTTGTTTCATACTCATTATTAAAATGTCTAGACAGTGCTTGAGTAACAAGTTCTAGGTTTCTATGTCTTTGATTAAAACCTCTAGCGTCTGTATAGGAGTCTTCTATTTCTTGATTTAATACAGGAAAGTTTTGTTTAGCTTCTGCTAGTAATTTGTTAAACAATTCTGTATTATCTACAAGTAACCCATCTACAAATGGGTGTAGTATTTCTTCTATTGCTGTTTCATTGCTTACTCTTCCTTTTATTAAGACAGCATTGCCATTTACATAGAAAGATCTAATCTTATCAAAAGGCACCTTAGCTTTTTGTGATTCAGGTAAAGAATCATAGTACCGCTTTGCTTGAGCAACTGTGACAACCTCAACATTAATCTGCGGGAATATATTTGCTAAGTGTTGTACTAATTGTACAGAGTGTGTAGATTTATTATTTGTTGTAGCATCAATTAGATCTTTAGGAGTAAATACATTTTGCTTAACTATTACTTCAAAAGCTTTTTCTGTTCTCCTAAATGTTACAGCTTCTTCAGGTATATTATTTATCCTTAAATATCTTTTAGTAAGAGTTAGATTCTTCTGTAATACTGATTCATTGTATGTCCAAGTGTTTTGATCCCATGTTGTTCTCTCTGAGTTATTAATATAGAACCTACCTTTGTACATGCTACCATAACCAAGCCTACTAAGATTACCTAATAAAGCATCACCAAACTCTCTTCTTTTCAAAGAAAACAAAGCTTGTTGATCTTTCTTAAGCTGCATTGCTTGTTGTAGTGTTGGCAACTCTTCTGATCTGTTTAGCTTCTGCCAAGTATTAATAACATTTTCTGTTTTAAGATCAGTTTTAAATTGTTGCTTTAATGCTTGAAACTCACTTGTATTTCTATTTATACACGCCATACTTATATATTATAACATTCTTTTAATTTGTCTAAGAACTCTTGCTCACTTGCATATGTACCTGTCTCATACTCATTTATAAAGTCCTCTAAGCTATTTATACCATTCTCTGCTAAGGTAGCTTTTTTCTTGCTATCTTGTTGTATATTATCATCCCAATATTCAGTAAGCTCAGGATTTGTAGTTTCATTTGTACTACTTGAAGTGTTACCTAATAAAGCAGCTATTGCTTGATTATCATTTTGTATATCATCTTCTGTAACTTCTCTTTCTACAAGCTCAGCTTGTGGTACTTCACCAACTGTAGTATTCTTACCATCATACTCTACTGGTGCACCTTGTGCAATTTTTTGTGCACTATCTGTTGGTCCATCACCAATATTAATCTTATCAATCTCATCTAGCACATCTCCATAATTATCTGCAGTATCCTGACCAGTTGTATTACGTACATACTTTCTAACTTCTATCATAGTTGGTCTTTCACCAAACATAAACCCTATTGGATTTTGTGAATCTGATCCCATTGGCTCTACCTCAACATATTCAGCATAGTTTCCACTAACTAAGTTAGCTGCTGTTATAGGTTGTGGATTTACACTTTGTACTTTTGATAACTCAAAGTATCTATATCTTGGTTGATCCTGAGTTCCAACATTTACTTTAATTACATAAGGTAATAATGCTTCCATATAACTTCTATCCCCAGACTTCTCAAGAGTAGTTGATATATTCTTTCTGGCTAGTGTATTCTCAGCATTACCACTCTTAGAATTACTAGGTTTTCTTACTGACAAGAAATCGTCTGACTGAGTTATCCTTTGCCCTGGATATACATTAACTATTAACTTTGATGTCTCTGTTGTTTCATCTATGTATGCTACTTGTTTATTTGCATTTTGAGAACTCTTACTAACAGCCTTCTTGCCATCTGCAATATTATAACCAAACCTATTATTTAAACTATCCTTAATATACTTAAATACCTCTGGACTATTCTTCTGTAAAGCTTTTAGTTCTGACCTTGGTATTAAATACTTAGGGAACTTAACATTTTCATACTGACCTATTAAACTATCTAATGCATCCAGTTGAGCTTCAAAGTTTGCAACAAAAGTATCTAGCTCTTCATTTGTATAGTAGTTAGACTCAATATCAGCTAGTCCTTTCTTATATATAACTCCAAAACTATTACCATTGTCTCTAACAGAACGGTTGCCATCTTTTCCTAAAGCAGAAGCATTATCACCAAACACATACAATGTATTCTCATTAATACTTACAGTATGTGGTTTATAAGGTGAACTTTGGATTTCTATCTTTGTTGGATTAGGATTATATGTTGCAATATTATATGTGTTTCTTAAGTCTCTTCTATTACTAGCACTAGTTAAGTAACCCTTTAAGAAGTCTTCTACAAGATCATTATAGTTCATTCCAAATGTAGACTCAAAGAATCTATTACTACCATCTCTTAGTGCTGATTCTACATTATTTACTTGCTCTAAATAAGTGTCATAAGTAAATGGTGTGACTGCATCAAGTAATGATTGATAGCCGTATCTAAAACCATCCTTAACCATCATGTAGTGTATAATTTTTACAGCATCATTTCTGGTCTCTAGATTACCATACAATCTTGCAAATGATGATTGCAAGTTTACTTTTTGACTATCACTAATTCTATTAAAAGTATTTGCTGCTGCTTTATCAATACCATCTTTATTTCCTTCTTGATTTGCATTCTCTAATATTACAAAACTGTCTAAGAAGAAATTATTATTATCTATACTTCTAAGTCTTTCTACTACATCTGTAATTTTCTCACCCTCTAATTGTGGATATATTAAACTATTGCTCAATGATCCGGCTTTTACAGGATCATTATCCACTAATTTTTTATCATAAGCTTTAATGGTAAGGTATGCTAATATATCTATCCTAATGTTTTCCTTAACTTCATCAGTAAGCATTCTGCTGTTCATATTAGTCATAACCTTATTATAAAGATCTTTGAACAGCGGTGTTTGAGTTAAGAATACTTTTGGTAATATCTTAGATTCAATCTCATTAAATATTTTTATGTATTGACCTTGCCATGTATTCTTAAACATAGGTCGTACATCAATCAATGGTTGCTTGGCAGCAATTCTTTTTTCTCTATAGACTTTGTATGCTTTATCAGATAAACCAATACCTAAGTCTTTTAGATCTTGCTTTCTAGAAGCTATATCTGTAACTGTTGCACCAAGACCATTAGTAAGATTCATAACAGAACTTAGTTTTCCAAGATAAGTCTTAATACTATGTGCTGTTTGAAATTGTTTCAGTGTTGAGTATTCTTTTATTGCTTGATCTCTTGTAAACTCATCATCTTTTACTTTCTTTGCTAACCCAGCTTTTGACATACTAATCTTATAGTTAGCATCAATCTCATCTATAAGTAATGCATCTGTTACCTCTACCTCTGAAAGATCACCAAACTCTTCTTCAAGATTTGCAAGCCTTTCTCTCACAAGTGTTGCAATACCAGCATCAAATTGATCATCTTTATTTGTGGCTTGATAGTAAAGTTGTCTTAGTGATGGGTGGTTTATTAATAATATAGATGTCTTGATAGGTACACCTAATGCTGTCATTGAAGCAACAGTTGCTAATGCATCTCTATTTAAACCTAACTTACCTGACAATCTTAACTTTCCGTTATCAGTCATTGCTGTAATAAGAGCAGATAAAACATATTGGTTTCTATAATTACCATTGCTATCTTGTGTTTCTGAAAAACTATTATATTCTTTACCTCCTAATTCAAGTTGTGTAGTTGTACGTTGTTTACCCGCTGTAATTTGCTCTATAGTAATACCATACTCCTGTAGCAAGTTCAAGTATAAGTTAGGTAATACTACAGCACCAATAGATTTAGCTCCTGCTTTATTTGCTTCAAAGCTTAATAGTTGACCTAATGGGCTATCAACATCTATATCCTCATTATCTAGCATTTGCTTGAAGTAAGGAACTTCTGCTGCTAACTCCTGTAACAAGTCTTCAAGAGGCTGTGTAACTGCAGGTTGATAAGTAATAGGAACATCCTCACCAGGTGTATTAGTAACATGCTCATTACCCATTAAGGTAGACTTATAATCAACAATCTCATTGCTTATTGCTTCTATATATGGTTCATGCCCTGTCTTTTCTTTATACTCTGTGTATTGTTCAAATGTTATAGGTAATCCTAAAGCACTTAATGCTTTCATTGCATCCTCATTAAAACCTGCATCTGATCCTTGATCAAAGTCCACAGTAACTTCAGCACCGCTATTTCTAAATTTAAGTAATGCTTCATTTATACCAGTGCCTGGTTTTTTAACAGAGTTGTTTATTGCTCTTATATAATCTGAATACTTACCATCTTCTGTCTTAGCTTTTCCATACTCAAAGAACTCACCATCTTCTTCATAAAAGTCTTTTGATTGTACATATACCTTATCAATATCAAAGTCAGCACCTGATATCTCAATCAACTCTCTAGCAAACACTGCACTAGAACCATAGTATGTTGGCATAAAGTCAACCATTCTAATGTTTACTGTAGAGTGATTATCCTGTGATGGTATTCTAACACCAAACATTTTACTTACAGCTTCTGGCATAGCTTTATCAGTGTCTTTGATAAGATTACCTACATCTGCATGATGCGCTGGCATAATAGATTCTGTATATCTTTCTTGTTGATATTGACCTTGATCATTATAAACCTTCATGTTAGATCTTAAACGGTCTATTATAACAACACCTTCTGATCCTGCATTTTCTACAAGTCCTGCAAGACCATCAAGATTTTTATCATTACCTTCTTGGTATCCGCCTTCATCAATGTTTGCTACAATCTCTGGCTTTGATCCCATTCTTTCCCAAACATCTTCTCTTATAACCTCATGCTTATCTGGCATTCCGTTTTCATCTACTGAAAGAACTCTTCTATATATTCTTACACCATAGTCAGACACTAGAGCTAATGACATACCTGTAGTCTTTTCTGCAAGTACACCCTTAGAAAAGAATGAAAGGAATAACTCTTCAAACTTCTTAACTGTTTGCGGGTTATTTAAGTTATACTTTTGTTGTCCTGTTTCATCAAGTGAGAACATTTCAAGTGTATTACTTGTAGCATTAGATGCTTCTAAACTTGATTGTGCATACTTAAGATATATATAGAGATCTGGTTTGATTTCACCTTCAGCAATACTTTCTTTTAATAATTCATTTGCATATTCAATATCAAAATTAAATAAGGAGTTTCTTCTATTTAGGTACTTGAGAGTTACTCTATCACTAACAGCTTTATTATAGTTTTCTCTTATCTTACCAACAGTAGTCTTCTCACCATTTAAAATTACAGGAGTATTATCGTTCTGCTCAGATGTTACAAGAGTTTTAACCTGTGTAGGATCTGTAACTAAAAGCTTATTAGATGGATTTACTGTCTGTAGACCCATAAAGTTTGCATCAAGAACCATAGATTGGTCTTCTTTAAACGCATTTGTATTATCTAATTCTGATAGTGGATTAACATTCTCCTTCAGCATCTTAAGTGCTGATACAGGTGCAGCTAAGGCAATAGTTTCTTTACCTTTCTCAAACTCCTCCAACTTAACTCTTAAGTTATGTAGTCTTACTTTATTTGCTTTTGGTTCTGTAAATCCAGATTCTTTTGTTGATGTATATTCAGGAGTTAAAACAAAAGCTGACATCTTAACAAAAGTTTTACCATCAGCATAGACAAACTTCTTAGAGTTTATCATTTCACTTGCTTTAGCATAGCTTTCATTTGTCTGATCAGCATTTCCAACTAACTCTTCATATGCTATATCTTCTCCTTTTTCAATTCTATTTAATAAGTCTGCTTGCTTAGCACTTAGCTTACCAAGACCAAACCACATATATCTAAACGCCTTGGTTGTCATCCAAAGTTGTGCATCAGCATTATCAGTCTTACCATCATTAAATGTATTATCTACACTTGGTTCTGTAAAAGCAAATAGATTCATCTTTTGCAGAGGATGATTGATACCATACTCTTCTGCTTTTATTATTGATGCAACACTATCGTATGCTGCATTCTGTGCCTTAGCTCTTTTGACCTCATCAGTAGGATCTTTAAGAGTCATAGCAACATCACCTAGTAATACTTTATTTAACTCAGAAGCATTAATCCAGTTGTTAAAGAAAATCTGCCTTAAGTTGTAGTTAATATCATCTGTTAAATTTAACAACCTATTAGACAGTCTAACTTCTGGAGTTACTGATCCATTTGCATTTTGCAATCCGTTTCTAATATATGTACTAAGATCTGATTCATTAGCAACAGAGTCTAGCTTTCTTCTAAAGTTGAGATACTCTTGCTCTAATCTATCTCTTAAGAAGTTGTCAAATGCAGCTTGATCACCTATAGCATCTTCAAATGATATGTCTTCTCCATTTCTGTAAGCTTCATTAATCTTAGACTCTAGGTAAGTTTCATAGTTATTAATAACTTCTGATGCACCATCTGTATCTTCTGTAGCATTGTCTTCTGTTCTAACCACTTCATATAGGAACATTTCTTTTGTACCCTTTAAGAACTGTCTCATGTCACCAGACTCAACCCAGTATTGTGCCTCACCTATACGTACAGGATTTGTGTGCGTATCTGTCTTTTCATTGCTAACAGCTGCACCAAGTAGATTAATTATTCTATCTCTGTTTTCTGAGTTAACTCTCGTCTTACCTAAACTCTTTATAGGGCCTTCAAAACTATTTGTTGCTTTATCAAACTGCTGGATTAATACATTACGTACTTCGTTGTCAGCAGTAAACTTAATAACATTTTTTGCATTCTTTTCATTATATACAAATGCATTCTGATCACCCTCTTTAATTCTATTTACCTGTACTTCTGAAGTTTTAGCTCTTACAGTTTTAGTAAAAGTATCTGTTTCCTTTGCTTCTCTAAGTATATAACCAGTCTTTGTAAACTTAATATTTCTCTTCTTACCACTATTATAGTCTACTATGTTTCTTTCAGTTGCTGTATCAGGATTTGTTTCTTTTTTTATTCTTTCAAACTCTGCTTTAATTTGATTTTTAAATACATTAAGAGCTTGATCAGTCAATACTATTTCACCTTTCTTATTTTCAACAGCTTTGATGATTGGAAGTTTTGCCATATCACCAGTATTAGAAGCCTCAATAACTCTTATCAATACAGGAGCTAAAGCTGTTTCTACAAGCTCACCTGTCACAGGATCTTCTGTAATAATTACTTGATCCATTCTACCTGTATTATTTCTAAATAAATAAGTATATGAGTTAACTAAGTTTGTAATAAAATCCTTTGGAGTAAAGTCACCATACGTTGTACCTGTACTTCTTGATTCATCTACACCATCTTCTGTAATATCTATGTTACCTGTTTTACCACCTGATATTCTAGTAATCCCTATCATACCAGCAGAAGCCATGCTTATAAACGCATCATTATTTAGTAACCAGTTATTAATTAAGAAGTCATCATCCTTTGTTTTAAGATCTTCTAACAGCTCAGGATTATTTAATGCAGCCATTCTTTTTAAATGATATGTAGGCTTTTGATGTGCGTATACTAAGTCACCGTTTGCATTTTTAAATACTGATGCACCAATTGTTTCATCAAATGGAGCGTTTGTCATAGACATTTTTTTAAGCACTCCCTGCATACCTACCTCAGATGTACTAAATACATATACATTATTTTTTATGGTACCTTTTAAATTACTAAGGTCTTCTGAGTCTAATGGTTCTGCGTTTTGATAAGCATCTAATAGTAGTTTTTCATCTGCAGAAAGATTCTCAGGTTTTACTCTTTGTAGTATGCTATACTTAATAAATGTAGGACTTATAGTAATACCAACTGTTCTAGATAAGTTCTTTGATAGTCTTGTAAATAGATCATTACCGTTCTCATCTTCCTTATACATATTCTCTTTAGTCTTTTTACCTAAAGGTTTATTTGGTGAAACTGCACTCTGTAAAACATTTAGTACGCTAACAGCTTCATCTCTTGCTGTTTTATCTACTGATAAACTATTTCTGTAAAGGAAGCTATAAGCTTGACCCCACTTATCTATCTGTGAACTTGCATCATCTCTATTTGCTGCAGAATACGTTAATACTCTTCCGTTCTTATTTCTATGTATAAAGATGTAGTCAACTCTAAAGTTTTCCATACCCTTGATAAGAGCATTAAAAAACAGAGGATTCTCAACACCTTCTGTCCATTGATTATTATTTATTTTATCCTGAGTGATCCCAAGGTCATTAAAAAATCTATTAACAACAGCTCCTGTTTGTGGATTTGTTTGACCAAATACATATAACTGTTTTAGTATTTGTGTTGGATCTGTGGTATTCTTTACAGCTTTTAGCATACCATTATATACTTCTGCAAAATCTACAGGAACAATAAGTTTTTCTCCAGGTGTTAATTCTGTATTTCCAAAGATGTCTTGCTGTTCTAGCGTAGTAGTCATTATATAACGTCTAAGCTTTGCAGATAAAGAATTAAATCCACCAATTAATGATGCATCTACATCCCAATTATCAACGTTTCTTAAACCTTGACTATCTTCTTTTTGCTCTGCCACAAATATTTGATCTTCTAAATTTATATCTACAAGATTTAAAAACTTAGATACAGAGTTTTTAATTTCTTCAGGGAAGTTTTCTAATGCATCACTATAGTCATTCATTAGTAGTAGCCTCTCGGTAGTTTGATTTTCATTAGCAGGACTACCTACATCATATAGCTTTTTAAAATCTTTTAAGACATCATCTAATAACTCTTCTCTTGTTATATTTGCATTAGTATTAGCCTCTTCTCTTTGTATATAAATAGCAGCCATGCTTCTGACCATTGCATTAGCATTGTCAGAATCTAAATATTGAAAACCAACCTTATCTCCTACCTCTATCTTTTCAAAAGGCACTAGAGCATTTGCTTCTATTGTTAACCCCTGTAACGCAGCTTGTGTAAAGCGGTTTTCAACCGGTTGTGCTGACTTATACTTACCAGAATCAATATTTTTAAATAGCTCTGTAAGCTCATTCTTACTGTATACACCCAGTACAGATTTAATCCATTCAAGGATTCTAGTGAATAAAGACTTAACCTCACTACTTGTGTTAGTGTCTTTTGGGCTCGTCTTGAATTTCTCAAATTCATCTGCCAAATACTCTTCATAATACTCTTCTATCAAACGTGCTTCTGACATATTCTGATATGTGTCAGCAGAGTTTCTAAATTTATTTAATTCTTCTTTAAAGTTTTTACCCTCAGCTCTTAGCTTAGCTCTTACTTCTCTTCTTGCTATACCTAGATATTTAGTTATCTCTTGATCAGTAAGTAGCATTCTAAATACACCGTGGAATGCTTCATGATATTTAAATGGGCTTGTTGCTCCTGTATATATAGTACCTTTAACATTAAGACCACCAGCTAAACTGTTAAGACCTAAAACAAATGCACCAACTCTAACACCACCTGCTTTCTGATTATTAGCTAATGTTCTTATATCTTGTACAGTAATATATGCTGGTAAGTTAGCAATAGCCCACGCTTCAAACTCATCTATACTTGTAACATCTGTAACTGATAGCTCAGGACTTATTACTTTATTAGCAATAAGATTATTTAATTCTGCATTTAATCTTTTTAATTCAGCATCTTGTTTAAGTGCTTTCTTTAAATTCTTTAATTGCTTTGCAGCTTTTAACTCTTCTGTAATCTGAGCTTTTCTAGCTTTAATATCTTCTTTTAACTTAGCTTTTTGAATTTCTAAATTAGCTTGTGGATTATTAGAAGCAAGTTCTTTAATCTTTTTGTTAACCTGTGCTGTTTTATCAGACATTATTGCAGTCTCTCTATCTGATAAAGTTTCTCCTGTCATTACTTTTCTTGCAATGTTCTCTATTCTTTCATTGCTAACTTTACCATTATCAATAAAGGCTTGATACTCTTGATCAGAAATTTGTCCAATAGGTGCATCTTCTTCACTCATTTGAGCAACCATGTCTTCTAGAGTCCTAGTATTCTGTTTTTCTTGCTCAGTCTTTTTCTCTTCTACGTTAGCTGCATCTTCACTAGCTTGCATGCTAGCAGAATCTTGCGTAAGATCCAATCTTATATTGCTTCTAACTCTACCATCTAGTGTTGTAGTAGTAAGGTCAACCAAGTTTCTAACACCTTTATCTGAAGAAGTAACAGGTATTTTCATATCAAAGCTCTCCTTCATATTCTTTGTGGTGACTTTGATACCTTTTTCTTTGGCTACTTCTGTTTCATTCAATAAATCAAATAGTTCTGCTACATCCCCATAGCTTTCTGACTCTGCTATTTTTGCTACACCCTCTTGAGATATTACAATAGGATTTGGTTTACCTTTTAGTTTACCCTTAGTGTGTAGTATAATAGGCTTACCCGTCTCTTTATCTATAATATTTGCTTCTATTCTACCTCCTGGATCTACTCTTAACTGTATCTTATAACCAGGAATTGTAGAGATAAAAATATCTTTAGTAAAGTCTTCATTCCATTTCTTATTATAAACTAAGTCTTTTCTTTTTGACTGGCTTACATTTTCTGGATCAGATAAGTTTTCTTGTCTTGTTTTAACTGCTCTATCTATAAGTTGCTTAAACTTGTCATTGACAGCTGCTGGTGTAAGTTCTGCTGGGTTTAGTTGTGCTAAAGTATAAACACCCATAGGAGACTTTATGATTGCAACATATGCTCCCATATTTCTTGCTGTCTTATATAATCCTTGTGATGTTAAATCTTGTTTTATTTTTTCTACAACTGCTGCCTCTTCTTCAGCATCTTCTATATTAGTCTTAAAGTCTTCCCTTCTTGTTACTTTTGTTTTACCATTCTCATCTACATCAGTCTGGTATCTGTTATCTAGAATAACAATATTACCATCAACAGTATAGTAGTCTAATTCCGTTAGAGACTTAGGTGCATCAAAGCTAAATGATCCTTCATTATATGTAAATCCAAAACCAGTACCTAAGAAATCACTAAGTTTTACAGTAACTGTGCTATTCTTACCTAACTTCTTTTCAACAAACTCTAAGAAGTTAGCTGATATAGTAAAGTTATCTCTAATTTTAGAAAGTGCATTTACTTGATTACCAAAGAATGTATTTTGCGCAGTATCTTTATCTATTGTTCTAGGATCAATAGCTTGACCTTGTTTATTGTAAATAACAACATTGTCATTTGGTACATATCCAAATATACCACTTGCACTATCAGACGGTTTAATACCTTTTGATTTTAAAATACTATTTATTTTTTTAGCAACTTTTGGGTTTCCTATCTTAAGAGCAATAGTATATTTCTCTGACTTTCTCTTTATATATGGGTTTGAAGATTTACCTTCATATGCATAGTTCTCTCCTATAACCCCTCCATTAGGATTTACAGTTATAACTAGTTCTATAGTAGCTCTTTCTTCTGGAGTAAGCTCAGTCATAATCACATCATATCTTCTCTGAGCTTCTTCTCTTGATTCTCCTTTGTTTTGATGAGCATATGTTTTAGTTGGTTCACTAATTTGTAATCTACTTACATCAGTTGGTACCGTGCTAAAGTCTAGTGTATCTATTATTGTATATGCATTAGCAAACTCACCCGGTTTGATTACTTTTGTAGCATCTTTTCTTTCTTGACCTTTTGTATCTACTTTATCAACAGGAAGCAAGGAAAGATTTCCAAACTTTTCTAGAGATGTAGGAGATGTAGTTACTATAAATTTGTTACCGTCTGCATCTTCTACTTCTGTACCATATGATAACATTATATCATTTCCGTTTACATCTTTATCAAATGCAAACGTATCTGATGTAGGTACTTTTTCTGCTAAAGTATTTAAACCTTTTACTGCTGCCCCTACTTTGCTATATACTCCATTTGGTGTTAATTCAGCTGCTTGTAAAAGTTCTTCTGATACATCTTTATTATCAACAGTTCTAATTTGCCAGTACTTTGTGGCATCTCCTGAGTCTGGATCTATAGTAGAAAACTCTACAACAACATAACCACCTCTTGGTTTTCCAATAACTTTACCACCATACTCTACTTCTTGAACACCGTCTCCTAAATCTTCTGCTTGTTCTACTGTATAGAAGTCATTGTATGTCAATCCACCTGCCTCAAGAATATCTTTTACATCTGGATTTGTTTCTTGATTTACTAACCATGATGTAAAACCTTGATCAGTATTATAGGCTTCCATTAGATCTTTCTGTGATTTATACTCTTCTTTTAAACCACCTTTGTCATACCAATACTTTTTAAGAGCTTCATAAGCTTTTACTGCCAACACAGCTTCTTGTGAATTTAACCAAGCTGCTTGACTCTTAGCTTTCTTACCAAGAGATTGCTGATCTCTCTTATGCTTTCTATATAATTTATTTAGCAGTGCTTTAATTGTAGGATTCTGTGTAGTATCAGTACCAAACGTTTGACTTTCTGGAGCATTTATTTCTGCATTATCTAACACACTATCAATCTTATCCTCTGACTCTTTAGTTTCTTTAGCTCTTGTTTCTGCAGCTTGTGGATCTTGTTGTACATCTTCTGTATCAGATATGTCCATACTATCATTATAATTATCAATGGCTGCACGGACTTTTAGATATAAATCTTTATCCATTTTAGGATCAACAACACCTTGTTCATTAAAGAATAATTGTAGGTATCTTGCATCTCCTGTTTTTAGGAACATCTCAGCTTGATCAGCATCAGGGTATACACCTAAATCATTTAATTTATTGAGTAATAAATTTGCTTCAATCTTGTTAATATACTTCTTTACTCTCTTTTCAAAATCAGTCTTGTTCTTTTTAAATAGCTCTTTGTTGATAGCATACTGTCTCGCAACAATTTTATCTAATTGTTCAGGATTGCTTAAATATTGTATTGCTTTATCATATGTTTTTGCTCTACCTTTTAGTGCTTTGTAGTCTACAATTTTCTTCAATACCTCATCTATTCTTGCATTATCTACAAACCCATCTTTACTCTCTGCTAGGAACTGGACATAGTTTTGAAATACACTTCTTACTTTACCTATCTTTCTTCTATCAAAAGAACCATCTTTAGTAAGATTCTTTGGATCATTTAATATTTTTCTAATAGCATCTAAACGTTTTGCTTTGTCTACTAGTTTTTTCTTCTGTTCTTTATTTCCTTCTATGTCATCTAGAACTGCAGCTTCAGTCATTAAAGTCTGAATCTCTTTTGTAAGAGTGTCCTTATCTAATAACACTGTTAAATCAGAAGCCTCTAACTTTGATAAGATAGGATCTGCAGCTAGTTCATTATATATTTTATTTGATCTTTCAAGTGCTCTGTTGAAACCATCTTCAGTAAACATTTGCAAGAACCTAGCATGTTCAAATGCTATTTCTTTTAATGCCTCATCATTATACTCTCTTGTTCCTTTTTCAAACTTACTTCTATCAAAAGGATTTACATACTTATCTTTATTTCTATTATATCTATCTTCATAAGTATCTATCTGACCAAGCATGTCTGTTATCCTTTCTCTAAGCTTACCTGATTTAATTTCTTTTTTAGATGCAGGAAATGCTTCTGATAGTTCTTGATCTGTCAAGTTTAAAAAGTCTTGAAGTTGGTTTCTAAATAAACCTGCTGTTCCATTTTGGAATATGGTGTGATACTGATGAAACTTACCAAAGTCTTTTGCATCTGTAAAACCAAATTGATCTTGGTCATATAGATTTTTCTTCATTTCATTTGCAACTTCTTTTTGCACCATGAAGTTCATCTTCTGTGGATCAAATAATGCGCTAGGATCTTCTGCTTGTTTATTCCATGCTTCATTATGTGTGTCTACAAGAGACTTAATAAAATTTTCTCTCTTCTGTTTTATATCAGCCATACCTTTAGGATCAGTAACCCTTTGGTACACATAAGGTAAAGCTTGGAAATATAGCTTTTGCGGTCCTTGCACAATACCACCCATCAAGAAACCAGACATAAATGTTTCAAAACCTTGTGCACTAAACTGACTACCAACTGCTGATGCAACAACATTACTATGTAGATCAATACCTCCTTGCGTTGGATCATTCAATACTGCAGAATAGTAGTCTTTAGTTCCTTTTGATATAGCTTCTTGAGCAACTTCTTGAATACCCTCCGCAAGATTTTGTGAAAAGTATCTTAGACTGGCACCAGCCGCCATAGACAGTGATCCTTTTACACCTGCAGCTTTTAATCTATTAAAATAACCTTTGATTCCCGTTCCTGCATCTTTAAATACATTCTTTGCAATTTTACCATCAGCACCAATTGTCTTAGTTCCTTGTATAATTCTTCTACCAAATCCCGTTATTCTATCATTCATTAATCTACCAAGTGACTTATTAAAACCACCCATTGCATTACCTAAGACAAACTGATTTGATAAGTATATAAGAGGAGCATTCCTCATGATTGTTCCAAATGCTGCTTTCTCTGCATTCTCAGCAATACCTTCCATTTGTTCAGGTGATATATTCTCATTACCACTCTTGGCTCTTTCTATAAGCATACCATTAGATATCTGCTGTTGGTACACCATACCCCCTTCAAGTTTAGACTCAGCCATAGCAAGGTTTAGTGATCTTGCATCTCTATAGAATCCTCCCATAAATTTACTGGCCTTAGCCATATTGGTAAGATTCTGAGCACCATTCTTAGCTGTATGTAAACCTTTAACAGCAGCCATAGTCTCAGGAACAAACAATGTACCTATTGCACCCCACTCACCAGCTTTAGTTGCTTTCCAAAAATCTCTTGCTTTATCAACATTATTTATCGTCTTAAGCATATTCCTTGTAGCCTTAGCCATTCTAGTAATAGCAAAACTATTTGCAATAGCTTTTCCAATTCTACCAAAATTCCACGCTGTTCTTGCAGCTGCCGGTCCTCCTGCAGCACCACCTGTAGCTAATGTTGCACCTGCTAATAATAATTCTTCTACTGCAATAGATGATATAATACCTACAGTATATCCACTATTTAAAAGCATGTTATTTGCAAAGCCACCAAAACCACCTCTAGAAGACATACCTATAGCCATTGCATCCTCAAACTCTCCAGCTGTTTTAAGATCTGGTGCACTAAAATAAGGGTCTGCATCAAATAAGTCACCTACAGATCTATATACACTTGTAAATCCAGAACCTACAAGTCTTCCAAATTGACCCCACATTCTAGACATATCATCATATATATCTGAATTAGCATTATAAAATTCTTCATTATTTGCATATGGATGAAAACCTAATTCAGCAAACTTAGGATGCTCGTAATATCTATCAAAACCAGATGCTTTTCTACTAGCATATATAGGATCTTCTATAAAAGGTTTTTCTGGACCTAAATCAACTCTGCCTGGATTGTCTATTAAGTTCTGTAGATTACGCATAACACCCTCTTCAGTACTTATATCAGCGGGAAGTTGTTGTAATCTTGGATTGTACTGACCTACACTATTTTCAGGATAAGGTGTATTCATATTAGCCAATGAAGTTGGTGCATAACTATTTATGACCGGCTTATAAGAGTCCAGCATTTTTACATAGTCAGCATCTAAGCTTGGATCAAACTCTTCTGTATTAGGTCCTTCCCACCACTGATCTGTAGGTATAAACTCAAATCTATCAGTAGGAACCGATGCAGGTACTGTACTAGCACCTAGCCCTGCTGATTCAGCATTTATTTTTGGTTCATTTGGTAAGCTCATATTATTTATTTTGTACCGTTTTGTTTTGCATCTGCATCATACAGAGTGTTATTAGAGTTCATTTTATCTTCAAGAGTTATCTCAAAATATTTAACAGCATTATCTAAATGACTTTCTACTGTTCCGCCTTTATATGTACTAGCTATCCATTCATTTAAATTAAATGCTGGTGTTGCTATATCTACAAAATTACCTTCTTCTGAAGGTTTATATTGTTTGTAAGTAATCTGTGCCATATGTGCTCCATTAACATCTTGAAATACTTGAATTGAACCTCCGTTTGTAACCGAGTTAAAATATTGTTTATTATCAGAAGTGTTTATTTTATCTTGTACATATGAATAATTATACATACCATCTCTTCTTATACTTATATCCATTTCTTTATCAAACGCAAATGTTAATGTACTATATGATGCTAAGTCTGCATTACTTATCATTGCAGGATTAGTTCCTGTTGTTTTACCTGCTTTAATCAAAGGTAGTGTTTTTTTAACCCATTCCTGATCAAAATTAATAACATATGCTGCATGAGTCTTATCACCAACCTCTGGGTTACCATATACATTATTATAGGTTATTGTTGCTTGTGGTCTACCCGTTTGTGGTTGATCTGGATTTTGACTCCAAGATTTCATATCTCTAATGTATGATCTAAATAAGTCCATTGCTATTGTATTACTTACAGCATTAAAGTCTGCTCTAGTATTTCTACCCATATCACCAGGCTGTATAGTCATCTTTTGAGTAGGAGTCTCATTAAATTGAGTAATTATATCCATAACTATTGATGCACCGTTTGCATCCTGATTAATCATTGCAGGATCTATATCAATATCATATTGAGGATTAATTATTAAATCACCTACACTGCCTAAATATTCTCTACCACGCATAAACTGTGTAAAATTAAATGTGGTAAAGTCATCAGTTGGGTTACCACTTACAGTAACTTGTTCTGGTGTACCGCCTTTAGTCAAAACTTCTGTAATATCTGGTGCTATAATTGAACCCTGTGATTTATTTAATGCACCATACATTAAATCATAAAGCATTGATGCATCTTTTTTAGCCTCATCTGTCATAAAGTATTTCTCTGTACCCGCTAATATTTTGGTACCATCTTTTATACTACCACTTCCATAGTATACATTTCTTTCACCAATATAGTTTTCATCATGCCCTGAATCAGGACCAAACCAAGTATGTTGTGACCACCATCCTCGGTTACCATCAGTAAGTTTCTTTTGTCTAGCAAGGGTTACATATTCATTTACAAACTCCTCTTTAGTTTTTAAATGATGGTTGCCATCACCTAAGTTAGTAAATAAGAAGTCTAATGGAAGTGCACCACTACCGTCTTTATTTAATGTACCCTTATCAGGGTTTGTAAACTCTTTAACTTCACTGCTACCTTCAAATAAATCACCAGCTGCTGCCATCAAGTTATACTGATTAAAGTAGTGATTATGCAATCTCTGATTACCTTCAATTAGTTTTGCTTCATATTGATTTACATTTTCAAACTGAGATTTAAGTTTTAGATAATCAATTCTTTTTGCTCTAGCTACTGCATCAGATGGATCTGCATCTACTGCTGTATTATCATAAGCTAAATGCGGATACTTTTCAGCTAAAGCATTTTGATTTTCACTATTTGGTACTAGTATGCTATTAAACTCTGCATATATTCTATCTATATCACCTTTATATTTAAAAACACCATCCGCACTTGTATTTAATAATTGATAGAAATTCTGTCCATCTGTTGAATTGACGCCACCTATAGGTAATTTTTTCTCTTCACCATCAATTGTAAGTGTGTATAAATTATCTGTAACACCCGGTTGCATAGATCTAAGGGCTGTTGTAATAGCTTTTATTTTTTGTTCTGTATTTACATTATCAAACTCTGCAACTTTGTTTAAGTTATATTTTACAATATCATATTTTCCTTCTCCATCATCTACAAAGGTAATATTACCAGGACCACCAGGTTTAGCGTTTAATGATGAATTGCTTAAAACTCCCGGTTGATTCTTAGGATCTAATGATGCCTTTAATACTTCAAGATCAATTCTGTTTTGTTGTCTTATAGCTTCTAATGCTTTAGAATATTGAAACTTTCTTTGTCTACCATACTCTGGGTTTTCCATTTTAATAGTAGTAGAAGCGTTCATCTTACCAAAAGATCTAGCAGCAGCAATCATATCATCTTTGATATTAAACTGCATTTGCATATTATAAGCTCTATTAAGAAGATCTTGTGTAGATGAACTAGTAGTAGGCATAACTCCTTCAGAAATAATATTATTGCTAGTTTCTATTCCAGCCTTTAAAGACTGATATACTTCAAACTGTTGACGCATTTGTCTTTCCTGTACAGAACCAGCAACTATACCTTTTTGTTTTTTAAATAAATCCCAACTTGCATTACTATTTGTAGATTGATTTAACTCTGTTTGCTGATTGATTTTTCTTTCACCAGCCTGTGTAGTAAACTGATTTATTGTTTTAAGAGCCCATTGTCTTTGACCCTCTTGTACAGAGTTAACAGCACCTGAATCAATCATTTTTTGTGCCGTGTTTCTACCATCAACATAGCTCTGAGTAAAATAAGCTTGTTGTACTCTTGGGTCACCAGTCAAAGTTCTTTGTAGCATTTCTAAAGCCGGACCTGTTACAAGATCACCGTTCTCTCTTGTAATAATCCATTGACCATCAGGACTTAATTCATCCATTTTTACATTTAAACCAGACTCTTTTAATACATCTAATGACATTTGATATAAGTTAGCATTAGGTATATACTTAGGTATAGCCATGTTTAGTGCATCATCTTTTGGTGCATTAACAAAATCTTGCATCTGGTAGTCCATTGCTTGTAGTCCTGTCTGCCACCACATCTGCCTTCTATCTTTATCAGGATCGTTCATCAATCTATTAGCATAAGCTCTTTCATTTTGATATGCTTTAGTTCTAACCATATCACCTACAATTATATCTTCTTCAAAGAAAGGTTTAAATACAGCCTTAGCTGCATCAACATTTTGGATTAATGATAAATCCATTCCTGATATTTTTTGTAGTTTATCAGCAAGACCAGCTGTGTACTGATCTCTCATTGTCTGTGTGTCTTCTCTAGATAGTGGTGCATAGACAATCTTACTATACATATCATTTAATTGCTGATAGTTAGTATTATATCTATTTGTTTTTATATCTAATACACTAGACAAAAACTTGTAGTCCGGAGTAAATGGTTTAAACTCCGGCATATATGATTTAGAACCTGGTATATATGTTGCCATAATTTGTTTATTTACGGTAGCATTGACCCACTATAAAATGGGACAGCCATTCTTTTTAATTTTTTTGTTTGTCTTCCTTTCCTTTCTCCACCTCTTGCTTGTACATATCCTGGAGTTTGTGTTGACATATTAGTATTATTACCTGGATATCCAAATGGATTTGTATATGGATTCATCATTGCATTTTGATATTCTCTTTGGATATTAGTTTGTTGAGGTGTTGAATTATTATTTAGACCCATAAACATTGTAAGCATCTCAGGTGATACCTTGGTATCTGCTGGCAACTCTCTTCTTAATTTTGCATAACTGTTTAAGAATGCCTGTTGCTGATCAACCGGTTGTACTGCATCAAATGCTCTTGCATCCACTTGTCCTATCATACCGCCTGTCATAGGATCTATATTAAAGTAATCTTGTGTAAGATTCATATTATATGTATTGGCTCTGTTAGTTAAAGCATTAGCATATGCATCAGCGTATTGCTCTCTATCAAAGTTCTTTTCATCCATATAAGTTTGTAATGCATTAACTGTATCATCATACTCTTTAACATTTCTATCTCTTCTCTCACGGTTAATCTTCATGTCAATCATTGCATTCTGATACTCACCTCTATTTACAATACCTACATTCTTGGCTTGTATATCATTTACTGCATCTGCAACAGCTTTCATTGTTTTACCAACTGCAGCACTATTTCTTGCTGATCCTGCAGACGCTCCTGAATACATATTATTTGCATTCATCAATATAGAGTTCTGCTCATTAACTGCAGCAATAGTTCTTGTTGGATCTATTACATCATAACCAACAGATACATCTTCTACTTCAGGTTGCCATGGTAAAAATAAATCTCTTTCTCTATTAGCAATAGCATCCATCTTTAGTAAGTCCTGTACCCAAAAATCTGCATTAGGTAAAGGTTTAGGTCGTGCTACATCTGGTGGTGTAAATGGATCTTTTTCTTCTTCTACTACAACTTCACTAGGTTTATATGTCTTAGTAATATTAAGCTGATCTTTCTGACCTAAAGTTGTATTACCATACCATGTATCTGCTTTAGATACACTTTTCATGTATTTAAATTCAGGATCATCCCCTTCTTTCCATGCTGGGTTTAATACTACATCACCTTGATCATCAACACCCTCTGTGAAATAGCTACCAAGTATTTCTTCATCAAACTTTTCACCATTGATCATCTTTTTATACTCCTCAATTCCTTGCTGTTGTAAGTTATTGATATAACCTTGTTGGAAGGTTAGAGTTTCTTGTTTACTAGGTACAGTTAATGGAATATAGCCAGGTTGACCTTCCATCTTTGTATTATAAAGATCAATAATACCTCTTAATTCTTTTGTTGCATATCCTCCAGCTTTATCTAAAGAAAATCCTTTATCTAATCCTTTTGATCTTATATCAAAACCATTATCTTCTAAAAGCCCTGGGTGTTCTTGAGCAAACTTATATATCTCAAAGTTTCTTCTTTGAGCTTCTTTATAAAATTTATGATAGTCATCTTCTGATACTGGTTTCCTACCTGCACCTTCAGTACCTTGAACATAAGCTTCATACCTAAGCTTTCTAGCATCAGCAAACTGATCTGAGTCATAATATTCTAGATACTCTGGAGAACCACCAGTCAATGATGTTTCTATAGGATCTGTTCCTTCTTCTGGTTGAATGGTTGTTGTAGTTGTAGATACATTATTAGTATTATTGGTATTGTTAGTATTGCTAACATTAGGATTACCCATACCGTTATAAGGATCAAGAGGATATCTATCTTGGAAATTAGGAATACCGTCTCCATCTGTATCTTGTTTTCTAGCTCTTCTGTTGCCAAAGAAACCATACTGTGCTTCAGGTAATTGTTCTCCCATCATTGAAGGATCACCCATAGGCATTGGAGCAGCCATTCCAGGCTGAGGCATCAACTGTGCTTGTGCTAAATCAACTTGACCTTCAGGTGAAGGTGGCATTTGACCTTCTCCTTGTTGTTGAGCTTGTGCCATCAACTGCTGCATCATCATTATTTTCTGTTGCTGCTCTGCTGGTAAAGCTTGAAATGCTTTCTCTTGAGCTTTTTGCATATTTATCTGCTCTATTTTTGCAGTAAATTCTATTGGGTCTTCACCTATAGACATTAGATAAGGGTGAGATGCTACTGGTACACCTTCTTCAAAATCTTTTTTAAGTTCTTGACCAAAGGCTAATGTAGATAAACCTAACTTATTTTTCTTCAGCATAAGTTCTGCAGATTTAACTTGAATGTCATCTGCATATTCATCTTCAATGGCTCCGTAAAATTTATTTAATTGATATTTTTTAGATACATCAGCAGGTGTCTTAGACTTTCTGCTAGTAATTCCAAACTCTTTAAGCTCTTCACCTTTCATCTTCAACGCTTTGGTATCAGAAAAGATAAAGGACTGTTCTGGTAAAAACATAGGGACTCCACCACTACTATGTCTTGGACCAGTAATATTATATAAACCAAAGTTACCGTCATTATTTAAATCAGTTAAAACAGTTTCTCCTCCTTCAGCTTCTATATTAGCTTCTTCTCTTGGTACAGATGATAAGCTGAATCTTACATCTTTATCATTATCATCATTTATCTGAGAACCTGATACAGTTGTAGGTATAGTTGTTAAACCAAAATTTAATTGATCTCCTGTAGTAGGTCCACCTTCTTGCATAGGTATCAACTCTCCGTCTTTCATAGACATTCCTTCCGGTAGACTGTTAATTTTTATTTTCATAATTATAGTATTTCTATATCAGCTCCAGCTGAAATTAATTTAGCAACTGTTTTATAATCTAAATCAACAATATTTTCTTCTTGTTTCATTGGAGGCATCATAAAGGTTTCTTTACCCATTCTTGCCTCATAAGCTCTTATGTTATCTGGTTGTATTATACCAGTATTCTCATCTGTTAAACCTCTATCTCCTTCTCTTGATTCAACCATTCCATATGCCTTATCAGCCATACCAGAATAAACTAAATCTTCTTCTGCTTTACGTGCCTTCCTGTTCTTAAACATTTCATTTATAACTCCTGCTCCTGCTACAAGAAAGTTAGACACATCTCCAAACTTTTCAACAAATCTACTATCCTTAATACGGTTGACTGTTCCCATCAACTTATTCTTTCTTTTTATCTTTGGATCTTGCATAGCTGTAGGATCTTCAGTTTGTGTTGCTGCAGGATCTCCAGTTTGTGCTATATTTAAACCTCTAAGTTGCATGTCCGGAGGATCAACTTCAAGTGGTTGTATACCAATTGGTTCTAGTCTAGGAAAATCTCCAGCAGGTGCAGTTACTGTAAATTCATCAAGTTCTATATTCTGTTGAATTTCATCATCTGGTATTGTTGCATTTGCAGGATCTTGCAAATATTGTAATAACTGTGTATTTTGTGCTGCAGTTCCACTATACTGCTGACCTAAATTAGCATCTTGATAGATAGCACCTCTTTCAGGTATGCTGGGTAAATCTTGACCCATACCTGAATAATACTCATAAAGTGTATTAGCACCACCATCTTGTTTTTCATCAAGTGGTTTTTTAGCGTTTAACAAAGATTTAATTGTATGTAAGTAGCCACCATCATCATTATACCAAGTTTTTTCGTCCATGTTATATGAGTTACCATCATCATCAACAGGACCTGTATTAAATGGTATTCTATCTTTATATGTTACTGTAGTTTGACCACCATCAGGATTTATTTCATTTGCTATATGTTGAAGTAAATCAAAATTAGCCATTCTTTTAGCCATGCCCAAATTCTGACTGCTACCTAAAAGTAAAGTATCAGCACCAGTAACACCCATCTGAGACATAATATCTTTTACAGCTGTCTCATCACCTTTGTTATTTAATCCAAACTGCTCTATATATTGCTGCAAGTAAGGATGATCATAATCTTTAATTCTTTTCTTTCTTTCTTTATTAGTTTCACCTGCATTTTGCCTCATGTCAAGTTCAGGTGGATCTGCCATTTGATCATTTAGAATCAGCTGCATAGGATCATTAGGATCATCTACTTTACCAGTTGTGTAATCACCATCTCTGACACCTTGTATAACTCTACTTACAACATCTTTATCACTATCAGATCCTACTGAAGTTAAACTTCCTAAGAAATTATTATACATATCTTTACCAGACTCTTTAATTTGAGTAAGTAAAGTTCTATCTGAATCTTTGCCATAATCCATATAAGCTGATACCTCATGACCTAATCCCAAAGCATTAGCACCTATAATTCCAGCCATGTCATCCGCTCCAACAAAATCTAAAAGTCCTCCTATGTATGGTGTACTTTTTATTTTATCACTAATAGCTCTAGCAGTAAGACCACTTGTAGTTCCATGACGTAATGGATCTGCATTTTCTGTATAGAATTTTCTAATTACTTCACCTTTTCTACCAATATCACTATCCCTAAATTTTTTCTCTAAGTTATCTAATTCTCTATAAAGGTTTTGTTCTTGCACATGATCTAGCTGACCTTCTTTCATGTACAAGCTATTTAATTGATCAACAACATTTTGATATTCATCACTTTGATAAAATGCAATTTCTGCTTCTTCAAACTGTTTGTATCCCGGAATATCTTCTAATCCGGCTTCTTTATCCATAACACCACCTAAAGATTCATTAACCTTTCTTTCTATGCCTGGGATATCACCTTTCCTTACTAAATCATAAACACTACTTTCATCTCTAGTATTATTTAAATTTATAGTCTCAATTCTTTGCTTTTGGAGTTCTCTTAATTGCTGCATTCCAGCTTCTAAGTCTAATTTTTGTTGTTCTGTAGTAGGTATGCCTCCTGCATTTTGATATACAGGTAATTCCGTACCTCTAGATGCTTTACCTTTTATATTAGGTTGATTACCAACACCAATAGCTTGTGTTATATTTCCTTTCTTAAATGCAGGATTAGTAATTGCATCTGTAGCTTGTGTACCAATACTTGTATTAGTATCCATAACACCAGCATATCCTGCTGTATCTTTTATTAATGAACCAGCTGCTGTTGCTAAACCATATCCAGGTACTGCAGATGATGCATTTAATATTGCATTTTCCGTATGTACCTTTCTTTGCTCTGATCCTTCTGGTGCTGCATATGCTCTTACTCCAGATAAAGCTGAATTAAGAAGATCTGCTCCTGCCGCAATAGGTCCAGAATAATCTTGCATGCCTGCTACAGTTAATCCTGTTTGTGTATAATCTAAAGCTTTATTAACTGTTGGATTTTGAGAAATAGTTTGCTTAGTAGATTGTCCTTTATAATCAGGGATAAATCCTTGTTCTCCTTTAAGATAACCTGCTAAGTCAAAACCAAACTGTGCTCTTTGTAAAATAGATGCTGAATCTAAATTTTCAACATCAATAGATCTAGAATCTATTTTACCCATGTCTATAGAACCTCCGTCTATACCTACTGTACCACCACCTTGTCTTTTTAAATTAAACATGTCTAATGAATACTGTTGTGATGGATCACCTGTGTATACATTATTTAACATCATTGTATCATATAAATATGGATTTGCACCAAAATATGAAGCTGCTGCACCATCTTTGTTTACACCATAAGATACACCTGCAGGAAGCTTATCATCTTTTAAAAGCCCAAAGTCTTGAGCAAGAAGTTCAGCATGTCCTGGATTATTTTTAAGACGTTCTGTAAAATCAGATAATGAAACACCATCATTAATTAGATTCATCATATTACCTGACAAACGTTTGTTTTTACTTAGTCTATTTTTGAGTTGATTATTTGCAGAATTTAAAAACTTATCTGAGTATGGATTATATATCATGTCATACTGACCAGTATTAACATTATAATTTAGTTTTGAGTTATCCATTAAATCTTGATTATACTCATCTTTAGTTCTAAGCTTCCCATCAAAAAGATCTTTGTTTGTTACAAAGTAATTATCTTCACTGTCATTCGGGTCAAAGGTAACTTCATAATTATAATATGAACCTCTTCTATCTTTTTGTCTTAGTCTTTTAGCTTTGTTATCTCTAAAGCTTCCATCCATCAAACCATCACCATCAGTATCTTGTGAGCTAAACATGTTATTAAAACCCTGAGCTAATACCCCAAGAGCTCCATCAACATTACCTTTATTACCTAAATTTTGTGGTAAATAAAAATTCCTAGCCGGTCTATATCCAGTAATAGGATTTGCATTAGCTGTAGATACTGTACCAAAGAATCCACTGGTAGGCATTCTCATAGCTCCTCTAAGAGCCATACCTGGTGTAATACCTATATTACCTGCTTGTGCTTGAGGAAGAGTGCTACCTTCAATATTTCCTTTATTAATACTTTCTCTAGAAGCACTTGCTTGTTCTTGTATTTGAGACATAATATTTGACAACATTGTCTCATCATAACCTAAACTTGTAAAAGCACTTTGTATTTCATCTAATGGAATTTTTTGATCCATAAGATTTTGAAATACTTCTACCTCACTTATACCTCCTTGTAGTTTTTCTCTAATTCCTTGAAGAACACTATCAGTATCCATAGTCATTTTAGGTACGGGAGCACCACCCCTCTGCAATAAACTTTTTTTATTTAAATTTAATCTTCTCATAGTACAATTATAATATACAAATAATTAGGCACAAAATCTAATAATTTACATGCTTCCCTCGTCAAGGTAGCTCATTATATAGTTTGGTGCAGACATTCCAACCTGACCTGCTTTGTTATAATAAACCCTATTAAGTTTATCATAAATAGCTTCTGCTTTTTTTAAGTTTGATTTATTATCATACTTACCATTAACATAATCTCTATATATTTTAAGATCAGAAATCTCACCTCCTATACTTTTATATTCATTAATTATGTAAGTATATTTTTCATTATTTATAGCAGCATCATAGTCTTTATTAAACTCATCATTGTTTCCTAATATCTTATTTACGTAAGTTCTTGTCTCCTTTGGTAGCTTATCAACCCAATCTAATGAATTGTATATATCAAAGTCAGCTTTCTTTTCATTTAAGAAATCAACTAAATTTCCTCTACCCCAATTGTATGCTGCTAATGTTTTTGCTATTCTTACTTCATCTGACTGATTTTCTTTATCTATAAATGAAGCATTATATAAATCATTCATGTACCACTTTTGTACATCAACTGCATTGCTTACATTAGTTAAGTCTACATCACCTTCAATATCATTTGCTTTAATGTAATCACCAAGAACATTAGGTCTAATTTGTGTTAAACCTTTTGCGTTTGCTGATGAGGTTACTTTAGGTCTAAACGTTGATTCTGCATATGCTTGTTTTAATAATATATCAGAACCTACACCACCTCCTTCTTGAAAGGTTGTCTTTTCTTTAATGGTAAAGTACTTTGAATTTTTGGCTACACCCCGTGTATATACATCTCTATTAGGGTCTTTGCTGGTTACACCCGCCCATTGCCTTGGTAGATCTTGCATTATATCATCTACCTTTCTATTATTATAATAGTATGAAAGTATAGCTGCAGTCCCTAGTGCCGCCTTCTCAGCATCTAAGAAATCTTTATTACTTGTTATACCTAAAGTTTTCAGTCTTTGCTTTAGATCTCCTCCTTGTTCTGAGTCTTTCTCAACCCACTTCCATCTAAACTGAGTTAGACCTACGCTATTTTGATTTTCATCTGCACCATACGTGTCATACTTGGACATGTAGTCTGGACTACTTGAACCAGATCTATCAAAATATTTATTTGCAGCTCTACCTAAATTACCTACTGCACTATGGGTATCACCAAAATTAGTCTCATTACCAAGTATACCAAAAGCAACTTTAGCAATATCATTATAAGCATCTCCATCAACCTGCATAACTTTCATTATCTGTTGTTTGTTATCTTGTAAAGACTTTGCAAATGGTACTACAACGTTATTATATTCTTCTTCATCATTAAAATCAAAGTATGTAAATTTATCATTTGCAAATGACTCCTTGTCTATATCTATTTGTATAGGTCTATAATTAAGAGTATTTCTTGTTTTATTTATACCTTGCCCTCTTTGTTCATTACCTTCAAGATCAATATAACTCTCAGCGTCTGCTCTATTCCGAGAGGAAGTTTTAAAGTTTAACTGTCCATTTTGAAATACAAACTTATTTCCATCATCTTCAGGTAAAATAAATATCTCACTTCCTTCTCCTATATCATGTATGTTATGCATATCTATTAGATCACTACACGTACCGTTAATACAACCATTAGTCATTCTCATGTTAAAAGGATCTTCAGCAGTTAGTGCATTAATTCTATTTGCACTTTTACTACTTGGTACTGTATGTATAACAGTAGATACTTCATTACCATCTTCATTTTTTAATACAAATGATGGTGTTTTTCTATTCTGCCCTGAGTCATCATAGAAACCGCTATCTTCATTTACTGTACCAATGGTAAATTTACCCGCACCAGTTGACTTATTACCAGCATTCCAATTTGTTTCAGCAGAATATCCAGGCATTTCCATAAGAGCATCTACAGAGCTAGCACCTGTTTCAGCCATTGCTTTATTTAAACTGGCTTGGTCAAGCTGCTCTCCATTATAAAAATAATCTGCTTTAGTTACTGTCTGTGCATCTCCTGCATTGGAGCCAGATAGTATTGGATAGCTCTCTTTAGGTTGCTCCTCACCAGGATAATATAAATGCATTCTTCCCGCATTTTCATCAACAATAAGATATGGTTTTTCAGCATTTGCTAATTGATAGCTAACTATAAGATCTGCTTGATCCATTCTGTTAAGATTAGCATTATTCTTTTTTATATTCTCAAAGTCTTCAAACTCATCAAATTCTACTATATTGTCATCAGTATAGGGACTAACAACAGACCTGTTCTGCTTATAAATCTTTTCTCTTTGCTGTGGTTTTAAACCTGCTGAAACCATATCTTCTTCACTTGGTTCAAATGTTTCGCCTGCTAAATTAGTACCAAATTGTTTTCCGTTATATTCAAATATTTTATTAGCTCCATAATAATCTCTTGCAATTCCAAATGCTGAATTAAAATCTTTAGCCTTGTTTATTTTATCATTTATTTCTTCTGCGCTTAGTGTAGCATTTGCTGCATTAGAATTTGTATTTGCAGGAGGTAAAGTATTAGAAGGTTTTCTCTTAAACTGACTTGGTGTAGATAATAATTTATTTCTTAATTCTATATTCCCAGCATATGATCCATCTGTAAGTCCTTCAGCTTTTGCTTGTGACCAAGGAGTACCTGTAACATCTTGCCATATTTCACTTACAGAACCACCTTGTTGTTTTTTACTTATTGTTTTAACTTTCCCATTATGAGTTCGTGCATATATATTATTTTCATCTTCACCTATCTTTGGACCTGAGTAGTTTTTACCTTTCCATTGCCAGCTAACTGTCCCTCCTTTTTCAAAACCAAAAAAATCACTTATACTTTTTCCAGCATCTTCTAAAGCATCACCTGCAGGATTTATAACATTCTTCTGCCACCACGGGATTATATTATCTACACCTTGTGAAGAAATATCAAATGGTGTATTTTCTCTAATGGGTTTATTTACATATTGTTCCCAACTAGCTTCTGCTGCAGAAGGAATTGTTCCGTCTGGTAATTTTATAACGGCATCAACAAAATCTCTACCTGATGCAAACAAGAGAGGTTTCCACCATTCATCACCCGCTTGCACTATCTTCTGTATCATAGGATTTTCAGATAACCCTTCTACTGCTTGAGTAAGGTCTTGCCCATCTAAACCATCAAGATAATCTGTAACTGCTGTAATAGTTCTTGGATCAATGTCTTTTTTAGCAAACCCTAACTCCTTCGCAAGAAGTTTTCTAATACCTTCTCTCTTAGTTACTTTATTTCCTTTGTAATCTTGTTCTGGGTCATAGTAGTCACTAAAAGTATTTAGAATATTATCCATAACTTGATTTGGATCAGTTATCCCTGCTGTTGTATTTGCTGGATTATCTGGATCTAGACCTAACCCTAAACAAACACCTGTAGCACAGTTAGACTCTATAAAGTCATATCTTCTTTGATCATCCCCAGCTGAAATAGGAAGTTCATTTCTTCCTAAACCTAAGTTTCTGTGAACATCACTTTTCCTGCTAGGTCTAAACTCTTGTGCTTGAACTAAAAAATCTTTGAGTTCTTCATCTGGTAATCTTAAATCCACAATTTGTACATCCTCATCATCTTCATAATCTCTTTCTTTTACAGGTTTATTTCCTTGTGTTGCCCATCTATTTATATATCCTTTATATTCAGTACCGGGTAATTTATTTACCAACTCTCCTGTTTCTTTATTAAACAACACTGCTTCAATATGACCAGGAGTATTCTTTCTGTGTCCTACTGGGTAAGCAATAACTCTAAGACCATAATCAGAAGTATCAAGTTCTTGAATATTCTGCTGAATTTTTTTCTTTCTACTTTTGAATACTTCTGTTAAACCTGATTGGATATTGTTAAGTATACCGCTTGACTCATCAGATACATTTTCACCATATATTTTTTCTCTGATTGCTGTCTCTGCATTGCCAGATGCCAGTGTCCAATCTGGTTGTTGTTCTGAGTCCCATTCTCCTTCTCTTTTTCTTGTATAAAATTTATCTCCTTCTCTTTTATATTCATATGAGTCTCCATTTGGTCTAATTATTTCTTGACCGTCTTGAGCTTTAGATAATGTACCACCTTTTCCAAACCTATGTGTAAATGAAATAACAGGATCCATTTTTTTATTAGAGTTACCTTTAAGTGGTATATTAAAGTCAAGACCTATATTAGTGTTTCTTGACAAAGGTTGATTTATACCTACATCAATATTACCTTGATTTTGAGATTTTACATCAAAGGGTAAAACATCATCAAAGTATTGTAATGGTAACACACCCCTCACGTCTACTTTAGTTTGTGTAGGTAGTACAGTGCTAAATCTTGGGTTAATGTTTCTAAAATCTGTTGAAACACCAAGCTGTATATTTTTTTTATCTTTTAGTGGGTTGCTTAATGCTAATGTGTCTCTTAAAGGTATTTCAAATACTCTACTGCCAGGAAATTTGTAATCATCATCATTAGGGTTCATAATTCTACTGTTGCCTAAATTATCCATTCCAAGTATAGAAAAAGGGACGTTATCCATAGTTATTGGTGTGCCATCTTTATCTCCTCTTATAACGTTAAATGGATTCTCAAAGTCAGGACTATCTAGTTTATAACCTTCAGTAGAAAATACCCCGGTTACATATGTAAACATCTCATTGGGTCCACCTGGTAAACCTCTTCTTTCTGTCTTGGTATGTTTTTTCTTATGTGCCATTATCTAAAAGATAAATTAAGTTTTGTATTATTTAACTTGAGTAACATTTTTCTATCATTAGACATTCTTCTTCTGAGTAAGAACTTATTATAGTAGTGTCTAAACTTCTTATGTTGTAAAGGATCTTTATTATAGTTTAAGTTAGTAGCATTAAGATCTCTAATGTATCCGTTTTCTTGTGTAAAGAATATTTGTTGCTCTGCATTTGTAAACTCTCCTCTGTCATTTGTAATATCCCAGAACTGATTGATCCTATACTTCTGCTCTATCTTAGATGCCACAACATCAATATCATTTAGATTAATTTGTGGAAAGTTAAGACGTGCAAGAGGATCATTCTTAGGCTCTTGATTAATTCTAAGAAGTCCAGAAACTTGTTCTGTATTATGTACTATTAGCTCATCAAAGTTAAAATCTAAATCATGCCATCTGTCATCTCCACAACCATTAAACATATCTCCTTTGTATACATATGACTCTAATTGATATTCTAAATTTCTTACTGTATTTACTATCTGTCCGCTATTCTCAACAAACTCAACTTCCCATGGATAATCTTCTCCATAGTAATTTGCAAATAAATCACATCTATAATTATGTCTCCACAGAGAACCTCTTTCATAACTTGCTTGAGTAAACTGTTGAAAGAAAAATGTGCATATTAACGGGTTTGGATTTGTGTAACTTGAACTACCAACTAAATATATATCATCACACTGACCAGCTTCGGTAGTTGTTGCACCTACAAATGGAGGAGGTGGACATTCACATTCTATCTTTCTACATATAGGTGGATTATCAGGATCACATTCACCAGTAGCTTCTGTGTATCCGTTAGCACCTGGAAATACCATTGTATAACCAGGAGGACAATCACATTCTGGAGGTGTTCCACATACCAGACCAGCAATAATAGAAGATGCAGTAGCAATATCATTTGGTACATTAGCATCTATTCCAAACTGAGTTTGATCTCCAGCAAAACCATTTGTTGATGTTGATGTTGGACCAGCGGTACAAGTTATATTATTCATTATAGCTTGGTTAGGAGCATTCTGATTTAGTCCAGCAAATAATGAAATTACAAATTCAAAAGCTGCGCCTGAACCTCCCAATGTAGGAGATTGGAATGGGCATCCTACATTAGCTGGTGCTGCTGCAGTACTATCAGTTATAAATAAAAGAATAGATCTATAAGCAGGATTTGCACTTCTATCTCCTAATTCTGAAGTAGCTCTCTGCTGTCTAACTCCATCACCGCCAACCATACCGGCTTGTATCATGGTACCACCACCACCGCCTCCCCAGTTAGCATTATACCAAGCTGTCACAGCAGGCTCACCAATTGTATTACTCATGGAAAATCCATTCGGGTTCATTGATAATGATATAGGATTATTTGCAGGAGGGTTAAGCATACCAGACCATCTAGTAAATCCTACTTGTATATTTCCATTCTGCATTCCATTAAAAACAACAGGATCATTTAAGAACCCAGTTAAAAATGCTTGTTGAGCAGTTCTACGTGCACCATTTGTACTACCAGAAACATCCATTGCAACAACTATATCTAATAAACATTGTTCTAAACCTCCTGTTATAGTTACTCCAACTTCCTCAACATTAACTGGTGCAGGAGCAGTCTCTTGTAGTGTTATTTCACACTGCCCGGTTACAGCATTAAATGTATATCCAGGTGGGCAATAAGGTTCATCTGATTCAATTGTCTTAGTAGTTAAAAAGTGATTTATACTTGGTAGGCAAAGTTCTGGGTGCCAGTCATGAAATGATATCCACGCTTTTGCTTTTGGATCATAACTTACTGTCCATGAAGCATCTTCAAAATATAATGGGTCTCCAAGATCAATTGGTACATATTTATCAGTAGGTACTGGAACTAATATAGGATCTGTTATAGGTTCTAATATAGGATCTAATACAGGATTCGTAGGACCAGTAGGATTAGTTATTGTTTTATTTGGAGTTACAGGACCAGGAGTATATGATGTACTTCCTAAACCTACAGTTTTACTTAACTGGGCTTGTGTTTGTGCAAACTGTATATTACTTCCTACATCAGTTCTTGATGGTTTTACTGGATCAGCGGTACCAATAGGACCAGTGCCTACAGGACCGGTGCCTACAGGACCTCCATCAGTTACTAAATAAAACTGGCAATCATCTTTATCAAATACAATGTTCCATTTTTCTTTTGCTTTATAATCTTTTTTACAGAAATAAACAACATCATCATTTATATCATATATCACCTGACAACCTACTCCTATAACAGGATTATCTGCTAAAGGTGTTTCTTCTAACTCAGGGAATTGTCTTATTAATTGTGAAGGTAAATATTTATTAAACCACCACTTCATACCTTGATTGGCAATATTTTCTAATTTACCTGTATAATGGAAAACTTTACCTTGTGCTTGTGATAAAAAGAATAATCCCATTGGTGTGTTCATGACAGCTCTGTGACTTTCACATGAACCATATTCATTTGATAAGTCTGAGTTTGCAACATTCTGAAATGGTTGACTAAATAACCCGCCATCACCTAGAGTCAATTTTGTACCTAAGTCTGTTTTCAAAGTATCAAGACCTTGGAACATCTGTGGTGATTGATATGGGAAAAATATTATAGCTCCACTCTTGTTAATAGGTTTTATTACATTAACAGGATTTTTAAAGTCTTTATAGTTGTTAGGTAAGAATACTCTCCAAAAATCTTTCTTAGATTCTTTCTGTGCTTGTAAAGAATATATTAATCTTTTAGGATAATAACTAAAACATTTTTCAGCAACATAAGGATCATAATCTCTTGTTTGTACTTCACCAAAGTTAGATATCTGTGTCAAAAATTTTGAGACACTTAATGACATATCATACTTATAAAAGTTATCTTCTTTTACAATATCTGCATGAAATAAATCATCTGTATTAGAGTATGTATAGGTATCATAATGGCGTTTAGCTTGAGTATCTTCCCAATCCCTTTGAGCCATATTATATTCAGACTCTACAAAAAAGTCCTGTACACCATTACAATGTGTGTACATATATCCTATTCTCATATTGAATATAGGATTGAACGAATTACCTGAATTAAATATTTGACCAAAACTAAATCCACATTCACCAGTTGGTCTATCTAAATAAAATAGGTCATTAGGTAGAGCATTACCTCCACTACCAATACCAAAATTAATTATTGTACCAGCAAGTTCTTGAGTATCAAATAGACGTGTGTTCATCCAATATCTTGGATATGGTATATTTATTCTTTGCAAATAGTTATATGTATACTGATCAGGTTGCCCATTCAAAAAGTCTGTAAAGATTGGCATTATTGTTTTCTCAGTATATCTATTTACATAAACATCTCCGGCAAATATTTGATTACTTTCAAATGTTTCTGTAGGAATTTGTGGTTTTACAAACTTAACACAATCCCTCATTTGTATTTGTTTTATAGAATCTATTTGACCATATTGATTTTCAAACTGAAATTTTAAACCTCCATATAAACATGAAATAGGAGACTTTTGCATTCTTTCTGGTCTATCCATAAAAGCATTACCCTGACTAACACCAACACCAAATGCTCCACCTCCTGTTCTACCACCTCCTACAACAAATCTTGATCTGTCTTGTGTTTGTGGATTATCAAATTCTTTGTCTGTATTTACTGCAACAGTAGAAGGTCTAAATAGATTATTGATTTTATAACTTTGAATAGCTGCATCACCAAAAGTTTGAAATGAACTACCAACATAATTTGAATCTAAGTTTTTACATCTAAATAATGTATCAATAGATTTACCTCTAAAGTTATCATAAAAACCATGTGAATTATATTTAAAAGCAAAATCATCTTCTTTTACAAGGTTATATATTAAATCAACTATTTGCTGTGAACCAACTGCTATATTCATTCTAGAAATACTACGCCCCATAATTGTTCTAAATAGATTTGGCATATTAGATGTAGCATTATCATACATAACAACATTATCAGTTCTACCACCAATAACACCTGGTTGTGCACCCATTACATACTGAACACCTGCTTCACCTGCATTTAATACAGTACTCAATGTTCCACCAGTTGTTAGATCTGCAATATCTACAGCATCATCTATAAGTATATCTACTAATGTATCAACTAAAACAGTTACACCCCCATTAATACCTAAACCAGTTACAGCTCCCCAATATTCTGGGTTTGGATAAGCTTGCCCACCACCTACAGCAGTTGCAATAGTAAAGTATGGGGCAGTACCAGGCATCAATGCACTAAGCTGTGGTCCTATGGTGTTAATACTTCTTGTACCTTGCATTTGCTGTATTGCATAACCAACACCAATTAATCCAGCTACAATTGAAGCACTGTTTCTTAATAGTTTATTCTGAGGATGATTCTCTGATTTTATAAAATGACCAATAGAATTACCATGAAGTTCTCCATATATCCTAGTCTCATAAGCATTTAAAAATGGTCTTTTAAAAGTTAACTCTGGGGAGTGAAATGTAAAAACATCTTTTTTATAAGTAGTAAGAGGTGCGTAGCCACTTATACTATCGTCATATTCATCACAACCATCTGTTTTAGGATTATTTTGATTACCCGCATTCCAGTGATACATGTCTCCTCTCAAATCATTATAAGGAAAGTTTGGATATAAACCTTCATTTGATCCTTCTCCCACTCCACCACTAGGTATCTGATACCCACGCATATTTCTAAATATACCTTTTGCAAGTATTGATTTATTTCCTTCTCTAGAGCCTCTTAATATTTCATAACCAACTATATTTTCAATTATAGTTCCATCATTATATAAAGGAGGTTTAATATTTTCAAATTGAACACCAAGTATTCTTACAGTTCCTGATCCATCAGATATTTCTACATTAGAAGAAGTTTCTTCACTGGGCATCTTATGATGTCTTATAGGTTTACCACAGAGATCATAATCTGTATTATTTGTATTACCTATGTTTATATTAGTTTCTGGATCTGTGTATGTTGCATTCCATATTTCTGGTTGAAGCGGTGGATATATTTCTGTAGACTCCCAGTATCCCATTTCTCCTTCAGCTATGATTACACCGCCATCATCTAATTGATCACTTAATGTTCCTGTTTCTGCTCCTGTATTATATACTTGCCAATTAAATTCTGGTGCACCTGGATCTAAGGTATTCTGACTGTTATTAACAGTTAATTCTGATTGTCCTGTTTGCCATATACCATTTGCCATAAACCCACTTGTCTTTGGAGCTCTTCCTGGTATATGGTAAGACTTAGATCTTTCTCCTGTATTGTATATCCATCTTATAAAAAAAGCATATTGCTCGTCTCTCATAAACCCTGTCTTATTTCCACCTTTATAGTAATAAGAAGCAGGGTATTCAGCTATAACCCATTTAGCTAATATCTGATTTGCAATAGGTTGATAATTAAAATCAAACTGTTCTGTTGGACCTTTTCTTATAAGCCAGTCATTTACTACAAACATAGAATCTGACTTTTCATAAGCGGGAGATCTAAATGGTAATTGTTCTAATGCAACAGAAGGTAATGATTGATCTATATAATCTAAACCTATGGTGCTTATTTCTGTACTATATAGACCTATCCTTTTAGCTACATAGCTATTTTGATTATTACTTAAAATAACTAGTTCAAAAAACTCAAACTCTTTATCTAAATTACTAACCTTAATATCAAGAGCTCCTGCTGTACCATCATGATCAAACAAACTTTGTATATTAGAAATACCAATATAATCTGTTACTTTCTGTTCATTTAAGGTATATGCAATAAACGCCTGATATGTTCCATTTCTTAATTGACCTCCATCTGGAGCTTTTGTAATTTTTATGCAAGGTGTATCTAATAAAGGAGCAATTCTTAATTTTTCACAATCCAAAAGAGGAGTGTCTTCCATTATAATACATGGGTCACCCAGTGCACTTGTTTGCTCTTGTATATAAGGTACTCTATCTAAATTTAAAGTTCTACTTGGATTAAAAGAATCATCAAAATATATTTGCCATGTACAATCAAAATTTTCTTTTGCTGCACCAGTAATCAAATATTTTCTATTGAAATTTAAACACTGATCATTAACTATAGTTTGATATGTGCATTCACTGTCATCAAATATACCAATCTCAGAATCTAAATCATTAGTTGAAAGAATAGCCCATTTGTCTGCATATAAATGGATAGTACCTATTACTGTATATGGTATCAACCCACATTCTAAATTTGCTGGCTCATTACCTAACATGCCAACATCACCATCTACGGAATTATTTGCTGCGTTTCTAGCATGAGTCCAATTTTGTTTAGGTTCATAAGAAGGATTAAAATCCTTATTCATTCCCTTTACAAAAGTATTAGTCTCTATTGAAGACGTATTAGGAGATTTAGGTTGTCTTTGTTTCTTTGCCATGGTTCATTATAATATTATCCAACAGTAGGATGACTTTTAAACATGTTGTAATAATTATGATATTGAGCCCTTCTATTAAGCCACCACATTTTTTGCATCTCCTTAAAGTTTGGAGTATTAACAAAACCAAGAGCATTATTTCTTGCAGCTCTTAAACGCCCTTCTATTAAACCTAATTGATTAGAAACGTTTTCTCCTGCAAAAATCATATTCTCTAGTATTCTTTGCTTTAGTGCATATTCATAATATTCATTACAATATGGATGATCTAAAACTAAAAGCCTTCCTTGACTATCTTCCATAGCACCTTGAAAGCTCATATAAACTTTACCAGTTGTAAAATTAGTTATAAGATATCCATCTTTTATTTCAGCTATATAAGCTGCTTGCTCTCCTACATTTGCACAATCACATGTTGCATCATTAACATTCTCAATACATAAAGGATAGAATGCTGTGTAGTGTCTAAATTGTCCACCCCCTATTCTTTGTACTAACTGGTAATCTTTATCACATGACTTAATAACACAAACATCTCTACACTCTGGATCTTCGCATGGACCTGATTCTCCAGGTGCAGGTACATATGGAACTGGATTATCAGTTTCTACATGTGTACCAGATGGCATTTTAGTTTCAATACTGTATTCACCACACATAAATGCATAATTTAAATATGCAAAATCATGTGGTAGTTTTGCCTTACCATGCTCTACATCTAAGACTACTTCTTTTGTTCTATGAATCCTAAGTCCAAGATCATAGTTAACTCTCGTTGCTACTTTAATAAGCTGCTGAGGTTCTATCATACCTTCTAAGGCATATGTAGAAAAGTCAACAGTTACGTCTTCTAACAACTGATCAAATGTTCTGTATTTTTGTGACACGCTCATAGTTTACCATTTTACTTTATGTGACCAATATCTTGCAGAAAGTTTTGATGGTTTAGAATCTTGTGCATTATGTCTAGCATAATATGATTTCTTTCTTGCTTTGTCTTTTTTACTTTTAGGATTCTTACCAGCTCCTCTAACACCTTGCTGTCCAAATCTTATTAATTTTGTTTTATCTCCCACTTTAGCAACAACAACATGAGACTTGGTCTTATGTCCTGGTGTACGTTTTGGTTTATTATAACCTGATACTCCAGCTCTTACTAATTTAGGATCTCTTTTCTTGGCCATTATTTCTTTTTTCTTTTGGTTGTTCTTCTTTTCTTAGCTCCTGTTCTATTAGTTCCTTTATGAAGACCATGCTTTGCATGTTGCTTACCTGCTTTAGTTGCAGCTCTTTTTTTCTTATTTGCTGCAGCTAACTTCTTCCTTCCCTTAGATGTACTCTTAAGTTTTGAGATTGTTCTTGAGGGTGCATACACCTCTCCTGTCTCAGAACTTTTCTTTCCAGAAGGAGTTCTCCATTTTTGCTTAGTCCATCTATCTAGACTTTTTTGTTGTTTTGTTTTAGCCATTACTTGCCTACTTTTCTCTGAGCCATTTTATGTGACGCAGTAAATGTTGCACCTTTTTTCATAGCATCAACCATAGCTTTAATATGCTTCTTAGTATGATGTACAGAATGCTTTTTAAGTGTAGTAGCTTGTCTGCTAGTCAATCCTTTTGTTGGAACACCTTTTACAGTCTTAACTGATCCACCTTTCTTATATACGCTTTTAGCCATTGGCTTTGCACCTACAGGCTTTTTCTTTTTTAGTGCCATTACTTTTTACTTTTATATCCTCCACCAGCTGCTTTATAACGCTTAGCTAACATTTGAGCTTTACGTGCTGACCATTGTCCTGGTCTTCCACCTTTGCTTCCGGCTTTGATTTGGTTAAACAATCTTTTACGCATAGTAGGTTTAGTATAGTTCCCACTACTATTTACCGTACTTTTTTTCTTTTTCTTTGCTGGCATAATTATCTATTTATATTTTGTTTATTGTCTGCATCTTCTGACGGTACCTTAATAGTATTAAATATTACAGCAAGTACTTGTTGTTCTATTTCAGCAAATAAAAATTCTGGTATATTCATTTGTTGCATATATCTAGGAATACAGTCATCATCTTTATCACAAGTCCACTTTGATATATCTCCTTCAAATACCCCTTCTAATAAAACAGCATCCCAATCTATATTTGGCATATATAAATATCCATTTAGATACCAAAAATATTTAGTTGAATTATATTTAAATGATGTTGTTTTAGTCATTGAAGTATATGTACCAGGTTGAGTGGCTTGCAATTCTATAGAACCATCTATTGAACTTACTGTTCTAATTAGTGGTCCCCAATAACCTTCCATAAATGTTGGAAGCTTATCTTTAGTCCTTTTTATGATACATCCTGATCTTATTCCTGTACAGTGAGCTTCTACTTTATCTACTTCAATTAATTCTAGATATGGTAATGTTTGCCAAACACTATTGAATTTCATAAGTTTGTTAGCATGGTCTTGCCTTCTCATTAACAACTGAGCAAACTTTAGAATTAAACTATAAATGTATCTATCAGTAACAAAAGCATCTTGTACTTCTGCTTTTACCTGACCTCTAATTCTTGATACTACATCTCCTATTGTTGTCATTTTACTTTAGCTTTCAAATTCATCATAACCATCTAACTTTGATTTTGGAGGATCAAAGTTGAATAAATGGGCTATTCTATATTTATTTTTCATTACTCTATACATGTTCCAATTATCAGGATATGCTTTAGCAACTGATCTCTTAAATTTTCTACAGGCCTTAAATCTCCAAAACTCCCTGTTTTTAAATCTATATTTAGTAGACCAGTTAGTATAAAATATCTTTCCTATGTTACCATCAGTTTCCCAATTTTTATTTTGTAAAACCTTACCATATTCTTTTGATAATGCATAGTTTGTATTAACAGTTTTAGAAGGTGAACATGTTCCTATAAAAAGAAACCCTAATGAATCTGGTAATTCTACACCATCTCTATTATCTATTACTCCATTCCATAACCTATTATTATATAATTTAATAATATCTTTTAACTTATCATTATCTATATTTTCATAATGAGGATACTTATCTTTAAATTTCCTTATTATTTCTGCATTTAGTAGCCCAAGTCTTTTTTCTCTATATCTAGGAGCTTTCAAATCAGGCTTTCTAAAATTGTTAATCATAGTTTATATTTATAATTTACAAAAAAAAGACCACTTATGAAAGTTTAAATGGTTCTGATTCAGTTGAGGTATAAGTTAATTCACATATGTTACCTTCATCTTTTGTCTGCAGTTCTAGTTTTGCTGATCTTCTATTGCCTACATACTTATTATGATAATGGTAGTAATCTGTTCTACATAGGCTTGGTAATGTCTTGTGTATGAAACCCGTTGTCTCACTTGTTGTTACATATTCTATTTTCCTATTTTGATGAAAGTGTCCTGTAAATAATGTTCTATTTTTAGTTCTACCCCAATCAAGAGGAAATTCTGAAGCATATACAAGAGGTGTATTTTTACTTACTGCATCACCATGTTCAAATGCATTGAAGTTATTACCCCATACATGAACTTTTCTTTCTGCATATTCTGTATCCCATTCTATTTGATCACTTACTATAGACTTAGATAAAGCATGAACTAAATGATAAGAAGATAATCTATCATGATTACCAGGAATATATACCACAACTAACTTGTTACAGTGGTTTACTAAAACATTTATAGCCCAGTGCATTGCATCAAAGGCTTGTATATATGCATTAGTTGCTCTAGTAGAGTTATCTAATGGAGTTCCACTTGTAGTTGTACCATTCCAAGTATCCATATTTATTAGATCACCTCCTACAATAAAATATAATTTATCTATATTATGAGCAGCAACTCCTCTTTTTATTAAATCTAAAACAGCTTCTTCAAAATCTTGATCTATTGTTTCATTCCCTTCTTTACCAAAATGTATATCTTGTAGTGACATTATACCACATACGTTTTCTTTTTCATAACTAAAACCTTTTGGTACTTTTAGCTTCGGTATTTTATATTTTTTGGGACTCCAATTATTAATTAATTCTTTTAAATAATTTTCTTCTTGATCTTTTAACTTAGTAACTAGAGCGGATATTCTCCAGTGATCTGACATTTGCTTATTCCAGAATTGAGAAAGTTTCCATTTAGAAGTATCTATATTTAAAAGCTTTACTATTTCTTCAGCAGTCTTAGGCTCAGACTGAGAAACACCTGTAAAAGTTGCTCTGCCTTCATCTATATCATATTTCTGATCATAACTACCTGATACTTCTTGTGATGATAACTTATTTAATCTTCTTGTTTTTTTTCTGTCTGACAGTATGGTTTTCTTTATATCTCTATACTCCTCCTCTGATATACCAATCTTATCTGCACAGTATTTATCATTCTTTTTCCATTTTAAAGAATGTACTACTTTTTTCTTTAGATTTGACATTAGAAATTTATATTAGTTAGAATTTGCAATTTAGTAAATTTTTTGCTATAAAAAAAGAGGGAGCACTAAAGGTGTCCCTCTTCCAACTTCTGTAATAGAAAACCAACAAACTATCACTTCTGTTATAATGTTGACTTGTACACCCAAATTTCAGAGTCACATACCTCCCCTGCAATTGCGGTTGCTTCAAGTTTAAATCTGTATCCTGTCTGAGGAGTAAGATTAGGAATAGTAAAACTAAATACCCCTGCTCCTACAGTCCCTTGACTTACCCATCCTGTTGGGTTAACCGCTGTATCCATTAAAATATTAATAGTTGCTGTTCCTGGATCTTCTCCGGCCCATAATATTTGAATTGTATTTGCGGTTACTGTACCAAAATATATATTGTTTGGTGCATGAAATTTGTTGCTAGATGTACAATCTGTAAGACCATTAAGAGCCTGACTAGTAGTTGCTCCTATTAATCTCATCATTCTTTGTAGGATAGATTCTAATCTTTCTCCTTCACTTATAACAAACGTTTCTCCTTTATCATCTTCTACTTCTGTTGTTGGACCATTCCATACAACACATGCCATAGAAACAGACTCTTCACATCTTTCTGCAGGAGGATTGCACTCAGTATAAGTACATGGATTTGAAAGAGCACCATTACCACAGCACTCACTCGGATGACATTTTGTACAATTGCAAGCCATATTTTATTTTTTTAATTATTTATTCTAAATTATTTGTACAAGTTATACAATCAGTTTCTATTGTATATGCTTGATTTGTTCCTGTATCACTAGTACCTTGAACTTGCCAGCATGTTTCTTTTCCACCAGGACCTGCTGTTCTAACTACATCTCCTACTTTTAATGTTTTAGCTGGATCTTCTAGTATACTAATAACTATGTCTGTTAACGCACATTCCTCATTATACTCTTGTAGTCTAAAATAATTATTTACTACAACTGGAGGATCTGCAGGAGTAGGACAATCAGCTTGTCCATCTTTGAATAAGTATACACCTTTTTCAACCCAGTATCCTTCATCTGAAAGATTAGCAATAGAAGTTAATGTATCTGCCATTGATGACTCACCAGGCTGATTCCAGAATCCTGTAATATTTTTAGTACGTAAACCTTCAACCATATTTCCACCTGAAGTAACTGCTTGAAAATAAGGCATAGCATTAGCAATTCCTTGCATCATATAATTAGCTAAGTCAGGATCTGTTATTATACCATATTCATTTGGAGCAATTAGCCTACCCGCATAAGCACCAAATTGCTGTAATATATTAGCTGCTGTTACACTTTGAACATCCATTGTAATAGGAAGTACTGCTATCTGGTATCCGCTTTCAAAATAAGGATTTCCATCAAAACCTTGACTTATACCAAAGGCACTTGTTTGTGATCCAGTAAGTATGTCTAAATGCTCATCATAATTTTGTAAATACTTTGCTGTAGGTTGTCCGTTAGGGAATGCGCCCCATCCTGAAACTAATGTTGGATCATGATAATCAGGAGATGAACCATTACTCATGACTAGAATAGCACAAGATTTTGCTTTTTTTCCTGATGTCCATTCTGATGGTAGTCTTCTAATTGCTACCCACTCTGGTGAACCATTTAAAGATGCTCCGGTCTCTCCAACTATCATTGCTTTACCATAACCTAACCAAGCAGAGTCAGTTGTTGGTATGATATTATATCCATAACCTGCAGCATCCCATTCTGGACATTCTGCTTTAGTTTCAGATTCTAGCTTATCAATTACAGATTTTACTGCAGCTGCATCAGCTGTAGAAAAACTACTTGTATTAACAAATACATTTACATCACCTTTATTAGGTCTGCCTGAACCAACTGAACTACCCATAATTGTAATTGGGATAGTAACTGTTGAACTAGAACAAGCACCTTGTACTACTGTACTAATTTCTAAAGTTATAGTATCACCAATACATTGATCACTACCATTTTGTTGATACACAAATTGATTATTAAATGTAGAGCTTTGTGAAAGAGTACCACATATTGGATTTTGAATTACATTTATTACTGGCGTTCCATCTCCAATTAAGTAAGGTACAGTGATTGTAGTATCTCCTCCAACAGGAACTTGTAATTGTTTTGTTATCTTCCAAGGCATTATAAATGCTGGACATTCACAACATAGAAGGACAGCTGTACAGTCTCCAAGTTCCGTCCAAGCAGAGTAAACATAATATATAGGTTCACTTGCTTGTGCTTGATACTTTCCAACATATGCCCAATATGATCTTGTCATTGAATTACTACCTGGAACTTGATAAGATACATTATCACATTCAATTGCTCCTTTAGCAACTTGTATACCAGCTGGACAAGCTAAAGGTTGTAATGGAGTACCCAATAACTCTTGACAATTTTCAGCATCACTAAATACTGTCTGCTGATTTGTATTAAAGTCATATCTTAGAATAGTAAGTTTACTTGGGAATAAACCATTAGGTAAACAATTCTCAAGTGCTTTTACATAAATAGATCCAGCAGCTACTCCTGTATTTACAGTAATAGTATTAGGAAATGAAGCTGGTTGGAATGTACCAATGTCTGTCCAATTTATAAAGTCTGCACTCCATGCAACAGTTATATCACCAGGTGTAGCATTTCTTGAATCAATTTTAATATCAAAAGTTCCATTAGCAGATACTGTTGTATCCCAAGATAACTCAGGGTTTTTACAGTAACCGTTTCCTGCTTCTGTTGGTGGTTGTTTTATTAAACCATTAATAGGATCATAGTAATATGGTTTCTGAGCATCACCAAGGTTTTTTCTACCTAAGTATATATCTGTTCCTGCTATGGTTGTATCTTTTGATGTACCAGAATGTAACACACTTGTACAATTTACACCAGGTATGTCATATGTTCCTAATGGACATGTTACAGAAGCTCCAGAAGCTGTTGTAATTACAACAGTAAATTGAAGAGTTAATCCGGGTGTTAAACTATTAGCATCAACAACAGCAGATAAATTAGTACCAGGATTAGTTATCAAACCACCTGCTACTTGTGATCCCGTTTCTACAAATGTTGCTGACCAATCATATGTTACAGTATTACCTAATGAATTAGACCATTGAAATACTACTGCATCACCTTTTGGTACTATATTAAATACTTGTGGGCAAGGTACTGACATAGGTATGCTAATCTGCGTACTGTCATTACATTGCTCATTTCCGCCACTAACACAAGTTATTACCTGAGCATTTATAGGAGCTGTAATATCTAAAGTTCCAATTTGAATAACAACAGGTGCTACTGAACCACTTGATCCTGTTCCTAGTGCTGACCCAACTACATTAAAATTAGTACTTATAACGTTTCCTTGTGAGTCTGTTAAAATAATACTAGACCCACAATCAGTAAATCCTTGAGGAATAGTTGTAGCACTAAAGTTAAAAGCAATAGCTGTTGCTGCTCCTGTAGAGTCATCTGTTCTTACGTCTGCTGTATATAAAATATTTACACCGTCACAACCACTATCACAACAATTTTGTTGAATATCAGAAACTGCATTATATAAATCACATATAACAGCCCACTGATTTTGGTGACTAGCAGCTAAAGTATTAGCATTTACTACCCAACTTCTACCTGAACCATATGAAGTTCCAGTAGTTAAACTAAGGAAGGTTCCATCAATACATTGTGCATTTATAGCTGCTTGTAATTCAATATTATCTCCAACTAAAGCAACGTGTGCACAAAATGCTGACTCTAATGCTAGTAATAAAACAGATGCTGGACCCGGTTGGCCTCCTGGTATAATACATTTTGATACTACTAAAGGATCTCCTCCTGTTGAAGGATTACAAGGTAATACACAATTTTCTAATACTACAATTCTCTCTATTAATTCACTTATTTGATTGTTGATAATTGCTATAGCATCTAAAATATCACATATTGTGTTTGCTAGATATAAAGCATATTCATCTATTGGTAAAGCTGTTACTGGATTACCCTGTGCATTATTATAATGTAAACAGTCTGGTAATTCTACTATTATATTATCCGGACCTGTAGGAATAGCACATACATACTCAATTATTGCATTTAAATACTGAGCTAAATCTGGATTTTCTTGAGAAGGTGGTGGTATGCAATTTAACTTTAGTTCTCTTAAGTCAGGATTGCAATCACATGTTGCGTCTATAATATCACACAACTCTTGTGCAAGTTTAGCAATTACTTCACTAACTGTATCTCCATTGCATAAGTTTATACATGGAATATCTGGACCCTGCCATATCACACAATTTGATGATATAGGGTTACATGGTGCTGAACTGCCGTTATTAGTAGGAATCATAAATATTTTTTTTACAGCTGTTTACGTAGTATACTACTATAATAATATACAAAAGTTTTCATAAACAAGCAAGGTTTATATATAGTATCTATTTTCATATCATTCACTCTTATTTGATGATGGTAGATTGTCACAGCTAAAAGGTGTTCCAATTATTGTTGTTTTAATTTCCACTTCATCACACATTTTCATTGGTGTGCAATCTGGTTTCTCTTTACCTGTGTCTACAGTAATAGTAATTTTTTGTTGTCTACATTTACCTTCAGTCTTAAAACAATAACATATCTGTATAGTATGATCAGTGTTTTTTCTAGCATTAGGAATAACTTGGTAAAACATACCATCATGATCCGTAAAACCTGTATTGCCACCATCTAAAATAATTTCATAATTATCAACTGGGTCTCCATATTGATCCTTTACATGTATTGTAATACACTCACTACCATCACAAAATAAAGATTCTAGTTGGTTAATCTTAATTAAAGTTGCTTGTATTGATGCTTGAATATTTTGTAGTTCAATATTAAGTTCTTCAAGACTAACATTTAACTCATCAATAGCAGCTTGTGTATCTTTTATTACTTGTAAAAGGATCTCTTGTTCAGATATGAGTTTATCTAAAAGTTCTGATAGTTCCTCAAACTCTCGTTTAAGAGTTTCACATTCTCTTTCTCTTGCTTCATCTCCACAAACTTCTTTTAATTTTACTTCAAGAACTTCTCTCTCTGCTTCTAGCTCATCTATCTGCTGTTGAATAACTTTTAACAGTTGAGTTGCAGTCTCTAGCTTATCAGTTAAGTTGCTAATTGATAACTGTAAATCTGCAATTTGAGCTTCTATTTTACTTTCTGTAGCACATAATTCTTCTAGCTTATCATAAAGTTCTGCCAGTTGATCTAATATATTTTTAGAATCTTCTGGTTCAAAATACCCGCATCTTTTACACCAATCAGGTGCTAAAGGATCATCACAAGGATGTAGAGGTGAATTAGGATAAAAAATTTCAGAGTGTATTTTTTTTATTTCAGGTATATCTTTCTTTAAACTTTCCCAGTCAGATATTTGTTTTTTGATTGATGCACCTATTGGATCTGAAATGCAACAAGGGGTAATACCAAATCTTTTAGACATAAAATCCAGATATACATTTTTAGCAAATACCTGTTGTGATTCTATTATTTTTATAGTATCGGTCATCTATTTAAATTTTTCTTAGCTCTTTCTATGTTCTGTGTTAAAGAACCTCTTAGTCTTTTATTACCTCCATTTTTAGCATTATATGCTGATAAACATGTTTTATGAACTGTAGCCCCATTTGTTGCTTTTGTTTTTTGACAGCCACATGTAAATCCTTTTCCGCAATGTGCACATCTCATTATGTTAGTTTTTATTTGGTTTAACAACAGAGAGCTGAGCAATCAATTTTGCTCAATCTTCTCTTAGCATAATTATATAATTCCATACCTGCAGTAGCATCTTGACAGTATTCTACTTTTGCAACAGCAGCATCTATCAATGTTTTTATGTAACCTAACTCTGAAATTAATTCAGCTCTTTCACTATCTGGTTCACATGGTTTCATATCAATATCACAAAGAACTTGATGATATCTACTAAGAATGTTGCATACTCTAAGATGATTATATTCTACGTAAACCTTTTCTGTAGGTGCTACACTATATCTTATTATATATACACCATCTACAATATTACCTCTTGTAGTGCCACAATCTTCTTTTTGTATACCCAATGCACAACTGTTCAAACATAAATCAAATCCATGTTGTACATTTATTAAAGTAGGTTTGTTAAATCCCGGAGAAGTAATCAATAATTCTTCACAATCAATAGATAAGTCTGAAGTGTACTGACTAGTATCTTTTATGCATAGTATCTCACAATTGGATACAGGAGATAATTCTAAGCTTAATATGTGTTTATTAGCCATTAATTTTTTGTTTTAGATATAGAATTAATACAATACAATAATAATATACAAAAAATAATCATAAGATAAAAGAAAAGGGCCAGTTATAAAACTAGCCCTTTTTCTATTAAAGTTAAGAAAATTGCAGATTACCCTTCAATTGGTTCTCCTGGTCCTTCTTCTTCTCCTGGTATTTCAGGTGTAGTTTCTACAGGGAATGACTCAACTGGGATTCTAGCAACTTCTGCTAGTCCGTCCCATACTTCTTTTATGAACTTATTGACAATATCAGATGTTTCACTTCCATCACACTTAACGTAGATTTTGTAAAGATACTGATCATTATCAAATACTCCCGTAGGGTTATTAAATCTAGGAATACTGTGTAATAAGTACCAAGCTTTGTACATTACAGGATTTCCTAAAGCATCATTTCTGTCAACAGAAGCTAAGATTCTGTCAGATCCTTCAATCTCACGGATTCTTGCACTATCTCTGTTCCCTTGGTTAAATGGTGATTGCATGTAGTTCTCAGTCATTATGATTTCTCTTAATACTGTGTCTCCATAAGTTCCACCCATTTGTCCTGGTGTACTTGTAGTAACACCACAATCAGAACAAGGATCTCCAGACTCATCTAGTAAAGAAGCAACAAGAGTTACAGGTTCTTTACCATAAAAGTCTCTAGTATCAAATGAACAGTTGCCAAACTTAGTATCTACATAAGCACCTACTAAACATAGTTTTACTTCTGTGATATCTGTTGCACCTGGCGTGTATCCAGTTGATGTAAGAACTTGTTCAATTGTATATTCAGCTGTTCCTGATGCAGTAGTTACAACAATACCACCTGAAGTTGCTGCGTTTTTCTCAGCAACAAAAGGTTTTACAATAGGATCTTCTAGTAACATTGCACCCGCAGTTGCTAAAGCAACAGCTGGATCAACATACTCTTCTCCTTCTGCACAACATGCTCCACCTGAATCACCAACTGCATATGCATTACGGTTTAAAAACCTTAATGCTGCTGAACCTTTTACATCTAATCTTAGATATAGTGGGCTTCCACATGGAGCACACTTAGGTCCTACAGAGATACAAGTTTCACCTTGAGTAGGTGTAGTACAGTCCTCACTCCAAAGTCTTGTTACATACTTAGGATTAATTCCTTTTGATTTCACGGATTCTGCGTACCCTCCGTGCCCTGGGTTGTTTCCAATAGTGTCACCGCCTGGTACATTGTGATAAGACCCCTGAACAATATATAAAAGTCCAGCGTTTGGAGAACCAATTGCACCCGTAGATACAGTTGTCCATTTGTCATCACTTACCAATCCGATCATACCTGGAGTCAAGTCTTTAGTAGCAACTTCTGTGCTAGCTACTTTACTTGGGTTAAAGCTTTTACAAAAAGCATGATTAAAATAAGCCATTTTTCTTTAATTTTTAGTTATACATAATTTTAATAAATAGTACCTACTTAGGGTACAATAATAATATACATAAACTTTTTATATATATCAAATTTAATTACTTCTTTCTGCGGCTTGTTGACTCATTTGAGCTTCACCGTAGTTAGAAATATCACCTGCTATAATAGCAGCTGCCTCGTCAATAAATAACTCAACAATATCATCTTTAAACTCAGAATCTACATCTACTGCTGGTGCTACTCCAGTGTATGGATCTATAATTCCAGCAACCTCAATATATGTGGGTCTTCTATAATATGTTAAAACAGGATTTACAATATTAAAATCCTCTTCTCTGTATATTCTTAGCTCCCCATCTATTAAAGTACAAAATGTTTCTCCCCATTCAAAACTAGGTTTTTTGAGGGGATCTCTCAATATAAGATTTACGTTAGCTTCTTCTGCTAAATATACTGTCATAGACCTTGCTTCTGGACAACATTCTGTATTAGCATCTGTACTTACTCTTTTAAACTCTAAGTACTCTTCCTTACTAGGAAAGTTATTAGATTGAAAGTATGTTGCAGTACTTGTGCCTGTTAAAGGTATTTCACGTAAAAGAATTTGCATATCATCTATTCTTCTTTTAGATGATTCATCTCCTTCTTTATACATGTTACCACCATGCAAGTTACGTCTGCACCACTCAACTTGAGCTTTATTAAAAGCTTCAATCATTTGCCAAGCTTCTATATTATCAAAATCTTGACTATCTAATTTATTAAGCCTTTGTTTTAGTTTTAATTGAAGTGTTGCGTTATTCATAATTTTTTATTTTAAGAGTTCCAATAAGATTCTACTTTAGATAATAGACTCATAAGTACTTCTTCTTGTTCAGGTTTCTTTAGAAACTTAACTACTTCTTCTTGTCTCTTTCCTAGTTTTAAACCAGTATCTAATGTTTCAATCCATCCTCCTGCTTTTGATGTAATAAATCTATAGTAAAGGCAATCCTTAACTAAAGCAGTAACTTTTAAATCCTCCATATTAAGCTTAGAAGCTTTAATAAATGATTCTGCTGCTTTCTTTTTATTACTTTCAGTTCCTTCTCCATTAATGTGAATATCCATATTCTCATAAATAACATCTACTGGAGTATTCTTTGTATATTGTACACTATCAAAATCAACAATCTTAGCTACGTACATAAGTTTAGTATTATTCTTATTATACATTTGCTCTAAAGCAACTAATGCTTTATTTCTTAGTTTACTATATTCAGTTCTTGTAGATATAGATTCTTCTACTGTATCTAAATAAAATTTTGGAGTTGGGCTAGACTTCTTTGCATCCTTTAATGATTTAGCTACAATAGAAAAACCACCTGCTTTAATTGCATGAATCTTTATAAGATCATAAGGATCTGTTTCTGGATCTAAATAGACTGGGTCATTACCACATCTTAGATTAATTCTAGACCAAAACTTATCATTGTCTGGTTTCAATAATGTTAATTTATTCCAGAACTCTTTATCATCTGGATCAACAACATTAGCTGCTAAATCTTTTTCTAGTTGAGAAACTGTAGCTCTAATTTCTTTAACTTTGATTTCTCTTTCTCCAGGTGGGAGTAGTTTAACATCAGGAGCAAATTCATTAAGTCCTGTTACATATCTTTTAACTCCATTTATTTCTAAACAAGCTAAAGTTTCTTCATGATATACTCCATCATGTAATGCCATTCCATAGTTTTCTAAACCCATGTTTTGTTTACTTGGGTTAAAAAAAGGCTTGATAGCAATAGCCTTCTTTTTTCTCTGCTGATATTTTTCAACAATAGTGTAATCTTCCATTTTTATTGGTTTTAATTAATAATTATTACTTCACTCAAAAGTACAAAAAATTTGTACAGTTTATTATTAATATATCTATAAGCAAGCTTTTACACTTGCTTAAAGTTTTGATTCAGTAATATCTAATCTAAGCTTCAGCACCGCCACCAAGAGCTTCAGCTACTTCTAACATCAATTGAACTTCATCACAAGTCAAAAATTGAGTTGGTATGCCATCAAAAATTGTTGTAACTCCTTGAACTTTGTAAAAACCAGGTCCCTGATCTTCACAAGGTTCAATTACAAAATTTCCTTCTGGGTAGTTGATTGCAGGTATTGATTCCTTTAACTTCTCTATTAATTCACTAAAATGTCCCATGTCTTATAATTTTATTTAATTATGATGCACCAGCAAATTGCTGCAATGATTGATAAAGAGCCAAAAGCTCATCAACCTCTTCACAATTCAAAGTTTTAAAAACTTCATCACCCTTTGACTCAGCATGAGGATTTATTCCTTGCACTGTATAGTGATCAGGTCTATCATCACAATTATCAAATCTCATGATCACAGAACTTGACTCTTCAGGGTTAGGTGACCCTAGTATAGTTCTTATCATAGTATTAATTTGTTCTTTTACTTTTTCAAATGCGTCCATAATATTATTATTTTAATTAATTTTTAAGCTTCTTTAGGTGCTCCACCTTCGGCTAATAGCTTTTGTAAAAACATTAGCTGATCAACTTGTTCAGGATTTAATTCACAACATTCAGCTGCTTGACCTCCAGAACATGCTGATGAAATACTTGTTCTACCTACAGCTAAAGAGTTCATTTCACCAATACCAGAAGCTACACCTTGTCCTATTGAGATATAATTATCTTCTGCTTTTGTTAAAGTGTCACTCATAGCATCAGCTTTAAACTTAAGCTCATCATTCAATTTTGAAGCTGCAGAACGTAAACCTTTAAGTTCAGCCACTACTTCTTCTTGTGCTTGATATTGAGCTCTTACCGCTTTAATTTCTGCATCTAATTGAGATATTTGAACTTCAAGATCTGCAATTTTAGAAACTACTCCTTCGCTCAACAATGTAGTTAAGTCCTTACATGCAGATTTACCTGAACCTTCTTTCTTGGCTGACGCACATTTGGCTTCAGCAGTATCAAGATCTTCCTTTAGCTTCTGTAATTGTTCATTTGCTTGATCTCTTTGTGACTTAAGTACATCCAGCTCCTGGTCAAGAACATCTGCTTCTCTAGATGCTTCTTTAGCTTTATTGGCGTAAATTTCATCTTGGACAACAGAATCAGCACGCATAGTCTCTATACCAACAATACTATCTTTAGCCTCACATAGTGCAGCTTCAAATGGTGTTAAGATTCTAATTTCATAAACTACAGTTTCACAACCTTCTACGTTAGCGGCTATTGATACTTCACCTTCTTCTGGCTCTGGCTTTTCACCTATAGGCTCAATTACTTCACCTTCATGTCCTTCTCCTATTGGCTCTACAATCTCTTCCATTACCTCTTTGGCATGTTCTAATCCTGGAGGGCCAATTGGCTCTTCACCAAAATTTTCTAGTCCAGTTTGAAATTTCTGTCCTAGACCATACATATCACCAATACGTAGACCAGCATTCCAAGCTTCATAAACCGTCTTAAAAACTCTAAGTTCAGTTTGACCTCTATGCACACTATCTACTACTCCAAGTGCAGCAAGATTTGAACCGGCATTACCATCAAAAATATTACTTGTAAATGGAAGCAAAGGCTTCCCTACTTTTAATTCACTCATTTTTTTATATTTTTAAATAAAAAAGGGAGGGGTTACCCTCCCCTTTCTAAGGTTAAACTAATTCAAATTTAGAATGAGCCTCCAGTAACTGGATTTCTCATTACAATTTTCAAGACTTTAGTCGGATCTTTAACCCATACAGCAGGCATGGTTTGAGTCATATATACTCTATATCCATTGAACTGTCCTGTGGATGCAAAACCTTGAGTTCTTCCCATATAGTCCATAGTACCATTTTGGTAGAACCACTTAAGTTGATTATCCCAAGAAAGTTTCAATAAGAATATATTATCATTACCTTCTTCTGTAACATCAAAAATGATAAAGCTATAAGAGCTTAATGGTCTTCCATCAATTAATGGATTCTCAATATCATTTGTATGTAGGTTATCAAACGCTGGATTCAATACAAATTTAACATTAGCTAAGAATGGAATAGTAAAGCTTGTGTAAGCAAAACCAAAATCAAGATCCATTCCTTGACCTGTTACAGCACCAATATCAGATGCATTTTGTACTAAACCTGAACCAAATACTTCATCAGCAATTGCTTTGTTAATTAACTGCATACCACCAATACCTGTTTGTACAACAAGTTTTCTTTGTGGGTCTGGTCCTTTAAATTCAACTTTACCTTGATAGAAGTTATAAAGTTCAGACTTAAACATATCCAATGTAAACTGTGACTTGTTATATACTCTTTTGAAAGAGTTATCTAACTGAGACCAAAGACCTACTGATAATCTAATATCATCTGGACCATCTTGTTTAATTCTACCACCTTTACCCCACATTAGGTAAGTTTCAATATCATTAGCAATTTTAGATAAATGAGCTGCTTCAAGATTTGTGATGAATGTTCTTGTTAAAGTACCATTCTCAAATGCATCTCTTGCACCTGCTTTACCCATATTTGCTACTAACTGCTCAATGCTTGATACAGATGGGTTGTTTGGATCTTGGTTGAAGTTTCTCCAAATCTCTGTTACAGGTACTGTTCCGTCAGCATTCAATCCTCCTTTGATCATAAGATCAGCTCTAGAAGAAATAGAATAGTGTACGTGTGCCTCAGCTCCTCCTACAAAGTTGTAGAATTCTCTGAAACCAGATCCTGTTTCAATATCTGAAAATCTTTCTCCATACTCACCTCTTGCAGAACCTTTTCTAAAGTACTTAGTTCCTGCTACTAAATATTTAGCAGCGTCTAACGTAGCACCATTATCATTGTTTACAAGCTGAACAGTATAGACATACCCATCACCCGCTGGTAAAATATCATCAGCAGTAACGTATAGCTCTAAACCGTTGTATTTGTCATAGGTAATAATATCACCATGTCCAAAAGAACGTTTAGATAACTTAATTTTGAAGGTCACACCATCTGCACCTAGTTCACTAGATGATTCAATGTTACCTACACAGAACGGTAAGTCCTGTGCTACTGGAGTTTGCCATTTATACTCACCTCTAGCATTGTCTACCTCAATTGTATTCTTTCCACCAAAAGAAGCCATTTGATATAAAGGCATTTCAACTTTTTGAGTCATTGCCCATAAATCAACTGGTCCCATATCCATAGGCTCGGCAGAACCAAGCATCTGGGTAAGGTGATAAGAATCAACATGAGAACTTGCTTTGTAGCTTGTATCTCTTAGGAAAATTCCATTGTTTAAAACTGGAGTTGCCATAATTGTTTTCTTTTTTTTTGATTAATAATTAATTGTTTACTTATATATATATTCTTTAATATCTTTTAAAAATGTTGTTAGGTCTAGCAATTTTCTTTTTAGAAGTTCTTGCGCCTTCTTTATCTCTTTGTTCAACACCTAGTGAACTTCCTCCGCTATTTGCTTGCTCAGTTTTTAGTTTTCTAACAGTTTTTTCAACTGCTGATTGAGCACCCTTCTCCATTATTTTAGTCTTGTATCCATTTGGATCTGCAAGTAACCAAAGAGCTTCAGCTATAAGTGGATAGTTTGGTTCTACAAACTGATACTTTTCTAATAGATGTCCTAATAGATTTGTATTCTTTCCACTAACTGAAGGATAATTTGGTTGAACTAATCCGTTATACAACATTGCTTGAACTTTTCGGTCAACTTTAATTTCATTTACTTTACCTTCTTTTAAGGTATCATATACACTTTGCATGTAATTTTGTGACGCTTGTTCTTGTTGCTTACGTTTCATCTCTTGTTGTTGTAACTTTTGTGCAACAACTTTTTCTTGCATCTTATCCAATTTCGGTTTGAACTTTTTTGCTTGTTGTTCAAGCTTTCCAAGATCTTTCCAAATTTCTATTTCTTCTGCTATTTCTTGTTCTGTTCCATATCCTGTAGCAGATAAATAGTCTACAATAATTCTTTCTTGGTCCCTTTCTCTTTTTATATCTAAAGATTTAGTTTCCTCTGTTTGTGCAAGAGTTTGAAATAAACCCTTTAAGTCTTGACCTCCTTCAGCAACATATCTTGCCGCTACCTGGAGTTCTTTTGGTAAACTGTCAAAGAACTGTTTTGGAGTTTCACTTCTAACTTGTCTTGCTCTTTCTTCTAAGTTAGCTTCTATTAACTCCTCCCAATCTTTAGTTGAATATTCTTCTAAAGATTTGTCATCATCAAAAGGAACAATTTTATCATCTTTAATAAGCTTCTTAAATACATCACTTATTCCACTTATAGACTTACGTCCCCTTGTTTCTTTCTTCTTTTCTTTAGCTTCAGGTTTTACTTCTTCTGTTTCTTCTTCTATTAAAGAATCTAATACATCAGAAGCTTCTTCTTTAGCTTCAGCAGTAACTTCTTCAGCTACTGTTTCTTTTTCTTCTTTAGCAGGCTCTTCTGTTTCTGCTGTTTCTACATTTAAATCAGTAGCTTTTTCTACCTCTTTTTCTGTAAATGACATATCTGCTTCCCTATTAGGTTTAGAAAATATGCTCTTTTTCTTTTCTGTTCCTTCTGATGGAACTGTTACTTCAGATGCTGTAGGTGCACCGTTAAAAATCTCATCAAGATTTACTTCAACATTTGCTTCTACTTTGCTATCCACAGTATTATTATTATCACTCATGTTATTGGTTTTTATAGTTAATCAATTATCTACATATATAATATACGCATATATTTTTAAATAAACTTAATAAATTTTATTGAACTTTTCTTTTTTGTGCAGTATATAGCTAACACTAGTTAGATGTATTACAATTAGCTAGTGGAGGTTTAGGTAAGGTCCAACTATTAGTACCACTAAACATGTTACTACACTGTCCATCTACTACTCCAGATAGGTCCCAGTTAGAACCATCAAAGTTCATTTGCCGTGCATCCCGAAATGCAAAACGTGCTGTCCTTACAGCACTTGTATTCCAAGATCCTAAGTTCATGTTAATCTTAGTAGATGAGTTAAATATACTACCCATATTAATTACATTAGATACATCCCATGCTCCACAACCAATATCACCATTATCAGTAGGTCCATCAGCATGAGTTAATGCCATAAAGTTTGCAAGACTTACAGATTCATTAGTATTAAAAGTCCAACCTTCTATCCATATATTTCTGGATGCAAATGATGGTGATAAACCACCACCTCCATTATGGAAACATCTATAAAAGTATCTACAACTATCCCAGTTAGCATCTTGTAATGGTTTAGATGATTTAGCAGCAGTTAACCCACATACATTACTATCTTTAAACATTTGCTCAGCTGTTTGTATATTACTAAGATCCCAATCACCAAGCTTTTGCTCACCTGGATAATCTCCTGACCATGCTTGTCTGTTAAATCTAAATGCAGCAAGCATACTTACACATTCTGATAAATCTGGTGTATCAGATGGGTTTCCAATACCTGGATCATTATTATCTGGATTACCATATGGATCAGGATTGCTACTACCAGTAGATCCTTGGAACATGTAATCCCAGAACTTCCATTTAGCAGGACCCCATCTTCTTATTCTAACAGCTGCATAAACTGCCTCAGTATCTGAAAACTTAAAGTGATTAAAACTAGTTCCAGGTATTGTATCATCATGTGCTACATATACTAAAATTTTTCCAGTTCCTGCTGGTACAAGGGATTTACTTAACTGTATTTTCCTATTCCCTGCAGGGTTATTTAATTTAAATTCTGCTATCTTTTGACCTGTAGATTCAACTTCAACTTTAATTTTTAATGCTTGAGGTCCATTACTCTTATCAACAGTAATTGCTTCATCAGGTGTTCCTGGCACATTTGCAATTATACTAAGTGCTTGGGTATTGCTATCAAAAGCACCATTTGTACCTAGTTCAACAAAATCCTCTGCTGTCTGAGAAGCAACTTGATCATATCTATATTCATAAGTAAATGCATCCCAAGCGGTTTCTCCTGTTGCAGTACTGGAATAAAAAGTATTTTCTTCTTGAGGTTGACCTTGATTGTTTGTTGCAAAAACTCTAAAGTAATATGTAGAAGTACTATCTAGCCCAGTAACAGTGTGTGTATTTGTAACTGGAAGTGTGCCTGGAAAGTTAGTACCAATAGGAGATACTTGAGCACCTGGAGTATCTAGTGTGACTTGAGGATCAGTTTTAGAATATACTATACCATAAGCATAAACAGGTTCATTCTTTCCTGAATCAACCAATTTAAATTCTAGCTCAGCTTCTGTAAGATTTGTGCTTAAAACTTTAAGGTTAGCAACAATAGGAAGATCACTTTCTCCTTGACCCCAAAATGCAAATGGTATTTTCATCTTAAATTATTTTAATGATTAACTGAAGCAGCCCCTAAATAACTAGGTGCTTGAGGACCTACACCAGAATCTCTAGCGTGACCAGTAATTGTAACAACATCATATTTTTGATCTGTTAAAGCCCAAACTGGATCAACACCGTTAGACCATTTAACATTTATCCAAGTCATAGCTAAGTTGTTATTAAGTGGTCCGTATTTTAAAACAAGTTGTTTAGTACCAACAAATGTTTCATCTTGAGCTGGTAATAAAGTTATTTCAAGAGGAGTTGGACCACCTGGAGGACCACCCATCCCTATTATTGCAGTCATATCTAATACAAAATAGTCAGATTCGCTTAAATCAATTGATAATGCAGGATTAACCATGTTCCCAACATATTTATCAATTAGCTTCTCTTCTGGAGCAGGAGAAAGGTCAGATGCTTTTATTAATCTTACATCTCTTTCAGATGGTGCACCTACGCTTCTACTTTTAATTTCTGCTACAGCCAGATAATCATTATCTTTTAACTGCTTACTAGTAATTATTTTCTTTCTTGTAAATAGTCCTAGTATATCTTGTAATATAGTATTCATTTTAAACTTCTTTTAATTATAATTTACTTATTTTTTTTGTCTTTTGCAATTTTATTTCCACCCTTTACATCATACTTGTTCTTATTCTCTCTTGCTATTTCTAAATTTTTATTAGCTATATCTCTCTGAGTAGCAAGTTTTTCACGCTCTATATCCATTTTTTGAGTTTGCATTGCATTCTTAGTTGCTGCTTCTTGTCTCTTAAAGTTCATAGTTTCTCTATACTCAGCCCTTTTTCTAATATCTTGCATTTGATCTTGGAAATCTGATTGCATATTTTGATTTATATCTTGCATAGATCCATAACCAGCAGCTCTTATTTCTGCAACCATTACATCTTTCTGTCTTTCTTTTTCATTTTCTTGCTGCTCAAACTGTAATTTCATTTGCTCTTCTTGCTGCTTAGCTTGAATCTGTTCTTGCTGCATTTGTTGTTGCTGTTGCATTTCTTGCTGTCTTTGCATAGATTGTTTAGTTTCTGCATCTTTAAGTATGTCAGATACTTCAGCAATGCTATCAGCTTTTATAATATTACCTAGATCATAAATAGTTGCACCAGAAGTATTATTAGTCATTGCTAATTGTTTTAACTGTTCTAGTGTTTGTCTATGATTTGTTTTAGTTGTACAGAAAATATTAAAGTCTCTCATTAGTAAATCTGTTCCATTTATTGTAAAGTTTACTTTTTCTGCTTCTGATGAGATATATGATAGTCTTACACTTGGATTTGTACTATAGTAAAACTGAGCCAAGTCTGTTCTCATTTGATGTACTCTTGGCATTAGGTTATCTGAATGCTGAGTAAAATAAGTTTCTGTCTGTGCATATGATTGGTTAAGAGCTTGAACAACACCTGTTGCAGTTTCTTGACCAATAGGAGCACCTAAACGCTGAGGATTAATTCCAATAGAATCAAAACATTGTTGTTTAAAATAGTTGGCTAATTGAATCCTAGACATTAATCTACCAGTCTGCTCCATGTTTAGAGTCTGATAATGATTAAAGTTTGTAGCATTCTCAGTATTAGTTATAGATGTATCCAGAGGAAGCATGCTAAAATCTTTCATTGCTGTCCATGCTTTAGCATAGTTTGATTTACCCCAATCTTCTCCCATAGAGTGACGTGGTAGTGCATTCTGGTCAAACATAATCACAGTACCTAATTCATCTACTAAGATATCTGCTATTTGATTATTAACCATATTATACCCTACCTGATAAGCTTTCATAAGATCAACCAATGATGTTGACCTTGTATTTCTATCAGAAAATACTCTACCTTCTACAGGCAACTTACAACCGTACAAGGTTTCATTGCCTTTAAATTGGAATGGAAGTCTTCCAGGTTTTGTTCTATCTATACCTAAATATATTGGATTTATATTATCTGCTGACATATTAGATCTCCACATTGCTGGTAAGTTTGGTCCAATCTTTACACCACCCCATACTTCATTAATCCAAAACCAATCTAAATGTTCACCTTGAAGTAAGTTTTCTTTATTTTTATTTTTAAATATGGATGTATCATATAATGGTTTTACTGTAACCTTAAATGTTTCATCTACTATTTCCTGTGTTATTTCACCATCAGCTTCAATCTTGGTAAGGTGACCAACTTTTCTTTGAGTTTTCCAGTATGATGTTGTTACTCTCATCAATTCACCTTCACCCCATGCGGTAACATCCTCCCCTTCATTTAGTATTGAACTAATAACATCTCCACCTCTTGCGGGATCATTTGACCAATTACTTGCATATTGTCTATATGCTAAACCTGGCATATTAGTATTCCACTTATGAGATCTTGAAGGATCATAGTATGATCCATCATTTTGATATCCATTAACTTGATACATAGCTGATCTTGCAGGATAAATCTTTTGTAAAGATTCTAATTGTTCTTTTGTCATAAGATAACCATATCTATCTATGACATCTGCAACTGTCATTAAATCAATCTTACCAACAAAATTAGAGTCAGATATATATCTTGTATCAGGAGATTTTTGATAAAATGTTAATACAGGATTCCACAGCTCAACATCATAATCATCTTCTAACATGCGGAAATGCCAAAACTCTCTATCAGTAATAAGCATATCTCTAAATGCTCTTTCTTCTAGTTCTTGCATTTTGAATCTTTCCTCATCAACATTAGTTTGATGTGATGCCCATTCTTCTATTAAACTTCTATAATCTTTAGAAAAGAAATCTTCTATTTCTGGTAATGATTTTATATTCTCAGGAGACATTTGTGCTTTTGCTTCTTCAGAGCTTGGATCCATGCCCATCTCTAGCATCTTAGCAATTAACTTTGCTTCTGCATCTGCAAGAAGATTCTCTTCTACCTGCATTCTTTTAGCTTCAAGCAACTCATTATATGATAAATCATCTACAGCTCTAAATTGAACTTTTGAATATCTCTTTGAAAACTCACCGGATAATACATTTATGACATTGGGAATAATAGGATAAAACTTGAGTTCTAAAGCAGAGTTATCTTCTTTAGTTAGTACATCCATTAAATCTTTGTACTCATTGTCTTCTTCAACAATGTAGTCAGTCTTATCAATAATCCCTTTTGCTAATTTATAATTTTTAAGTAACCTTCTTGCGTTTAATCTTAAGAACTCCAAACCTTGTAACTCAAGCCAGTCCATATTCCAAGCTCTCCAATCATCATCTTTCTTTTTAGCAGGTAGAAATTGTATTGGTTGTGTAAGGCTAGATGAGGTAGGATAACCTTCTCCCTTTGCTCCACCTTTCAATTGCATTGCGTTTAGTACTCTCATATTTATATGCTTATAGTGTATTTGATTGGCTTATTATAATCTTTAGTGTATATATAAATATAACTAATATTATCTGTAGATGTTGAATAATATATCATTATCTAAAGTTTTTAAAACCTGATCTTCTCCTTTTATTACTTGTTTTACCTGCCTTACGTCCTATGTTACTAAATGGACTATACTTTAATTTAAACAAATTTTGTGAATTATCCAAGGGTTTTACGGTATCAGATTCACGCCTTCTGCTATATCCTCTATTAGATTGTTGTACTTTAGCAAATGCAATTAATGCACAAAAAGAAACCATTCTATCTACGTTTAAACCAGGATAGTATGCAAGCATTTCTTTTATCAGCATAGGATCAGGTATTCTTTCTACACCAAATGTTTGCTTTGTAACGGTTCCATTTTGATCAGTCTCTTCATCTGTTACCTCTCTTAAAAATTCTAACCCGTATGATATTAAATGGTTTTTAAATAATGTTCCTGTATTCTTCCAACCATACTCTTGATATACAGTTCTATTTGATCCTAAATCTTTTAAAAACAAAATTTGTTGTTTTGGAACTAAATACTTTTGCTTTCTTCTTGAGATCATATGCTGTATAAATAATGAAATATTATTTTCAACAACAGTCCATGCATTATACCATTCAATAATTTTTTCTAACTGTTCATGTGTCTTGTTAATATCATCATATCTACCACACCATGACGCAACAATCTTATCTCTTTCTATAAATGTCTCAAGTCCACTTGATGTTTCTCTTGTTACCTCAACTGGATTTTTATAAACAAATATACTACATAATGAATCTGATGTTGTTGTTTTACCTTCTGATACAGGGTCAATAGATGCATAGTAAGTACCAAACTCAGGATTCTTAGTTGGTTTCTCCCATACAACTAAAACACCAGTTTTGTCTGTTTGCTTTTTATTTACAGGAAATTGTGATATAGGAAGCTTCCTGGATTTCTTAGCTATTATACCGCTCTCATCTCTTTCTAATTCTATAAAATCATATGAGTATTCTTTTTCTTCTATTCTCTTAAGTTGTTTAGATAACAACCCTTGTGGAAAAATTGATTCTTTTCTATAAGCAAACCCTTCAGCTATATTAGTTGGTTTCTGTGATATACGTAATTGATACTGTTCTGGATTTAATTCATCTTTCCAACGCTCTCTTTCAGTGAATATGGCTTCTAATGCTTCTTCTATTTTAGAATTACCATACTCATCAATGTGTGGAGGCATAGACCATTGCTCAGGAATAAATAATCCTGACAAACCTATCGTGCCATCTTTATCTAAAAGGTTACTTTCAACAGCATAGATATCATTTATTGTAGGATTAAGTATCATTTCTTTTAGTGGATTACATTGATCAAGATCACCCACAGATCCAGCTGCTATAAACACACCAGTAGTCAACATTCCAGATGTCATTGCTGGTCTTAAATATTCATATGTATCCATCATCTTAGGTGCAATACCTGCCTCCTCATGAAAGAAATATGTTGTAGGTCCACCAACACCAGTGGTAGCATTCTTCTCAAAAGATGCTCCTTGTATTTTAGATTTTAATCCTCTCTTTGTTTTTCTATTACCAACTTTAACTTCTATCTGTTGTTGCCA